CAATCTTTAGTGCAAAATTGTTGTATCCTGTAAACAATGCTCCGCTCGCATTATAATATGACAATATACCATCCTCAAGATAATTTTTGAATGCAGCTGTTGCAACACTTACAACTTCAACTTTCAATGGACTACCAATCAATCCAGAGAATTTCACATCTAGGGGATCAAAAGTTACATTGACTTGTATAACATTATCATTAACCCCAAGTACTCTTGCAACAATTGAATTTTCTGGGAATATGGCGTCATATATTCTTACCAGACTTCCTTCCCTAACGAAAGAACTAATTTGTTCTGTGGTATCACCATATAATCTGTTCTCAGCCAATCCAGCAGCAAAGTTTGTATTCAGTAATGTTCCGCTTGTTGTGTTATCTTGCAGTGATAGTGGAAATGTTGCTAATGAATACTCAAGCTCAACCAAATCAGTCTCGTTATCAACCGAACTTATTAAATCAGCTGGCGATGTTTTAAGCAATCTTGTCCAGGACGTGTTTTCAAAAGTATTGGAGTCTTCGGCATTATAAAATTTAACAAAGACCTCAATATCTGTTCCAGTAGGTCTATACGCTGTTAAGTATACTTTAATGTCTTCGGATATTTGATTGTTTGCAAGATTGATCTTTTTGGTTATAATTTTTGATGCTGCTTGACCATTTGATTTATCTTCCCCTGCAAGCGTTCCATTCAAGTAAACAGATGTTGTGTGAAATATAAGATCTTCTTCATCTATTAATGGACTCACAAATTCATTATCTGACGATAAAGCAATATCAAAATTCATTGACTTACCATTTGTAAATGATGCAGTATTGCTTGTTACCTCTATTGATCTTGAGTAACAATATGCTTTGAACTGTCTAAACGTATTTTGATCAAACATTTTAACAGTTGTTGGAGTTGATATGGTTACTTGTGATGAGTTAGCCAATTTGACTGATACGTTTGAACTTGTACTTGTAGGTGTCAGTATCTTGAACTCAGGTGTGAAATAATTGACTGGGAAGTCTGAAAGACTTAGAACCTTTGCATATGCCCCTGTCGTTTCTCCAACAATTGTATCAAATGTTGCATTGGCTAGAAAGTTATGAGTAGTATTTGCTGTCGATCCTGTTAATATACAAAAACTTTTCATGTAGTTGAAGTCATATACTGTAGCCACCGGTGCAACAAGATAGTTACTAGTTGCATTGGTTATTGCAGGTGGTGTGGATAGAGTCATCACGGTATTATTTGTAATAGCTGTAATTCTTCTTATACTATTTGTATTTCCAGAATTAAATACTATTGAATCCCCAACAGTGAACGTATTTGTAAACTGGGTGTTAGTTCCGGTCACTCTTGTTGATGTTGATGTTATACTAACAGTCTGGGCTGATACATACCCTGTATTTCCAAACACCGCTTCCCCACCATAAAATACACCATCCGAACTTGATTTGTCGATTACCACAAATTCCAAGTTTCTATTCACAGCATTATATGTTCTTTCTTGACTTACATCAAACTTTTGACCCTTTAGAACAAATTTCAAATCCGTATCTACCAATGGAGTAGGAACCGTTCCATTTGTTATTAAAAAGAACTGGCCGTCTAAAGCCCCTTTTGTTATTGTAGGGTTCTGTATACCATTATATGTTTCACCAGCTTTGTTACGCCAGAGTGAGTATTGTGAGTCGTTCCCATCACATCGTATAACGATCGCATATGACTTATTGGTTTCGATTGGTACCGGACATGGAAACTCAAATGTTGTTGCGGTCATCCCATTTGTGGATGTTAGAACATTGTTATAGCCAACACGTGCGCGTCCATATTTGACGTAAGATGTCAGATCTGGAGTTGGGACCCCATTCACAACTGTTGTTTCACACAAATAAACAACAACGCCTGGATCAGGAAGTAATATCCCACTGGCTGTCAATAACCCTGCACGTGTTGGTTTATTTCTAAAAAATAATTGCACACTGTTTACAAATGCATAACTAGCACCCTTGACAGCTTCGCCATCAATATAAAAGGTTTGTGCAAAATCTGCTGATATACTCATTTATCTCGCCCTATTGGTAGTACTTGTTTGTGGAATTTCATTAATAATAATATCATGTACAGCATCTAGTGTAGGAGCATATGATCTTTGAACATATGTTTCAGCATAACATCGAGCTATATCTTTATAGTTAGCTGGAAGTTCGGCACTATCAATACTGGCCTTATCTACAACAACCAGTAAAACATTACCTGTGTTTTTTGCCAAAAATTCGTTATACTTAGCCTCTGGTACGTTATTAAGCTGAGTAAAATCTTCTTGATAATAAAAAACAAAAGACGCACTACCATTAGCATTTGTACTAAATGTTTGTCCTGGTCTATCTAGTAACTGAATAACTGACGTATTAGCCTTTTTCATGTCAACATATAGGTTAAGATGGGTATTAATATTCAACCCATATAATTCAATGGATATAGACTGATTGCCAACAGCTTCAAGTTTACGTACAATCTTTGTCGATGTTTGGTTTACTATTCGTGATGGATCAAGTATATTTGTTATTGACATTATTAATATCCTATTTTTACGTCAGGTGTTGTTACAAAGTTTGCAGGAACAACTGTGTTTGATTGTGCTACGATTGCTGTACCATTTCTTACTGTGAGATGAAATACATCTCCAGGTTGTACTCCAAATATTTCACTTTGTATTGTTGTAGTAAATACTCCTGCTGTAGTAGTAGTGTTCGAATTATATGATCTTGGAGCTGAGGTGAATGAATTAGCTGTTATTGTAGCTTTTTGGGATGCAGCACTATCAATCTTCTTTGTTCCCCTGAACACATCTACTGTATATGTAAGTACTGTTTTGTTTGGGACATTTACAGTATTTATATCTACGGTATAAAGTCTAGTTGTTACAACTTTAGGAACAATACCAAGTATTGTTCCTGTGCCTACCCCCTGCGTACTAGTTTCCTGTGATAATGAAATTCGTCCAGCATATGTTGGCATAGTTATAGCTGAAGGAGAAATCATCATTTCAGCCACTGCCGTATTAGGCGTCAATGCACCTGGTACCGCTGATCCAATATTTACAACAATATTTTTTGCTGATGATAGACTTGAATTGACGGTAAATGTTTGACTCGATCCAGTACCATCTGAAGCTGTTGTATTACCGGTTACAGTAAATGTATCAATAACACCAGTTAAACTAGCACCATTCAAATCATCGCTTGTTACACCAGTAATATTGTAGTTGAATTGAGCTCCACTAAATGATTTATATGTATTAATAGTTATTGCAAAAGTGTTACCTGCACCCACGAACGTTGGTACATCAACTTTCCATGTTCCAAGACTTGCGTTTTGTGCAAAAATTACACGTTTTGAATCAGTCCATCTTTGACCAGATGCTAGTGCATAACCTGCAGGAAGCATTATACGCATTCTATAGTTTTCTAAATTGTTGTAGTTGTCTCCAACAAATACAATTGTTTTTGTAGCTACTCCACCTGTAAACGTCAGTGTACCTTCCCTATCAGCATTGGAAACGTTCTTAGCATCCCCCATATTACTTCCTGTCTTACCAATCCCAGTCGACTGAACTTCAGCAGATGGAGTGTATCCAGTAGATGTACCTGCCACAGCATCTTTACCATTCAACATAACATAATTAGCCGTTCCGGTGTATCCCGGTATCAATATTGTAAACGTCACAGTTCGCTGATCAGCAGCTAGTTTCAAGTTGATTAACGTCTTATCCATTTCGATAGTTGGATCTGGTGCTGCTGATGGATTAATTGTTACTGTTCTGCTTCTGTTGAACCCATCACCAACTGCAAAGGTAAACTGTTCTGCTGCAAAATCATCAACATTCTTAGCTAATGTTACTGAGACATTAGCGACAGCCAATGTCGTATTCCCTACAAGTGAAACTCTTCCGCTTCTTGGAGTAGTAAAATCAGATGCTGTAATATTAGTACCACTAATATCGTATTGATATGATGCGTTACCAATTCCAGTTGTTTGAAGTGTAAATATTACAGTATTGCCTTCATCTACAAAATCTCGATCAGAGCTAAGTGAGAAGGAATTAACAATTGTGTTACCAGTTATAACTACGGCACGTGACAGCGTTCTCGTGTTTGATGCATCTCTAACCGTTAACAACATTGTTTCGTTGTTTTCTGGTGACCCATCATTATTAGCCGTAACAACCAAATTGGCGCTGTTAGACACGATAGTTAGGTTTCCTGTCAATGGTGTTGGATCAATATCTCCTGATGAAATCCCAGTAATAGTGTATGAGAATACATTACCATTCCATCCATTTGCTTCAAGTGTGAACTTAACTGATTGTCCCTCAGCAATTGAGTCAGTATTAGCAGTTAATAATAATTTTGTTGGCGTTTGATCGATGATAGCAACAGACTGTGTTAAGTTAGCTACATCTTGAGATGTTAAATCAACTTCAAATCTCATTGTTGGACTACCAGCCGTAACCATCGTACTATTTGTTGTGACGACAAGGTTGGCTGAATTATTGGCATATGTTAACGTTCCACGTAACGGTACATCAATGTCCCCGGATGAGTTTACACCAGTAATAACATATGGGAACGTAGTGTTTGCAACATTTGACAATGATGAAAGAGTAAACCTAACAGACTGACCTTCATTAATAATATTTGTGTTTGCCACAAGACTGAAGATTGGTTTTGGTAAATCAGTCACGAATATTGTTTTAGTGAGATTCAATGGGTGATGGACTGTAAGACTTAACGTTTCAACCCCATTGGATCCCTCTGAAACGAAATCAACATTTGGTGTTACACTCAATGTAGCAAAACCAGTACTGTTAATTGTCAGATTACCTGTTAATGGCACATTCAAATCACTCGCTGTTATACCAACCCCGCTCAATGTATATGGTATAACTACGCCGGTATTCACATTATCTGTATCAAGTGTGAATAAGGCAGTTTGACCTTCAAGCACATTTTCTGTATTACATGTCAGAACCCCTCTCGGATTCAATCCATCATCCAGAATACGTAAGGAAATTGAGTTTACTCCCCCAACATTAACAGAGAATGATAGTGTTTCTGTACCTTCTGGCGAAGCATCTGAATTAGCTGCAATTGATAGTGTTGCCACAGTTCTTTCTGTATTACCGATAAGCGTCATCGTTCCAGTACTTGAAACGTTTATGTCACCAGATGATATACCAGTGATAGTATATCCTACTACGGTACCATTTGCAACATTAATTGCTTGCAAAGTGATGTTGGCTGACTGTCCTTCTACAATTTCAATTTTGTCTGATGAGAGAACATACGCTGGGGATGTGTTTGTTAGAATATTAGCCCATACGTCGCTATTAGCTGATGTTGCATAATCATACGTATCAGTTATCTTCAATTCGCCCTTGAACGTTACCTTAAAGGATGATGGTCGAGTAATCATTTCACCAATAAACTTAACATCTCCACCAACACCACTAATTGCTGATGTGAATCTACCTTGATTGACAAGATCATATGTTCCATTTGTTGGCAATGTCAATACAGCCTCACCCCACTTACCAAACCCTGGTTCTATAAAGTCTTCCTCAGAATGTAGACTGCTCAATGTAGCTGCATTTGCGTAGTTGAAGCGGGATTGAAGATTCAACGATCTTGATAAAGGTTGCAAGAATGAACGAGACTGATCTATCACCGCTGTTGAGTCAGGTGCTGATATCTCAATCTGTAAATAATCTTCAAATTTTTCTACAAAGAATCCATGCTTGAATCTATTCAATAAAGGGTTCAACGAACTTGGAATCACGAGCTCTGAGGTTTGTTTTTCTAATAAGTTTAACGACGTATAGTACTCAAGATTGTTGATTCGACGTTCTAATCTACCAATATCTGCCATAGTGTATCGTCTTGGTAATTCACGGTATTGTGTAGATGTAATAGTATCTGTGACTTGGTAGTCCAACTGCTTGCTTGGGGCATTGGTTCCAGTTGCTAGTCTCGTTGTTAAGAAATCGATTTGATTCTTATCCATCACTTGTGGTAATGATGGATACATCGGAACATTAATGATACCAAGTGTTATTTGATCCACAGTCTCTGGAGGTGGGACTGGTTGTGCTGCAGGTGTACCTCGGATAACTGATATGTTACCCTCCATATCTAAAACAACTCTATCTTTTCTAGGCAGGTAGTATGTGTAGTCATATTCAAATGCATAATCTGGATATGGGAAATTTTTGGAGTGTGATCCAAACGTCAATGTACTAGAAGGATTGACAGTTGCGCCAGCCAATGTTGATGTGATATTAGCAGTTGCTACAGCTCTTGGTCTAAAGTCAATTGAGTTCTCTAATGATAAAACATTCCCATTTGCAGACTTGAATACTGGAATCTCAAGAATATTAATGAAGTTATTAGATAAAGAGGTTCTTGGGGTATTGTTTTGTGTTAACTTATATGAGTTAACTGTAAAATACCCTGTTGCTGTTGGGGATGCCAGAGTAAAACAATCAACATCCACTAGTAGATACTCATCAGGTCCCAACGGTCTACCTGTCTGATGTCTATACAATTGTGCAAGACCATAATAGTCGTCAGTCTGACCACTATCCACATAGAATGAAGACGTTGCGACAAGGCTTGATGTATTAACGCTTGAATTACCAATATACACCTTATTGAGTCTGAACACATCTGGTATACCAAGAGACCATGGACCTCTTATACCTCCTGGATTATCAGCTATACTAATTTTAACAAGTGCATTTCGTTGAACTGTTTTTTCAATTGCTGTATCGCTCTTCTTTGCATCATATATTATTGTTACTGGTACTAAACTTGATAATGTAACTGTATTTGACGCATTCCCAAAATCAATTGTTAGTGTCTGGCCAAGCGAATCAGTATTTGCTCTAACACGATCATCATCCAATGGAATAGGATAGAATGCGCGCAGATGTCTTGCAATTGTTGTATTGCTTGTTGTTGTAAATGGCCATGGCTTATCAAGAGTCATGTAAGTTGAGTTTGCAACAGATTGTACCTTTGCAAACGTATTTGATGATGCACTTGATCCATCCTGTAAATATACAAAATCACCAGCTCTAAAATATGTACTTAAACCTGTACCAGTAATATATGACTGATTGCGTGTTGCTACTGCAGCTGTTACGGTATTTGTTGATGTTGCGTTAGCTAATGGCGTAACAATCAAGGTACTCTTTTGTGGTGTAGATAAAACAACGCTGTTGCCAAATGGTAAAGTGTCACTTATCGTTAACGTTAATATACCTAATGTGGAAATGTTAGCTGTTGAATTAGATGTTCTATAAACATATGATCCACCTGCTACGTTACTTACTCCCTTGACTCCAATATCGTATACAAGTGTACTTTGACTTGTATCTTTTAAGATAGCAATTTCTTTATCTGTTGTTGGATCAAGTTCTAATATTACATCCGCAATACCATTGTCTGATGAGGATGGTCCATCGTAGTATAGTGTTCTCACATCACTAAATGAGGATCCAGCATTCATGTTAATATCAAACAAATATACTCTATATGATGCTGTTGGAGTCCCTGGTGTGCCTGATTCATGTATAACAGATCTTATTCTTGCTGTACCAATCTTTCTACCAGTTGTCGTGATAGATGTTTGATTTGATGTATAGAATTTTCTTGCAGTGTTATACAAATCAATGGTATCTGCTGTTTGCGTATTGAAGAATCCAGCATATTCTTGCACTTCTACATATGACCCATAGGACAGTGTTTTAAATTGCCCTAAATTTGCTTTTGTAGTTCTTGCTCTAGCAATTGGTACAAACGTGTTTTTTTCTGTCTGAAGGCGTTTACCTTTAATATATGCAATACCAGGATCTACCACAACATTGAAGTTTGTATTGCTCCATGTGGTTTGATCTTTTGTTGCAATATCAAATGGATCTACAACAAAGCTACCATTCGTATCATCTGTACGACGCTCAAATTCTTTTAATAGAACATTATATGATGTATTTCTATTTTGTTTATATGGTTGACCATCTCTAAAGTCAACTAACGTGAAGAATGAGTTATTGGAAACTACGTTAGATTGACTGATTACAGCAAGTGTTGGTGTTAGTTTTAATCTATGAGCACCAGGAGCTGCAAAGTTATAAGACCCAGTTGCATTATCAAGCAATGTAGAATCTACATTGGTATTAACAATAGTTTCTGTGGTTGTAAATCCAACAGACACACTGTCAACGTTACTAGAGTATGCATTTACAATTATCGTTTGTGGGTCTACCTTTAAGAAATAACCTTTTTGATAGATTGTACCTTCTGTTACACCAAACGCATATGCATTACCAACAGGATTCGCTCCACCACCTGTATAAGAACTATCTGCAACAGTAACCTGTGCCTTGAATGTTTGTGGTGTTATATCTAGATTTGTTAGTGCTCCACTAGATGTTCTAACTGTTACATAAGGAGCAAAATGATATCCAAATCCCCCAGTCACCAATGAAACATCAGCAACAACCCCTGACGAGTCCGTAGTTAATACAGCGGTTGCACCAGCACCAATAACGGCTGTAACGTAAGCATTATTGGCACCTTGTGTTACAAATGCCCCAGGTTGTATTGACCATCTGCTTGATGTCAGTGTAGTGTTGGCTAGATCAGCGTTGTGTGGTTTAATTTTTAATAACGTGTATCCATCAGATCCTGAGTAATCTACACCATCAATAGTTACACTGAATGTAGTATTTGCTTCAATAACCTCAACGTTTGCCGTATTGGCACCATTAACTTGTACAATATTACCTGTAGATATTACTTGGTTATTAACAAGTAGAGTACTTACAATTTCTACACTGTCACTATTTGAGAAACCAGTACCACCATTAACAACAACAAAATCAAACAGCTCAAACGTTTTATTGTATATCGTTAACACATCTGCGTTTGAAAAAGCTTTGTCAGTACCTGACGTACCTGCATTAATGTATTTCAGGTACAAATAATTCATGTTTGGGTCCGTTGCTTGGAACCCTGTTTTATAATTGACAATCTTTGCTTCTAAATTGTTTGAGTTTTTTGCATACAGGTTTTGATATGCTGCTGGAACAACAGGCTGACCATCAACTTGAGTATCAATGATTTTAACATAGTTATATGCTGGGTAAAACTGAAAATTAACCCCGCTTACAATTGTTCCACTTTTGAATACGTGATCGCCAAAGCTCTCTACTTGATTTTGCAGAATATCCTGGATCTGTGTAAGTTCGCGAGCTTGGACGGAGACACCAGGTCTAAATAAAATCTTGTAGTATTGTTTGTCTTTATCGTAGTCGTTGAAAAACGGCGTCACGTTTAAATTAGTCTCTATCGACATGGTGTCCTCTTAAAAACTCAAAATATGTCTTATTGTTTCGGATTGGCTATTACTTCTTGAGATTGGATCTAAGTGTTCTATATACATTACATCACCAGATCCTTTGACTAAATCTGGGGTATATTTTACTGAACCAAGATCAACTGTATCTCCAGTATTTAGTACGACTAATGGATCGGTTGGATCAGCATTTATTATACCTTTAACACCGGTTAAGAAAAGATATGTGGCGTTGGATGAATGATAGTAGGCGTTCGACAATGACATACTTCCTTGATATACAACTGTATCTTCTGTCATAGTGTGGGCAGCACTATATGCAATACGCAATCTATTATCAAATGTTGTCCAATTATTGTAAGATTTTTCATTTACGGCTACGTTAGCAATTTTACCCCAAGCTCCTGTTGTTGCTCCTATCACATACTTACCAACTTCAAACTTTGGCTCTGTATTTGACATTGTTATATATGGAAGGGTATTACCTTTTCTGATACCTGTTGCACTGATACTTGCTTTTTGAACCTTACCTATTGTACTTGTAAATGACGGTACACTATTTACTACAAATGCTGTTGAGTTTGTTACTGCTGTTACTCTTCTTAATGCACGTTGATTATTAACACTGTCAAACAATACAATAATATCATTTGCAGCCAGGGAATTGTTGAATTCTGTTGACGTGCCCGTAACTGTTGTACACGAAGAAGATATACTTGCGTTCCCTGTTAATGTTACGAAGTACTGTAATTGGTGAATTTTTTCAGTTCCAATGAATGTCCCACTTACCTCATTCACCCCAAGTGTTACGTTGTCTAATAATGGATCCTTAATAACACTTATTGTTCTATAATCGTTTTCAGTAGTAACAAAACCGCCCTCACTTGTATTATACGTTACACTGATTCCATAATTGATTGCACCAAGCTCTTGCTCACTATCTGAACCATGTCCTCCAATTGGTGGAATGATTGGATTCAATACAGCTGCATTTGCAACACCACCAGTGTTACCAGATATAGTTGCCGTTGCATATGTAAAATTTTCACCACGGGTAATTACATTTACTTTGCTTATGAAGTTGTTAACAGTAGCGTTTGATGAAACTGTTGCATATCCTCTTGCATTAGTTGTTCCATCTCCACTTACTTCAATGTATGGTGCGATCAAGTATTCTGATCCTGACTCCGGTGGTGACGCAAATGCTGTATCCACTTCGATAATTTTGTTACCGCTCGATATATAATAGTTTGTAATTTTCTTGAGTTCCCCACTTCCGGCGCCGCTTGTTATATACAACGCACTTCCTACGTAGAACCCAGTGTTTGATGATGCACTATTTGATAATCTATATGTCAAACTATTTCCAACGATTCCAGGAATATTTTGACGTAAATCGTCTGGAATAAACTCCCCAGTAATATTTGCAACATAATTTGAACCGCGTGTAACTATATCCACAACATCTATTGCCCCAGCGACAGTATTGCCTGCGACATTAGCACTTGTTACAACCGGCATAAAATCAGTAGTAGCAAACTTCTCAAAGTCTGTATCTGACATCTTATACATCAACTTCCAAATATAACCATCCGCCGTAACAAAGTTACATGCACTTTCAACCGTATCAGATGGTTCAACTGTTGAACGAGCACCGCCGGCATTGGATAAGCATTTGTATACAAAGTAATTGGACGCATCGCTAGTAACCACATAATATTGTTTACCAGTCAAATCAACGCCATCATCATACATTGTGTACGCTGTATTTGTTGTCCAATCGTATCTGGGTGCCATTGGCATGATGTCGTTAGATGTAATTTTCTTGGCAAAAATTCCTTTTTCATATGGATCTACATCAACACTATTTGTCGTATCGATAGGAGCTGGAACAGCATCATCTCCTTCATCATACTCCATTGATCTACCGGCCATCACGTAATAGGTATGGTCACCACTTACCACATCATTTTTCAGTGTGGTTACAACGCTATGTTTGAATTTTTTTGTTGATATGCTTGACATATTTTATTCTACTAAGAAATTTCAACATCGGAGCTTACTACTGCGATGCTATTATTAACGGCAGTTGATGTCACAACTTTACCAAAGAACACGGTTCCTGCAACATGCAACACTTCTTTAAGCATTACATTGTATTTATCGAGTGGAATAGGGCTGTCTACCTGATATGAATACTCTTGGTAGTAATATCCATCTTGAATTTTTTTAGCATCACTCAAGAATCCATCACGTGTAGCATAGTATCCTGTACCGGTACCATTGGTATCAATGTTTGCTTTTGCGGTTGCTGATTTGGCAAAGTCTTCTGAATAAATTGTAATTGTTTCATCATTTTCATACCCAAACCCTGAATCAAGAATTTGTACTTGAGATATCGCACCTTCGTTGAAGGACACATTGGCATCGATAATAGCATTGATGCCAGAAGCATTGGATGATGCATCCTCCGTTACAGATACTATAGATGCATTTGACCCGGAGAATGCTCCAATCAAATTATTAGCAACTGTTGGTGTAAATTCAGCAAAAAGAGATGTTCTCTTCACCTTTACTTGAGTAGTGTTTGCTGTTCTTACATATCCCTTAGCAACTGCGGATGATGTATCTGCTGCCGTATTAGCAACTATAAATCTTGTGTTACTGAAATCCCCAACCACAAAATATGATTTAAAGTTATTGTTTGCTGATGTGATGGATGTCGTTCCGCCACCATTACTTGAGGCATTTGTTGAATTGGCAGCAAATGTTCCATTAACACTCTTCAATACCATATGAGTTGTATTTGTATTGAGTACTATACCATTAGCAGTGCCTTGTGTAACAGCATCGCCGATATTGAAATCATTGGTATTATTAACAACTAATATGGATGTGTTGATAGTGTTGCTGAATGTGCCAGACTGATTCTTAATCACTATCTGGTAATTGTTGCTCGCAATAAGATTATACGAGTAAACTTCCCCAAAGGCAACAGTTTCAATACCATCAGTACTAAAAACAAATTCATCCACCTTCAAAGCTGTGTTACCTGAATATAAATTGGCAAACAGTTTCACGGCAACTGAGTTTGTAGTCTGTGTAACAGTCTCACCAATAGTAAACGTTGGGCCATTCATGTTTGTTATATCAAGAATGATATCACGTCTATCCAATTCAGCCACAGCTGGCTCGTAGGCAGTGATAAATGGTTTCACATTATAGTTTTCACCCGGATTAATTTTCCACAAGGAGCTGATTGTTCCTATTGTTTTGGTACTAAACCTTAATAAATCTAATATTGGTGTTAATATAGTACCACCAGCTAGTTTAGGGAAGCCTAGAGAAAATACTGGCACAACACTACCACCCGTGCCAATCCCTGATGAGCCACCTGTTGAGTTTGCTATCGTTGTTGTGGGATTAGTTGAATACCCGTTTCCAGTATTTGCTGTTAAAATAATGTTCGTTATCGTACCAGACGCGTTAGTTATGATTGAAGCATTTGCTGATCCAAAGGAGCCTGCTCCTGTATTACCACCAGAAAAGGTAACAATATTAGTGTTGTCATATCCAGTTCCTCCACTGATAATTGCTACATCAGCAATTTTTCCATATGATGAATTAGCACCTGTGAGTAACATGTTGAGGAATGGAACGTTATTACTATTATTATCTTTTAAGAAGTCAAGTGTTAATCTAACTGTCTCTGTATCTGTCAGCTGACTAATTTCTGCATTTGCACCCTGTCCTAAGGAAGTTGTCAGTACTGTTGCTGTGGTGTTGGACACTCGTCCAACAATACGACTTCCAGGTACTCCATAGAACACATTTGTTATGTCAATGACCCCAACACTATTTGTGTTTGATCCGCAAACATTACCAATAGCAGTAACATTGCTCGAGGATTGGATTACGCCCCCAATATCTGCGACCACGATTGGGGAGTTGATTTCACCACTTATAGAACCATATATTGTGTTACCTTCATACCACCTATCTCCAGAAACATTTGATAGTTTTAGTAGCTCCCCATTTGCTGCATTTAGTGGTGTAGCGCTAGTTATTACTGTAGCATTTGATGATGACAAACGGAATTGAATTGTGTGAGTATTGCTAAATGTTCCGTCAACGTTACCAAGAACAACAAAAGGAACAGATGAGTAATTTGTATAAGATGTCCATGGTAATGCAAGAACTGTTGCAGATGCTGCTGTGTGCGGTTGATATGCATACATTCCAACGTGAATACCATTTGCAGATATTGATGTTGAGTTAATAGTAGCTATGGTGATATTTGCTATACTATCAACTGTTCCAACTGTAACATTGCTAGATCCATTTGACTGATAAACAAGCTCACCGACAACAAAAGTATTTGATGAGGTGTTATTTGATTGCACACCAAGCCATTGCTGGTTACTAATTCTGTAAACTAAGTTTGATGTTAAATTACCTGATAATCCATTGACCTTGATAGTGGCTACATTGGAACCAGCCGTTTGCGTCACGGTAACAATTACACCAGATGCCCCATCAGGATTTGTAACATAATTGCCAACTTGTAGCGCACCTGTTACGTTATTTGAAACTAATTGAGTTATTGGTTGCTCAACTATCTCAAAAAGGTTAAATTGAGTTATTAATGTGTTAGAATTTGTGACATTACTTACGCCGAGAACCTTATCAGATACAATAATCTCAGATGTATTTGCATATCCCCAGCCACCATCAACTATCAATCTAAATCTAACAAGCCCAGTTTCTGTTACGATTTCGGTTACCAGCGCTCGAGCTCCAATGCCTCTTTCGGAATATAATAATACTTCCTCACCAACTTCAAACAACTCTCCACTGGACGTTATATCTATTGATGAGAGTGACCCTACAACCTTGGGTGCATCAGCAACTAATCCAGTATCATCAACTATCAAATCACCAGTTTCAAAAACACCCTGTACATTAGATAGATAAAGAACATCAATTATTTTACCTTTGATATTACGTTTAATGAGCTTTTCACAAAATGCAGTTGCCCCTGATATGGATCCAGTGACTTGCTTACCAATCAATAACACACCTTTTGGTGTAACTGTGACTTCAAGATATTTTGGAATGACCCATTGACCATGGGATGGTTTTAATATATCATCGCCAGGATAATAAACACTAGCGCCCTCACCAAAAACAAGCCTGAATAATAGGTCAATTGATCTCTCACTACCTTTTGAACTATATAAATCTTGAGATGCTTTGATTAGCGTTCGCTTTGCTGAGAAGGTGTCAAATTGTACACCTTTGAGATATTTTTCTTTGAAGTATACAAGAAAATTATCCGTAGTAAAGTCTAAATCTTTTATTTTAGTTAAGTTGCGTGAGAAATACAGAGCGTTTGTTGATTCACTTGACTCAATCAGCGACGTTGCCCCACCTGATGTTGTTACAGGTGTGTTATCAACAACAAAATACCCAGTGACTATTTTAACAAGTAATGCATTTCCATTCTTGTATTCAACAACCCCTCTTGAGGTTCCCTGTGTCACCACATCATTCACAGCAAAGTTTGTTGCATTAGCAAGAGTAAGTTGTGTGTAGTTCTCTTCCAACCACTTATAGTATTCTTTGACAAAAAGAATGAATAAAGGTCCCTCTTCCTTATAAAATTCAGGAAACTGAGACTCAACAAGCGTAGATATTGACTTTTCAATGTCGATCATATTATTCTCTTATTTGAGTCGTTACAACGATTATGTCACTATCACGAATTGAAAGAATCACATTCTTTTCTGATGTGATATCAAAGGAAACCGGACGAGCATACAATTTAATTTGAGAACCTTCGAAGCTACTAACTACCAAGTTACTAATAGAGACAAGCCCCGATTGATAATCAACAGTGCCAATTTTAGACAATCTAGTATGAACACCTTGGTTTGTTGATATGAGCCACAGATTACCAATTCCATCATCCTCGATATATGCAGTGACTCCATCATACATGAAGGATGATGTATTTACATTATGAACGACGTCAGCTGTTGGTGTAGTACTCTCTTGTTCTGGAATTGCGTTTTGAATTATCTCGTATCCAAAATCAAAAGATGCTGTATAGGATTCACCAAATATAGGAACTAAACTCTTATATGGAGTTAGAACAGTTTGATTACTCAATATACTTGGGTGTGTATCATCAATTGCTTTTACAAACTTACTGTATCTCAAAGTGCTCTTGAAGTCTGATAGTGACTGTATATTAAAGGTGCTAATTGTGTTGAGTACAAGAGATTTAATATCGTTTTCTTTGAGTGTAGTGGTGTTTATATTATATTTAATGTTGGTGTCTACTTCAACAAATAAGAACTCTGGATCCACAATAACAGGATCAATTGAAAGTGGTGATCTTGGTTTGATGAAATTGTAGAACTTACGTTTTGTCAACTCAGGAATACCATCAGCATTCTTTACGTCAACAGCTATAAAAACTTTACCGTATTGTGGAGGGTTTGCTTCTTCTCCACCATAAGCAGAGATAGCCTGTATTTCTGGAAAATTTTGTGAGAGTAAGTTTTCATAATCAGATGCTGTAACTGCACGTTCTTGATTCTGATATGATCGGGGAGCATTATACTTTATAGATTCATTTGTTTCGGCAACAGCACCACCAACAGCTACACTATCGGTTAATATAGCACTTATATTGGCTTGACCCTGAATTGGCCCATCAATATCAAATGTTGATGCACCGTTTGGTAACTCGCCATTACATACTCTATACTCAGCTATAATTACAGACCCACTCTTTGGTTTTCTTCCAATAACATTATCACCAAACAATATTTCATACTGAGAATTTTCTGCAGCTTGTAGGAAGTATACCTGTGAGTTAGCATTGACACCCAAGAACGATAATGCTCTTGTATATGGTAATGATGATGCGCCATTATCTTCAACAACCACTACTGATAAACTTCTTGTATCAATTGTTGGATTTGATATAACAAAGCGTTGTTGGGTATTCGATGAATCAAAAACAAACGAATCAACAATATATGAGCCTTCATATATTCCAAGATTTTCTACAACAATAGTACCATTTGAACTAGCGTTAAATATTAAATTGTCTTCTGTAGAAAAGGTGTAGTTATTACTACCAATTTTTGTAGTGAATGTTGTTCCTTTTGGAATTAATAAACTATCAATGGCTGTAGATGGGGTAACATTGAATGAAATTTCTGCAAATGCAGAGTTGAAGGATCTTGGAACATAATTTAACTCTTTCGCGTGGGATACGATAGTGTCTCTTAATTGAGCCGTATCAAGAAACATTTCACTACCAACCATGTTGAGATAGAAGCTATTCAAATAGGTGTTATATGAAAGTAGATCAATTAATTGTGATATGTTCGAACCCTCAAAGTTAATATCTTTGAATGGGGAATCTGATCTTCTTAAATACTGAACGAGGTTAGTCTTGATGTTATCAAAATCTAACCCAACTAAATTTATACTTGTGTTGGCCATTATCGTATCCTACTGATAAGCATTTCCATTGTTATAGGTTCTCTCGTATTTATTGTGCTGAAAACAATAGTAACTCCGTACGCATTCAAGTCGTATGATGGAGAGATAATAACGTTCTCTAATCTCGCTCTTGGCTCATAATTTTTTATAGCATCAATAATATACTGCTTTAGTGCTTCTTCTGTTGCAGGTGCCATGTTTTCGAATAAAATAGCATTGATATCACTACCAAATAACGGATTCATTACACGCTCACCACGATTGGTCAAGATAATATTTCTTACCGATCTCTTTATTGCATCCTCATTAACAGTAGCCACAACATCTTTTTTGTTTGGATGAATGTTGAAATTTGTTAAGAAGTCTGAATAATAAATTTCTTGTTTTTCTGTTTCTTTCAATACTCTTTGTTTGATTGAAGCCATCTTAACCTCCTGCAAACACATTTGGAGAGCCTTCTGCAACTCTTGTACAACCGGATATTGCATCATTCACTCGCCCACACCCTCTACTGTTCACAAACACAGTTGTACTTCCAGTGGTTATTGGAGCTTGGTGAGAGGGACATGGTGCACCTGGCAGCAAGTGAGATGTGTTGAGGTCTCCCTGTCTCGAAACATATCTGTCATTACATAGTACGTTAGGTGAGTGCTCAAGCCTGAATGGTGTACTGCAATGTGTTATATCTGCATCGTCTTTTCTAGTTACTGCTGGCATTTGTTTCTCTTTTCATCAACTCGTCTAATAGTTGGGTGTAAATACTCATTCCATGATGTTCTTCTTCAGTATGTGGTCCATCGGGAAACTCTGGACGAAATGATATAAGATTATCAAAAAATAATGGTATGTCCTCATAGTTGTTATATGTAACAACCTCATTGCCAATTCTTACAACAAACTTACCAGTAATCACATTACTCCCTCTCAGGATTAAGATCAATACGTGGTGCTTTGAATGTCATTCTTCCTTTGGATTCGACTCTGTATGTCCCCTCCACCATCATATCAACATTGCCTAAAACATGTACCTTCACATTACCACCAATCCATACATTTTCATTTTTCACTATAATCTCAAAGTGATCATCTACAACCTTATCTACTTTGCGACCTACATTATTTGTTTCAGAATAAGTTCCTGATTTATGGTAGATATGGATTCTTTCCTTATCAGGAGTATCATCCACTTCAATTACATGGCCACGTTCTGTTCTAATAACTTTGTTATAAGGATATTTAGCGCCATATGCAGAATCAGGTTCCATGACTCGACCCGATCCACGTTTTGTTTTTTCAACTGCGTTTGTACCACGTGCTTCCAATGCAACATCGTGTAGAGTTTGATTGTTTTGTGGTATACCAACTAGTGTACCCATCACGATAGGATTGTTACCATCATTACCATCCATGAAAAACCCAACAACCGTCGACCCCACTTGTATGCCTGTAGGGGACAATCCTATCTTGTTGAGACTTGAACTATTAATTACATTCAGTACGTTTGCCCATGGTAACTCTTCTGTCTTTACAAGAGACTTCTTCTCTGAGTGAACATTGTAAATACGTACTCTGATACGGCCAAGCTTCAATGGATCTTCACGATCCTCGACCACACCCAGAAACCAACGGAACCCTTCATTACCTATCACACCTGTTGTCATGCTAAAAATCCTATCTTATTACAATCAAACGACACTCTATGCTTGAACCTACCCTGTTCAAGATAAATCATATGTCTCAATTTTGTTATCATATAATTACCACTCGTTACTGGACTTTGCTTCTCTGTTGTCTTGATACCTGATGTCTCTGGCAACTGTAGTGTTATCATATCCCCTATCATCAGATAATTATCACCATGAACAAATCCTCTGACAATATTCTGGTTGAATAGTGTTGCAAATGCTTGTTTATAGCCCAAATAATCTGATATAAAATCAGTTCCCTTACTTGTATCTTTCGGTACAAAAAACTTATATTGGTCAAGTTTGGAAAACTGATCAACAAACTGCCCACTGTTTGGCAGCGATGCCTTTTTCTGACCAGTTGGTATGTTGTGAAATTGTTCACCCAACTTAAACGTTGTTTGTCCAAAATCCTTTGTTAGCATATCATATGACTTAGTTATATTGTTAAACATTCCACCTGATAATTTTGCAACAGTATCCGTCTTCTTCATATACTCATAATTTAACATGTTCCTAAAATTATGAGTCTGTCTTATAGGATCTTCTTTTGTTGCTGGTTGGAACTTGAACACTCTACTGTCAATTGTTTTCATTCCTTCTGTAATCAACGATTCAATTGATTTAAAATGAAACCCAAGTTGATCTTCGTAGAAAACAAACACCCCACCGGTTGGCATCATACCTATTGCTCTCTGACGTAAAAGGTCGATTGCTTCAAATGGATTCATTCTTGGTATAGCGTACGGGATCAGTCCTTTTGTTTTTTCTATATTAAGAGGCTTTTGGGTTTTAATATTATTAACAAGAATATCGGTAACGATATTACTCACTATATCTTTATAAGCCTTTTCCAAATTCAATACACTGGCTGGAAAATGTTCTTCAGATACACATTGCAGTTTATAAAAACTACCCTTGTTACCCTGTTGAACTACTTCTGAGCTAACATTATAGACTCGTAAATTATATGTTGTAATAGTTTCACGGAAAGGTGATTTGAAAGATATGGCAATCTTTTCCTCACCAACTATTGGTAGCTTTTTAACTAAATCAATTTGATCTTCAATAAGAACTTCTGCATATATTGTAGGAGCTTCTATATCTTCGTAGACAGATAGAGTCATCAACTGTCCTCTGATATCTTTTGTATCAGACTGGTTAGCATTAGTTATTTTAATGTCATAAATTTTGACATCACTATTTTCTATAAATTGCATTACAATAGATCCTGTATTTCTTTTTCTATCGTATCTACGTATCCAGAATCAATGAGTTTGATAAATGTTCTACTCGTATTCAATTCCGTTTCATATGTGTAGTAACTTACTGGTTCCCAATAAATAAATTCTGATGCATCAAGTGCTGTGTATAATGTAGTTACATTGGATGCAGCTGCATTTACTGAAGACTCCGATCCCACAACATTACCAATTACACCGGTCGTGTTAGCAAATGTTCCTTCAACATGTTTAACTATAAGTCTATCAGACTCAACATTTTTGATAATCGCTTTACCCAATAATCCACCACTTGTATTGCTCTGTTTCACAATCTCACCAACAGTAAATGACGTAGCATTGTTAACATAAAATTGAACAATTTTATTAGTGTCGACTACTAACTCTTGTTGCTTTCTAGTATAATATAATGTAGTGTTGTTATTGTCGGTTACTGGGTTCCAGTATTTTTTCAGTCTGGCTGGCAATGCTTGATATAACGACTGATCTAGGATTCTATCATCATTATCATATGTAACTCTATAAAATGCCGTTTTCTCAACAGCATTCTCAAAGCTTCCATACTTGTTAATTATGTGTTGATCAAACGAGGTTGGATCAAGTGGCCATTCATAGTATGGATCGACAAGTTTGTTACATAAAAAAACTACCCATACATAACGAGCGTCCCCATAATAGTTCAGTGCAACGTGTTCTGGCCTCTCGCCATCCTTTATGGTATAAGGATAATATAATGACGAGTTCTTTAGTACAGTATCAGATAGTTTTACCTTAGCAAAGAGGTTGATGGCAACACTGTCACCATATGTTATGACTGGAAATTTTTCAAATAAATTATTCATAAATTGTTACTCTTAAACACCTTCGAAGAAGTCGCGTGTTATTGGTTTTACCTCGCCAAATGTTAGGTCTAGTCTGATTTCCGTCGGATGTAGACCTCCTTTTGTAAATGCAGGAGCGCCAGATGGAGCATAATTAACGACCATTGATTTTAGATAACAATCCTGAAATGTGTAATATGCTTTGTCGTTGAGACCTTGCGATACTGTTATACTACATCTATCTGGAAAGTTCATTAATAAACCATTGAGAGATGGATGCATTCTAACCTTCATTTCTCTTATGATTCGTTTCAGTGTCTCTGCTTCTTCCAATGAGTTTGGTGAAAATGTATAGCTGAAAGTATGATCTCTCAAACTTACACCCTCAAATTGAAGTTCTTGATATGGGTTCAAAATTGTACCTGTAACACGATCAAAAGCGTTACCAATATCTTCCATGCCTAGGTTTTTAACCATATACCTACCCATTGTATACAATCCTTGTCCACTCGTGGCTTGCTTGAGAGCCTCCCCAGCCTTTCTACCCAATCCCTCTGCAGCAGCTGTTGCCGATTTTGTATCTCCACCTAGTTTACTCAATGTATCATCCTTCGTAAGCATATCTGTTAATGCCCCAGTTGCCAATCCTAACTCCTTTGGATTGTAATTCATGCTGAAAGTTTCTTGAAGATTTTCTGGTATTGGCAAGTTCACGGTGAATGTGGGTCTCGATTGACGTTGCACAATTGGATTAGCTTGGTATTCGTCCTTGAATGTAATCTGTATAAAATACTTACCCAGGTCTAATGGATATGTTTCAACTGGCGGTGGTGAGGTTTTACTCGCCATGGCCTGCGGAAGCTTGCCTCCAATGGGTGGTGCCACTCCCAGGTTGTCTTTTAATTCACCAACAATATTTGTGGATCCAAGAGTATTGAAGGCTCCTGAAATAGAGCCACCTCCTGATAGTCCAGATATCCCAAGTTTTGAACTTAAAGTGTTTAACGCTCCACTTACCCCACTCGATACTGAGGACGCTAAATTCTTAACAGTGGAAGAAAACGATTGCGCAGTTTGTCCGGACACTGTATTATTGTTTTGAAATGAGTTGAAGTCGATTGTCATAAATACCACTATGAGTTATAAAGGGTTTTTTAAGCCTAGAAATCCTAATAAGTATTTAGGCGATCCCACTAACATAGTTTATAGAAGTTTGTGGGAATTAAAGTTAATGAATCATCTGGATTCTCACCCGGAAATTATAAAATGGGGGAGTGAGGAGCTTATTATCTATTATCGCTCACCAGTAGATAACAAATTGCACAGATATTTTCCTGACTTTATAGTTAAAAAGAAAGTTAATGATGTGATTGAAACTTTAGTTATCGAAGTGAAGCCATCGAGTCAAATGGTTGAGCCAAAAAGACAAAGTAAACCTACACGAAGATATATCAAAGAAGTTATGACATATGGTATCAACCAAGCAAAGTGGAAAGCTGCCCAACGATTCTGTGAAGATCGTCAGTGGAAGTTTGTTGTTATGAATGAAAAGCACCTGGGAATAGAATAATGGCACAAATGATTGATGAAAATATATTTTCGAAGTTGCTCCAGCAAGCAGCAGATAAAGGTATAGCCACTAAGAATGTGGTTGATGCTAGAAATTGGTTACAGACAAAAGCGTCCTCCAACATCAATACAAAAACCGAATTAGCAAAATTAAACGATCGCTACAGAAATCAAATCTTGATTGGTAGAATGTATCTGTTTCACTATGATGCTAAGACTAAAGACAAGCTACCATATTATGATATGTTTCCCCTGGTCTTTCCATTCCAAAAAGCACCTGGTGGGTTTTATGGAATAAATCTTCACTACCTTCCATATAATTATAGAGCTTTATTGATGGATGGTTTATATACTCTGATTGTTGATCAGAAAAAAAATGATGAGATGACAAGGCTAAGGTTGTCATATGAAATACTCAACTCAGTAGCTAAGTTGAGATACTATAAACCTTGTGTCAAACGCTATCTAAATAGTCACGTTAGATCCAAGTTTGTATACATTACACCACAGGAATGGAACATAGCTTTGTTCTTACCATTACAGAAATTCAATAAAGGAACGGTCCAACAAGTCTATAAAGATAGTGTGGATCAAATTAAAGGTAAAAAATAATGGCCATATCAGATCAAATTAACGGTATTATATCCAAAGGTAGAGATACCCTTGGTGCTGTTAATGTTGTTAAAGACTTTTTACCAGAGCCTTTACAAAAGGCATTGGGCGAGTTTATCAATGGCAGAGGAAGTACTGGTCAGTCAAATCGTAATATAAACGATTTCAAAGCGTTACTCAATAAGTTTCATGGTGTTGCACGTACTAATATGTTTGATGTGCAAATACCAGTTCCACCAATGATGCGTGGACAAACCAATATAAACAATAATGAGGTTACGGCTACACAAATCTCATTATTATGTGAGCAGGCAACATTACCTGGCGTATCATTAAATACTGTGGATATACGTAGATACGGAACTGGTGCTACAGAGAAGAAACCATATTTACCAACATTTGCCGATCAGACATTTATGTTTATAGGTGATAATGTTGGAGCGGTTCATGGATTCTTTTATAAGTGGATGAATGGTATTATCAAGTATGATGTGAATCCTGGAAACTTGACGCGTACTGGATACAATGGTTCAAGTGCATTCGAGGTGGAATACAAAAACTCATATGCTGTAGATATTGTTATCACTTGTTATGATGAAGCTGATAATAGTATCATTGTATGTAGGCTGTATAATGCTTTTCCCATATTCTTAGGTGACGTACAACTTAGTTGGGCTGATAATGACCAGTATATGAGAATACCAGTTACATTCACATACTACAACTGGGATCTAGAGATAGTAAATATTAATTCTGTACTAGCTAATCCAACAAGTAATTTATCCGCTTTACAGAAGATTATTAAAGCTGGTACAGCAATACAGACAATAGCATCATTGAGAAGACCAACAGGCGTTGCTGATATGATTAATGTAGTGAACAATGCAAAGATTGCAATAGGTGGTCTTGGCGGTATTTTATAATTAAGGAGTTTAAATAATGGCTTTACCAAAGTTATCCCATCCAATTTATGAATTGACTCTTCCATCAACAAAAAAGGTTATTAAGTACAGACCTTTTCTTGTTAAAGAAGAAAAATTGTTATTGATGGCACAATCGGGAAACGATTCAAATGAGGTGATCAATTCAATCAAGCAGGTTATCAACAATTGTATTATAAGTGAAGATGTTTCTGTAGATGATATGACATCATTTGATATTGAATATTTCTTTATTAAATTAAGATCTAAGTCGGTTGGTAATGAGATTGAATTAGTATACAGAGATCTTGAGGATGACAAAAAATATAACGTTGTTGTTGACCTTGATGATGTTGAGATCAAATATAATGAAGCACACAATCCAAAAATTGAAATAACAAAAACAATGGGTATGATAATGAAATATCCTTCAGTTGATGCATCAGCATCATTAATTAATGCTGAGTCTGATAATGAGGTTATCTTTGATATTATAGCCGAAAGTATACAAGAAATCTATGATGAGAATGGTGTATATGATCCAAAAGATTCAACAAAAGAGGAACTAGGTGAATTTGTTTCCAATCTGAGTATTGAAGTATTTCAAAAAGTACAAGAATTCTTCACTACGATGCCTAAGTTACACTATGAAGTAAAATATACGAATAGCTTAGATAAAGAAAAGACAGTTACATTAACTACCTTAAATGATTTTTTTACGTTGGGCTGAGTCACTCATCTATAGTTAATTACTATACGATTAACTTCAGCCTGGCTCAGCATCACAAGTGGTCAATAACAGAGATAGAAGATATGTTGCCGTTTGAGAGAGATCTTTATGTTGATATGCTAAGAGATTACCTCGAAAAAGAACAAGAAAGATTAAGAAATGGCTAATTTACCTTTCCTACCTGAACAAGGGGAAAGTTTAGATCTAAAGTCTGGAAGATTTAGATCCCAAAAAACTGGACGATATACTCGACGTGTAGACCTCGAGGTTATCGTTGCGGCTATCAAAGACACACTCAAGAGTGTTGTGTCTATTGACCAAAAGATGACTGAGCTTGTTAAGTCAGCTGAACTCATCAACACCAATATTGTATCACTCGGTGATTTAGTTAATCCTCGGTCAAAAAGACAAAAGCCTCCTGTTGACGCTGCTCAAGAAAAGCGCGAAGCCATTTCATCAGTAAAAGAAAAAACCAAAAAAGCTGGTTTTTCTATTATGGGATTGGTTGCGTTAATAGCTCTCTTGAAAAATGATAAACTGATGGCAATCGTAAAGGGTTTCTTTACTGGTTTTTTAGAGGGATTGGGGTTTGGTAAAGAGGCAATAGAAAAAATTAAATTTTGGGTAGGCTTTGCTGTTAATGCCTTCAAGGTTTATCTGGGATTCAAAGTATTCAAGCAGGTCTATGACGCCTTCATGGCTATGAAGCGTCTTGGGGAGCTGATGGGTATCCTTGGACAAAAGACCCAAACCGAAAGTGGATTAGTTGCTCAGCGAGAGGTAGTTGCAAGAACAAAAGAAACTCTTGCACAAAGAGCCACAAAAATGAAGGACGCTTTCAAAGCTGCTGCAGAAAAGGCACAGGCTAGAGTAAAATCGATTACGAAAGTACTAACAAACAAGAACGAGTTAATTAAACTTAAAAACAAAGCTATAGCTTCAACAAAAGCCACTCTTACAAAGTCTATTAACACAATTAAACAAAAGTTTTCCAATTTTAAAAAGTTGATAATGAATGGTATTAAGCTGATTAGGAGTGCTGTAAAAATAACTACTCTTGCTGCATCATTACCATCATTTGGTCTCTCCCTGTTGATTGGTGCTGCTGTAGATGCTGTATTAATGACGGCACTCGATTATTTCATGGCAGATGAGGGAGCAAAGCCGGATGGTGCAGGGATGCTTGGAAACCTTGCCAAGAATTTCGTGGAGTCAATAACGTTTGGATTTGTAAAGGGCGATAAACTTAAGGAGATGGTTATTGCTGGAGCTAAGAAGTTATTCAGTTGGTTCCAGAAAGCATGGGATTGGTTTGGTAGTAGTGACAAAAAAACAGAATCAACAAAATCTATGGGTGCAAAGGTAGAAGCCAAAACTTCTCCAGCAGTCGGACAAGCTACACTATCTTCAAAAGAAGTTGGGGTTTCTGGTTTACCAGGAGTACAGCAAGCTGGAAAACCAAATGCTGTTCCTGGTGCTGCTAGTTCGTCTAGTATGTCTTCAGCCACTTCTACAGGATCGTCTGCTGGTGCTGCTGCTGGCTCATCTGGTATGTCTTCAGCTACTTCTACAGGATCATCTAGTAGATCTTCTTCGTCTGGGAATGTGTCAAGTGCGCAGCTAGAACCATCAACATCTCTTTCAGAAGTCGGTATTAGCTCATTATCTGAGCGCGTAACAATGGATAAGAAACTAGCTATGCAATCAGCAGCTATGAATAATCAAGTTATTGTGAATAACAGTAATGTTACGAATGTTATGGGGAATGCCCAGACACCAAATGCTAAAACACCTTCAATGGTTATCTATTCAGATACAGTAGGATTCTAATATGGATGAAAAGAAATCAATTTTTGACTCGATAAAAAGTATGTTTACATCAAGAAAAACTCTTGGTATGTCTGACGAGTCCTCTCAAGAACCTGCTCAACAAGAAGCTGCAGCAGAATCTAAGGATAACATCCAAAACATTGACTTTGATGTAGTGAAACAATCCTTTACAAATATCGAAACTTCTCTTGATAAACTCTCGGAAATTTTTGAAGGCATCAATAAAACTTTAGAATCTTTAGTGGTTCAACAAGACAGGGAAAAGTATACCGAAGAAGAGGCTGCTTTGGAGAATAGAGAAATGGCTCCTCCAGGTGAGGAACCTGTAGCTGAAAGAGAAGAAGCGCCATCCTTTTTTGATAGTCTCAAGAGTCTGTTTATGAACCCAGCAGTTATTGCCGCACTTGCTGGGATTGTTTATACTGTTTTACCTAAAGAAGTACAGGAAAAAATTAAAGGAGTGTTGGGTGGCTTTGCTAATGGTCTTAATGAGTCGACTGATGGGTTTTCGGAATTGTCAGCAACAACGAAATTGGTTGGTGTTGGTCTTCTAACTTATTTTGGAGCCAAGTTTTTAAGTAGTATAGCTAATGCTGCATCTACAGTTCTGAGTATGATTCGTGGCTTTGGCCGCATGGGTAAATTTGGTAAATTAGCTGTTGTTGGTACTGCTGCCGTTGTTGGTGGTAAGATGTTGTTTGGTGATGATTCTTCAAAAGAGGAACAACCAGAGATAGAAAAGGAAGAAGAGACTAAGGACCTTGAAAGTAAGACGGTTGAAAAGACAGAGACCGAAAAGGAAACCACAGAATCCACCTCAACAGCACAAGCTTCCACCACAGCCACTACTTCTTCTACTACCTCATCCACAACAAGCGAGACTGCTACTGAAACTACTAAAGTAGAAGAAAAACCAGCACCTACGTCAACCGATATGAAACAGGCTGAACCAGCTAAGCCGCCATCCCGTCAAGAACGTATTCAAATGGCTACAGCAGCTCCATCAGCTACACCGGCAGCAAGTTCTGGAACATCTACACCATCAGCTCCACCAGCTACCGAATCAAAACCTACCGTAGCCGCAGCTCCTGCATCTGCACAGTTACCTGGTAAATCTGCTACAGGTGATAAAAAAGCTGCCCCTGTAAAGGCAGAGTCGCCGAAGAGAGGTCCCGGTTTCCAAGCCGGTGTTTCTGCAATGAAGCAGGCTATCCAAAAAGAAGGTATAACGAATCCAGAAGCTGTTGCCCAGATTCTTGCTCAGACAGCTCATGAGTCAGGTGGGTTTAAGTACACAGAAGAACTAGCTAGTGGTCAGAACTATGAAGGTAGAAAAGATCTTGGCAACAATGAGCCAGGGGATGGTGTGAGATATAAGGGTAGGGGGTTTCTGCAGGTTACAGGTAAATCTAACTATGCTGCGATATCCAAGGATCTTGGTGTTGATTTTGTCAAGAATCCTTCTATGCTTGCCGATCCAAAATATGCTGCTGAATCTGCACTTTGGTTCTTCAAGAGACCTTACAATGCCCGAAGAATTAAGGATTGGGGTGACACAAAGGCCGTCACAAAGGTAGTTAATGGAGGTTACAATGGTCTGGCTGAACGTGAGCAATACTTTGCTCAGTTTTCGTCCGATCCATCCATTACACAAGCCTCAGCAGCCGAGCTAACACCTCAGCAACAAGCACAAAAAGTACTTGCACCAAGTCAAACTCCAATGCCCGAATCTACCCCAAGAGCCAGTGCAGGGGCTCAAGTTGCTTCATTGAGCACAAAAAATGAGGCGCTAGCAACGCCAGCGCCTCAGGCTCCACAGGTATTCAATAACAGCAAAGTTAATAATACCTCAGGTAAGATGCAACCTACAGAAAGTAATGATGCACCACAGATTCCAATCCCAATCGCCTCAAGAGGCTCATTGACAGCGGATGTACATCACGCTACTCACTATGCTTAATCTTCCTCAGCTAATCGCTTAAAGAAGTCAGCATCATCATCGTCCTCAGTCACAGCTGGAATTGATGGTGCTGGTTTAGTCTTAGCTACTGGTGGAGGTGTAAACTCTTCAGCATCATCCCATGGTGGGGAACTTTCAGCTGTTGTAACAGGTCTTGACACTACTGCTCCATCTAAACCTAACACACGGTACAACTTAGCTTTCAATTCATCATATGACTTAAAGTTCTTTGGATCAACAAACTCTTGTAAAGAGTGTTCTTGCTTCCAGATTGATTCCAACTGACCATCATCATCAGACAGTGGTGCTGGTGCATCAAATGAGGATTGATCATAGTTACGATATCCTTCTACATTACGAATCTTCAACTTGAAGTTAGCACCTTCCCATAGATCAAATGGGTTGATTGGTGCTTCATCAGGAAACTGAGGATTCATTGCATCGTTAAGTTTATCAAAGATCTTCTTACCATACTTGAACAAGAATACTTTACCCTCATTCTGTGGGTTAGCAGTATCTTTAACAACATAGATGTTAGAGATGAATGTTAAACGACGTTTCTGATCCCGTACTTGTTTGCGCTGAGGGGAATTGTCATCTGTTGTGGAATTCCATAACTGAGTATTGTACTCAGAAACTGGATCTTGCTGACCTAGCGTTGTCAAAGACTTCTCGATATACCATTGTCCATTTAGACCCTTGAAGCCATGGTCCCAAACACGAACAAACGGAACATCTTCGTTGGTTGGTGCTGGTAAGAAACGGATAACAGCAAAGCCATTGCCTGCTTTATCTACTTCTGGTTTCCAAAATTTATCGTCGTCTCGGGAATCTGGTGCTACGGAACTTAGCTTTGATACTTCGCTAGTTAGTTTGGTTAGTTGTTCACTACGGTTACGTTTTAACTGATTAAAATCAGACATTGTATGCTCCTTATATGCGTTGTATAGTTTGTATATGCTTTGTATTAATCACGTACTACTCATGATATAATAGTATTTATCATACACTCAATCTGAGAATTTGTCAACAACAATTTGTTTCAGTCTTGTCTTGTCAAACTCAATGAATGGCCGATATTTCTTACATTTCAGATAAAGTTCAGGCCAAACTACTTTATCCTCAATCTTTCTATTCCACATTGGCATAAACCCAATCAAATCATTGAGTATAATCATGGTCTCAATGTTAATTTGACCTCTCATATACTTCTTCAACAACTCAGGGTGCTGTCCATCCACTACCTTAAAGTTATCGTTAAATGATGAGTTGAGTTTATCCAAATCCTCGGAAAATTGGTAGGTTATTGACTCTTTATATTTCAGATACTTACGGTAATGTGCTTCACACGTTTCATTCTGAATAATGTCTCCTACCCAGACATCACTATTGGAAACAAAGTTCGCTACTAGGTATCCAAGGACATCTTTACGTTTTGACAGCTTGTGAAAAAAGTATCTGTCATGTCTCTTTTCAAAAGACTCCTTGGATGCCTTAATGCTACCATTGTATTTGAAAAAGTCATAAGTCTTGGTCGTGAAGTGATTCTTCAGACTTACATATAACTTGTATGCATCAAATGCGTCCATTTTTAAAGAAAAGGCTCTGCTCACGAATATAACGCTCTCTCATAGTTGAAACTGCTCTAACTTGATTCAATGTAAATGGCATGGGTGTAAACCCGTTCTTTTCCATAACATTCAACCAATATGGAGCATGTTGACAATTCACATGATGATGTCCTGGCTGACCAGGTAATGCATGTGTCATAATAACATACTTACATTGTTTCATTACATCAATAAAGTTCTGCATGTATTTTGCATCTACGTGCTCAACAAACTCTACTGTCCAAGCAAGATCATATATCTTACCTAAATCATATGGTCCTTTGGTAAAGTCATGAATAACAATATGGTCCTTCAACGACTCCGGACGATCCACTTCAAAGTCCCCATCGATCCCTAATACGTCAAGACCTTTTTTCAACATAAGCTCAACCATACCACCTGGACCACAGCCTATATCCACAACAGACTTGATACCAAGGTTATTAATCAGGTATGTTAAAGCACCATCATCTAAGTGGGTTTCATTTTCATGACCACCCAAGTGTCCTGGTAAATCACTCATACATCAATTTCCTCGTCTTTGGTAAATAATTTAATTGTTCAGCATCTTGCTGAATCTTCGCCTTCAATTTGATACTAGACTTAATGATAGATGCAGCAGACTCAATCTCAAGACCAGTAGTCTCACAGAAATAAATTACTGCATCCATATAAGTAAGTTGTTTTGTTTCAACCAACTTTTCAATTTCAATCATGAATTCACTTGCTGACATAACCGCCAGCTGTTCAATTAGTTGCTCGTTCATTTGAACACTATCAATGTGAATAAGCATACTTGCGCAAACAATCCTATAGAGTTAATCAAAACATTTATATAATCACGTTGTATGATTGAACGAATCATTAAGATCATCAATCCTACCCAAATGAATAATACAACATCTGACGTAGGTACACGATCATTTATACCTGATACTACTGACATTAATGTTGGAATAGTAGATAGATGAAACGCTACTGTTGCAACCCAACCCATTGTATCTGTTGATATTTTCTTAACATACTCTTTAATACCAACCCAACTATCTGTAAAAAATATGGTGCCCAATTTTTGTAATCCTTTCTCTTTTCCAGCCTGGTTTGACATAGTCTGCGTGATAGTAAATTGCTTGCTCCAGGCTTCTGATTCTGTAGTTTTCGAATAATACTTTTTTAGCAACATCTTCAGACTCATTGTATAGATTCCTATTAACATGTTTCAGTCTCGATGGACTCTCACAATACCACGAAAATTGACAAACAATCTTTTCATAAAACTTATTCTTCTGGTAAACTACTCCACAAATAGAACTTGGGAAGTGACCAGATTTTACCCTATTAAGCGTCACCTGGGCAACAGCAACCTTACCTTCAAAAGGTTCATTACCAGCCTCATAGTATATGTTTTTGGTTAGACACTCTAATTCACTTAGTCTTCCTCTCATCGTATACTTGTATGGTACAGTAGAGTAGAAGTCACTTCTTTCAAGATACTTGTTATAAGCATTATCAGCTATCTTGAAGAAGAGGAAGCCAAATGCAATAACGACACTTAACACGCTTGCCAAGAGCAAGCTCTTTAAAATGTTTTCTTGTTTCATATTAGTCTCTATTATAGATTAAAATAGAAAAAAGGTCAAGAAGTTTTTTCTTGATATGAAAAAGGGACCGAAGTCCCTTTTATTGATTAGGCAACTAGCCCTGGTTTGTAAACAGTTTTACCGCCTTCTTTCATAGCAGTCAATACTTGTTTACGTTGTGGACCATTGCGTTTCAAAGAAACGTGTACCCATCCAGAATCTGGTACACCAGGTGTGTAAAATTCTAGGATAAGTTGATCGAATTCAAGATTGTCCTTGATCCATGCTGCTAATGTAGCATTTGGAACTCCAGGAACTTCGATATCGCAAGCTTCTCCGAAGCAATGCTGTGATGTTCTTGAGCCTCTAACAGCTTCATTTAGATCCGGACTGCGATAACCCGAGTTTATTTTTGTTACACCAAACTTATCGCGTACTGGTTGAACAATCTTCTCAACAACATTTTTTAAATTGTCCAGATGTTCACCTTTTGGTGTGTTGTCTATTTTCAATTTCGTTGCTGTATCACTTTTTGTAAATTCAACAAGATTGAAGTTTTTAGATAATTGCATTTACTTTCTCCTTATGCAGGGGTGGGTTATTAGGAAACCCACTAAAACCTTAGCCCCATAGACCTTTAACTTTACCTACTACAGCATCTACGACGCCTTTAACCTTACCAACACCTGGTACATACCAAGCTACTACTACACCTACTGCTACCCAAAAAAGAACTGATAACATGGTTGTCTCCTTAAAAAGAAAATTAGCGGGTTATTCTGTTACGAGGAAACCCACCGAAACCCTAAGCGGCAATTAAGCTGCTAATGCGTATTCGCTATCATTTGCGTTTACTTTATTTATGCGATTTGCGGTCGTCATCTACCGGACGCTCTTATTCTATCTACCCCAATCGAAACCTAGTCAGGCCCATCAGAGATACACTGCTGTTACCAACACTTCTCACTGTGTGCTTTCGGGCTGCAGTCCCTAGATAACCCCGTGGTGTTAATGGTGCAATGCATCTTTGGTGGACCTGGGCGGAATCGAACCGCCGTCTTGAAGTCCTTACCTTAGAGTTTACGTCGTTATTTTATATACCAAGGTCTATATCCAATATAATCCTTGGTTTTAAATATCTTAGTCAGTATTCTTTTCAACATATGGACGACGTCCTAAATTGTGTAGTTGAATTGTTTTTTGTTTTTGTTCAAGAACTAACTCTTCTTTACTAACCACATCGCCCTCAATTGACTCAGCCTTTGGTGCTGGTGCTTGGGCATATGGTCGTCTTGATAGTTGCTGCTGATTGATATGGTTTCTATCGTTATCTTCTGCATACACATTCAAAGCAAACAATATAGCAACTAAACTAACTGCTTTCATTTCTTTCTCCTATACAAAAAAGCCAAACGGCTATAATTATATATTGAGAAATATGTAAAAAAGCATATGCCGGAAAGCATATGTCAATATATGCCTCCGGTATTTATGCGGCTTAGATCTTACCAATCAAATCTAAACTTGGTGTTAGTGTTTCAGCACCATCTGCCCATTTAGCTGGACATGCCTCATTGGGATGTTCTCTTGTATAGATTGCTGCCTTGATCTTACGAACAAGCTCGGCTGCATTACGACCAACACCATCTGCTGTTTGTTCGCTAATAACAACCTTACCATCCGGATCGACAACAAATGTTGAACGGTGTGCTAATCCAGTTTCACAATTCAACACATTGAATATTTGTGAAAGAATATGTGCTGGATCGCCAATCAGTGGATATTTGACTTTCTTAATTGTATCTGATGCGTCTGCCCATGCCTTATGGACAAAATGAGTATCAGTAGATACTCCATATACATTGACTCCTAATGTCTTCAATTCATCATAATGATCCTGTAGATCACCTAACTCTGTCGGACAAACAAAAGTAAAATCAGCTGGATAGAAAAAGAATACATTCCAGCCAGTAGTTAAATCTTCGGATGATAGTTTATTAAACTTACCATCACAGTATACATCAACATAATAATTAACAACATACTCATTTGCAGCTTGGCCTACATTTATCATAACAATTCCTCATTTTATTATTAAACACAATCAGCAATGGCAGCTAACCACCTTGCTTGACATTCTTTATCATTCACATCACACACGACTGGATCTTGTGGTTGGTATATTTCTTTATTGGTTTCTTTTGGGAGCTCTTTTTGTAGCTCTTCTGGCGTAGCCATGTTACCTCTCCTTTTGGGATCATTAACTGGAAAAAAAGGGCTATACAGCCCTTTTTTTGTAGTGCCGTATAGTATGAATATTATTTATTCATTACGTACATTGTTACTTCGAAGCCGAAGCGCATTTCTTGTGCAGTTGGTTTTGTCCACATAATATTTCTCCTTAATTAAGTTTAAACACATTTGAGGCAATTGCCTACCTGTCTATTTAACCATATTTGAGGAAAAAACACCATGCTCGAGTACGCAATTGAGCATGGTGAAATTCATTAACTTTATGCTGCCTCTGCAAACTCAATAGCAGTCTCTAACGCCTTGAGTTTTAAGTTCTTATTTGGACCAAACCATGCAGATGTAAGACGTGTATCTGCATCACGACCAATAACATGATCTGTCATATAGGTCACAGTGTTGAATGCTTGCCACCAAGATCCTTCAGCATACTCTGCACCAGGTTGTTGCATCACTAATTCTAAGGCGCGTGATGCTGACTTAGATAGATCCTTACGCTGTGGACCTTTCTCTTTGTTGTATGCAATTACTGGGAATACACGATTGAAGTACTCTTTCAATGTTTCTTCTTTGTACTTACGAGAGCCCAAGAACTGTGCCATTTCTTTATACTTAGCTAGCTTGTCAGATGCAATACCTAACATAGTCTTAACATTATCACCATCAAACTCACGACGGTGATTGACCTTCACTACACTACTAGCACTCTGATTCAAAGCTAATGTTAATGTATTATTACACACAACACGTATTGGTGTAAAACGTACGTCAATAGACTGACCAAACTTGTGTGGGTTAGTGAATAGCAAGTAACTATCTACCTGATCGCCACCAAACACATCAAAAGACTCCTTAACTTTTGCTAATGCAAATACGATCTGACCACCCTTAAGCGAACCAGCTGTATGCATCTCCATATCACCAGCTAGTACAAAATCATTAAAGAATTCAAAGGCTTCCTGGTTCTGTACAGGGTTCCAATCAGCTGAGACAATATCTAAGATCTTGTTGTCTGTAGAACGAACAAGTGGCGATACATTAAGTGGTGTCTTCATACCACCAATAATAGAATATGCTTCTACTTTTTGTACAGTCCAATCTAAGCCAGCAAGTTGCAGCATCTGTTCAGGACTAACATCTGCGGGTACTTCCGTACCAAGTCCGTGCCACGGTTTCTCACCAACATAAGCCATCTGTGCTACACCATTAATCATTTCAATTTCATGTGCCATAATATATTTCTCCTAACGTGTTTATCAAAATAACAATATCATAATAACGTTTTTATGAAATTAAGTCAACACTTTTTGAAATAAAAAAAGCCGACTTTGTCGGCTTTTTTGTTAGGAGTATAGATTAGAATCTAACATTGTATCCAAAGTTATATGACCAAAAATCATCGTCTCCTGTTGCTCGGTCAACACCGGCTACAAGCGATGAATTTTTTGTGATCGCATAGTCTGCAGCTGCACGCCATGTACGTGTTGAGTCGTTGTCATCTTTATGAAATGCGTTACGGAAACGTAGTCCCCCTCTAACATTCAGCTTATCAGTAACAGCATACTGCAACCCAGGCTCAGTACTCCAGTATTGGAAATTGTCAGTACCGTTCATTTTGGTACCATATGCACTACGATTATAAACGGTGAATCCTGCGCCAATAGGTAATCTACCAATCAATGCACCCTCTAAACGAGTATTATTACTGTCATTATCACTAGTCTTTAAACGTGTATTAATTTCAGCATCCAAATACTTGTTAATGCTTTGACCAAGCGTTACTTGGTATACATTTGCGTCTTGATAACCTTCCAACCCGTTACGAAGTTGGAACTGGATACCACCGTAATTGCCTTCTGCAGCTGCAAAAGAACTTGCTAACATCATCGTCAGCATTAATACATACTTTTTCATTACATCTCCCTTTTTGTTATACATGCTAATCATTCCAATGCCTTAAAACGCCTGCAACAATCACCATGTTTGTTATAAGGTAACAGAGAACAATAATTGTTCTTATCAGTGCTACTCTATCAGCCTCTTTATCACAATTGCCAGACTTTTCGCCCAGTGCTTTAGCCCACAATCTCCACATCATAATTCCAAAAAATTATTTATTCAAATACAAATACGATCTCTTTTACTGATATTAAATAAGAATCCTCTAGTGCCTTTATCGATTTGTTCCAGTTTGCAAGCACAACATCACCAACGTTTACCTCTGTGACTTGAGGTCCAATCGCAAGTACCTTTGCCTTATCAGCATCATCGTTTCTTGTTAGTATGATGCCTGTAGATGTCTCCATATTCTTCTCTAATCGAGTAATAAGAACGTTATCTCTCAATGGTTTAGCGCTCATCGACCTTGTCCTCTATATGCCTTGAAGTTTCTTTTTTGACATTTATTCATACCACTGCGTCTCAAATGTCTACCACCCTGTGACGTGGTTTTGACTGTTGATTCGTGTCTTACTTTTGATCCCATTCCTTGCTTAACTGCCATAATATCTCCTATACAACCATTGTTTTTCTAGCAGAGTGCAGTAACGAATATGCTGACTGCTTCTCTACACCAACTTTCTCAACTATCAATTTAATTAACTCTGCTGTTGGTTTATCTTTATTTTTCACATAGATATCCACAACTTTATCCTTTTTAGACTTAGGCTTTGGAGTCTCGTTATCTTGTACAATAGTCTCAGCATCCCTACCCATCATCTGTTGAATCTTACTCAGTCGCTTTTCTGCTATCGGTGATACTGTTGAAGGATCAAATCCTTCACCATTCTTTATTGATTCCTCAATTGCAGTAAATGCATATACCCTTGCTCGACGTGGCTCATCTGTAAATTGTTTGTGTACACCTAACTTGAATAAAATAGCATTGCATGCTCTTATTGGATTGGTTTGTTTTTCAAGATACTCGCGAGCCTTCATAATGATCCTGGAAGGGGACATATCAGCAGTTATGTGTAACTTCTTCATCAAGTCAGCCATTTCAGGCTTGAATGTTTCTGCATGCCCATACCCAGCCCATTCACTCTCATACACAGTTTTCTTACGTGCCATATTAGTTATCCTCAATCAAAACTATATTGTACATTGTTTAGGATATATTTTCAACATGGTAAGTATCAAATACTTCAAATACTTTTTTGGTGTATTCATTAGGACTTTTGATAAACACTTGTAATTGCTGATGTTCTACCGCAATGAGGGTAATGATATGATCAATTTGTATATTATACATTTCTTCCATCATAATTGAATATGCAGTTTCCTGATAGAAGTAGTTTGTGATCCAGTGCTCTTCTTTTGGCTTACCTGACGTCTTATAGTCTATAATACATGTACCATATCCTTTAACCTTTGCAATTAAATCGCATCTACCTGCGGATCTTAACCTCTTGGAATATAAGGGAATTTCTATGTTATAGACAGACTCAATGTTTTCGTCCAGCCAAGGTTGAATTTGTCTAAAGAGTGGTATTGTGTCAGGCATTCTACCCTTGAGAATATCGGGTTTATTAGCTACATAATCTTCACACATTAAGTGTACTTTAGTACCTCTTGATGCTGCTTGATTTTTAACCTTATTGGCTTCTTCTGTACCAACTCTCTTAACCCATTCATCGATACCCTCTTTACTGAGTGAAGACAAAACGGATGTGACAGAGGGATATAGATCGTTGTCTACTTTGTAGAAACGTTTGCCATCTATCATCTGAGCATCCAACTCAGTGACTTCTAGCGGATGATGTATAAACATAATTTAGTAATCTTTGATGGTATTGTTACCGCCAACCTTTTTCTTCATGTGCTTAAGTAGATCTTTGAATCCGGATGATGGTGTTCTTACACCTGCTGTAATTGGATCTACGCATCCTGGTACAGTTAGCATAACACGTTCAAGGTGGGGATTGTCGAGTTTGAATTGATCAAGCTCAGCAATCTTCATTATGTGTTCCTCTATCTCGCCAGTGCTTGTATTACGAAATTCATATGTAGGCATTATCTATTCTTCTTTATTTTGTCAACAACCTGTCGCTCATAATGCCTACGTCTGCTCCAAACAAAGTTAGTCATATTGACCAAGCCTGTCTCAATTAAATCCATAATAATGTTATGCCAAAAGTAGTACATCAAATAAGGTCCTCGTAGGTTAGTAGTTTCGTTGGGTTTTTAGATCTTAAAATGTTAATTAGCGGTTTTATTTTTTTGTTCTCATAAAGCATCTTGGTTTTTCTTGATACATGTGTTGAATATTCTACTTCTTGGTATTTTGGATCAGAATGCTTTTTAAGTGATTTGCTCATTTCAAGTCTCTTGCTCCTCTGGGTAGTCATCGGGAAAGGCCTTTTTAGCAATTTTGGCCGATATCTTCTTAAAGGGTAGCTTTTTATCTTTGATATGACATAAGAGTACAGCATCGTTCTTATCAATAGACTCAAGCAATTGTATAAACAACATCTCACGTTTTACTTTGCTAAGGTTAGGATTACCACCTTCAACAAAAAGATACAACTTCCTCATTTCGGATAACAATCTTCCTTCAAGATCGAGGAATTCACATGGTTTGTATGGAGGGGTACCACTAGGTAGCATGAATTTAATGCCTGGGTGGAAAGCATATTGTAATAGTTGTCGAACAACAGGATTGCTCTTACGTAGTCCGTCAATTATTGCGTCTTCAGTTTCAAGTTCAGATATTTGTTTCAGTATTGTGTACAGCGTTATTTTCATTAAAATTCACCAATATGTTCCATAAGCATTTTAAGTTTGTGTTTTACAAAGAAATTGAACAATTTGTCTCTTGTCTTACCTTGCTGGGATTCGTACTGTTCAAGTACTTTGTCTTGGATATCTTCAGGTATGAAGGTTAGATCAATCAACTGCTCATTTCTGTTCCAGTTCCGTAATAACTCACCTGTAAAGAATTCTTTTGGTTTTTGTATGTTAGCATACTTCTCAGGCTTAACCGGTCGTTGGCGTTCACCACTAACAAACACATCATCCTTTGATAGAATATTTGGAATTCCATCACCACGATCGCCCTTCAATATCAACTCTCTTGTAAATTTGATAGGGTCTTCGTGTTTGATAAACTTCTTTCTAACAGGATCAAACTGCTGTACATTACCAAACACATGGAGCTGTACAAAGTCTTTATCACCTGATAGAATAACTATCTTCTCACCAGTATTTAGCATTTGCCCATACTTTATTGTCAATGTACCAATCACGTCATCTGCTTCGGCACCCTCAACTTGAATTACTCTATATGGAAAGTTATCTCTAAGATCATCGCGAATAGTATTCAAACAATTGAATATTTCAACCCAGTTTAATTCTGATTGTTCCCTGGATTTTTTACGGTTTGCTTTGTAGTATGGGAAAACTTGTTTGCGCCAGACATGTTTATCATCACAGCATATTACAAGTTCACCATAATCTTTGAATTTGGTTTTGAGGGATCGAATGGTATTGAGTACCATGTGACGAAGAATATCTTCGTTTATGTCGACATCAGTGTGGTTGCCAAGTTGTGCCATCAAGTTTGATATGCACACCTGGTTAAAGTCAAGGAGTATCATTTTAAAGTATTATAAAGTAATCTTATCTTTATTTAGTTGTGTTATTCGAACGTGTTGTGCAAGTATATGCATCAGAGCTTGATGACAATCTTCAACAACCCCATAATTATTCACGTCTACATGTAATGTAACATCAGCAAGACTTGAAGCTTTACCGCCATCAAACCCAACAAATGCAATACTACGCATACTACTAATCTTTGCATACTCTAATGCTTTGATAATGTTTGCTGAATTGCCACTTGATGATATAACAATTAATACGTCATTAGGATCAGCAAACATTTCTAATTGGTAAGAGAATATACTGTCGTAATTAATGTCATTAGCAATTGCTGTTATTGTTGCGGTACTTGATGGTAATGACACAATCTTAGGACGTTTGTCTGTATCACAGTATATACATTTGGAATGGTCACAAAGGAAGTGATCACTTATAGCAGCTGATCCTCCATTACCACAAACATATATGGTATCTCTATATTTCAAAGCATCTTGTATTAATTCAACTGCCTTCTCTAGTTGTAGTCTATCAACAGATTCTAAACCACGAGCAATTGCAGTACTATACCAATCAATGTACTCTCCAATATCTTTTTTATCTGTTGTCATATACTACTTCACTTCCGCTATCGGTAAAATTAAATTTGAAGTGCTTGAGACCCATTTGCTCCATTCTCTGTATAACCTTATACTGTTTAGACAAAGGTACATAAAGAAGTAGAAAGCCTCCACCACCTGCTCCAGCTATTTTACCACCCAACGCTCCATAAGTCAACGCCTCCCAATACCATTCGTCAATGCTACTATTAGTAATATTTGATGAGAGCCCTTTCTTCAATGCCCATGCCTGACCAAGCAAATATCCAAAGTCGTCTACCTTTCCTGCATAAAGGGATTTTAGAGCTTGTCGACCATAGGAGATCATTCTTTGTACTTTATCCACCATATAGGAATCTGACTTCATATTATCGCTCTGCTCAGATAAAATATCAGATGCATTACGTTTTACACCAGTATAGAATAAAAGTAGGTTGTTATTCAGCTGATGTAATACATCACCCGAAATCGTAACTGGACTTACGTCAACATGCTCGGGAGTGAATGTATAAGAGTTGAATCCTCCAAACGCTGCTGCATATTGATCTTGTTTACCAATTGGCTCATTACATTTGCTTATTTCAATATCACATGCCGCCTCAGCCAAATCATATTTTGTTATTGGTACATCTTTTAATCTAGCCAATGCATTCAATAAACCGACAGTGTATGTTGAAGAGGATCCTAGACCTGTTCCTTTTGTTGGAATCTGTGCATACGACGAAATCTCTATATTGGACTTTACACCCATCATCTTCAATGCTTCACGTACACGGTCATGCTTCAAGTCCCCAACCTTATCAACATGTTCAATTTCACTGTATACAAGTCTTATTCCAGGATATGATGTTTCACATACAGCTGTATGCATATATTGATCAATTGTTGTGGATAGGCAAAAACCTGGCTGCTGGTTATAGTATGCAGCCAGGTCACTACCACCTCCAAAGAAGCTTAATCTTAGTGGTGTCTTAACAAGAATCATTATATTGTCTTATATGTGAATACTGGACCACTAACTATCTTGCGAGACTTTTCATCCGGATACTGAACTTTCAATGTACTTAACAAGTCAGTCCATTGTTGAGTAATCTTAGTCCAGTTATATCTTGAATCAGCATATGCTTTAACAAACTTCAAATAATCTTGAACCGGCTCTTGATGTACAACACTTATAGCATTATCAAGTGCTTGGTAGAATATATTAGCATGTTCTTGAGGATTATCAGATCCTTGATACTGGAATGTTAATCCACCGGATGTATCAGACAATCCTGCACGATTCGGGTGAACACATAACAATCCTGCTGACATAGCTTCAATCAGGCTACGACTATTACATTCTTGCCATATAGATGGGTATGCAAAGATGTGTGCATCTTGTAAAGCTTCTCGTACCTTATCATTTGTAGCAAAGCCATGATAGTTAATCTTAGGATGATTACGGCAACGTTCATATAATTCTTCAAACTGTGCATCAGCATCGTCCCAACCATAAATCTTATAGCTTGAGAATACATCTAAAACTATATTGTCATATTTCTCACACAATTTTTCAAACACAGGAATAAGCAATGCTAGTCCTCGTTGAGGTGTTGATGTGTATATGAGACGGATTTCATCTTTTGATTTCTCTTTGGCAGGGATTGGGTCAATAGCTGTTTCAATAACCGCTACATTTGGATCATATGGTACTCCTAAGAAGTTCTGGTATTGCTGATACTGCCATTGACCACAGAATACAATCTTCTGGAATCTACTACGACTATTAGGATCTTTTAGATGATTGGTTTCAGGATCGTGTGGTAAGTCATGGACCCAATAAACACGAATCTTCTCAGGATCTAAATCACGTACACGTGAGCAAATGATTTGAAATTCATCAGCCACTCCTTCAGGCAGTCTTTCAGCAAGACCACGTTTCATCAACTCAGTACCACCTTGCGAGTTTTTAGATATTTCATTTTCTTCGAATGCCATTATTTTGTTTCCTCTTTTTTATAAACATACCAATCCCATGCAGCTTTAATCATATCCTCTAAGATTTCATCATACTCGAATCCTGTTTCTTCAATAAACTTAGATGGATTACATAATAAAATAGCTGGATCGCCTGGTCTTGGATTACCAATATCATATGGGACGTCAATCCCAATCACGTCTTCAAAAGTCTTTATTAACTCTAATACCGATGTACCTCTCATTGTTCCCATGTTGAATGTATGATGACCTTTATTTGTCTTCATATAATCAACTGCGTGGAAGTGAGCTTTACAAATATCATTTACACTAATATAGTCACGGACTGCTGTACCGTCTGGGGTATCCCATTCCATACCATACACGGTAAGTGGGTTGCCCGTATAAGCAGCTTCCATGATTCGTGGAATAATATGTGGGTAGTTCAATGGTTGGCCAACATCACCATAAGATCCAGCTACACAGAAATATCTGAATACCGTTGATGTGATACCTTTCTCATACAGCTCACCAAGAACAATTTCTGCCAAGAATTTACTACGGCCATATGGATTTGGTGAAGCCTTTGGTGATGATTCAGTAAGATAGCTTGTCGATGGATCATATACAGCTGCTGTGCTTGAGAATACAATATGACCATCACGTTCAGCCCAGCCATGCTTCAATAAGTTACGTAACATGGCAGATGTGTTACCAACATTATTTTGATAAAACTCAAAGGGATCTTCTACGCTAAGGGGAACAGATGCTGACCCACCTAGATGAAACACAGTCCTAATATTATATCGTTCACATATAACAGCAAAATGTGGATCCTCATATCCACATGCAAGCGGTAAATCAACATATTGCTGTTTATCACCTGGCTTATACGCTCTATCACAACCTAATACGTTATATCCACGATCCTTACAGTGCTTAGCTAACACCGATCCGATGTATCCTGCTGACCCTGTTATAGCTATCCAATCAGCCATTATTTGCCTTCTCCAACTCTGCATCAAAAATACGTTTTCTCAACTCCGTTGAACTAAAGCTATGATCTCGTTTGTTATACCAAACTTTGATACCACGATCCTCACAAATGTTCTTACCGGTGAACGGTTGATCCCGGTACTCCTCACCTATAACTCTAACATCAATGGGTAATAGCTTCAACAAATCTTCAAGATCAGCCTCTGTCTCATAAATATAAATCTCATCTATCAATGAACATGCTTTGAGTTGAAGTTGTCTTTCAACAATGGTTTGAATTGGTTTATTTTTAAATGAACGATCCCTGGACGGATCAACTTGTAGACCTACAATAAGATAGTCACACACTTGCTTCGCTTGTGTAAGCATGTCAATGTGACCTGCATGGAACAAATCAAATGTTGAGCAAGTGAACCCTACTCGTTTTTCATTATCAATCATACCAACAATCCCTCAATTCTTTTGATACTATCCCAACGGAACGATCTCCACTGTTGCTTCTCAAGATCGAAAACCGGAAGAATGTTTTCATTGACAGTACGTTGTTTATCAGTCTTTCTTTCGTACTGCTCAATCAAATCGCTCTTCAGTGAGCACTTCATCACTCGCTCTGTTCCATCTGTTTTAGTGAAGGTAATATTGAATGGTCCTGTTTGCAAAAGACCAATCAACCATGCACGCGATTCTTTATCATTAAATTCTACTGCCATAATATATATACTCCTCAATTATCGTTTAACGATTGTGTAAAATTCCTTAGCTAGTTTAAGTGTACGGTTGTTCACCTTGACGATATAGAATCGTTTACCTTCGATATCTTCCTCATTAACTAAATCTCCAGTATAGGAGTTATCATTTACTTTGTTTTTAAAGTAAAGATTTCTTCTCACCTCATATGAGGGTCTTCTGCTATTTCTTGTTAGTACTTTCATGTGAACTCTTTTTCCGACTTAATAACTATTTTGTCATCTGGTATTTTCCATCTTTTACAGATATCAGTCAACAGGTTATCGAAATTATTTGACTGTCCTAAGAATACTTCATCTATATCCCAAGCATAGTATGTTTTCTTATCAGATGTGTATTCAATATGTATTGGGAATACCCAATCCTGATCCATTTTCTGCATTTTTCTTATGTTAATGTATGCTTCAGTAAAGTTAAATACAAATGTGACGACCCACCAAACCACAAAAGCAACTATAGCCCATACAAATATCATGGTTGTTCCTTTTCGTATCCTAATGCACCATACTTACAGACATAATAACTATCTATAATGTCAGATGATGGGTTCCACTGCTTTTCACTCAAAGAAAACAAACTTTTTATATCCAGGTTATTTTCTTGGATGAATGCAGTCTGCATTAACTCCTTGTTTGCATTACCCTTTCCAGTTGCAATCTTCTTAATTACAGTTGGTGGTATTGTTTCGTACTGATAGTGATACTTGAATAAAAGATATTTTAAGATACCAGTATTTTCCGCTATATGAAAAACCCGGCCCGTTGAACCATAACTATAATCCTCAATGAATACCTTTTCGATACGATATTCCATTAAGCATTTTATAAGCCACATCGAGATATTTTCATAACGCTCAACTTGGCTATTATAAGTGGGGTACATAACTCCACGAAACTGATCATTGTTGATCAATCTCTTAGCATTATCTGCCATATAGTGAAAAGTACAATGTTGTATACTGTATTCTTCACTACCATTAAAAACGCACAGTGCTGGAGACGTTAATGATAAGTCAATTCCAGCAATAGCCATTCTTAATCTTCATCCTCATCATCTTCATCAATGATATCATCATAATCTTCCTCAGCGAATCCTTCATCTATATTGTAGCCACAAAACGGACAAAATACAATTTCTTGTTCAGGATAGTCCGTTGATGTTACTACAAATTCAGTATCACACCCTTCACAATATATTGGATCACCAGACAAATATTCTTCTAGTTGCACCATGACTGCTTTGCCTCCCCGTGATATGGACGTGCCAAGTTATTTTGAATAAGAAGTGCTGATAGTTTTTGACCATCAATAATTACGTCACCAAGTACTCTACCACCAAATTTGTCCCACTCCTTCAATTCGACTTGAACCCTTTTAGCATTGGCTATTGCTTTCTTTGTAAAGTCTGTAGCCGCTTGACCTTTTTGAGCTTCCTTCTCACATTTAGCTCTTGGAGCTTTTTCTGGTGTATCTACACCTAACACTCTAATTTTCAGGGTCTTTCCAAGTTCTGGTGGTAAGAAACTAGCTTCGAATTCAACCGTGTCTCCATCAACTGCTCTTGTAATTTTCCAATCATGAGATTGTGCTTGTGTATTGATGCTCGTGACTAGCAAGAGCGTTGCTAAAAAATATTTCATGGTTACCTTTCTTATTGTTATGCCGCTTGACCCCAAACATCTGACCAATCTCCAGATAGTGCACCTTTTGCATAATCAGTAGCACGGTTCTCAAAGAAGTTGGTATGTGTCGGAGCGTTAATCATCTCTTCGACCCAAGGCAATGGATTCTTTTTGACTTTGAATATTCCCTTAAGACCTAGTGAGATCAATCTTCTATCTGCAATATATCGAATGTATTGTTTTACTTGTTCTGGTGTCAAATCTATCATACTACTCATACCAAACGATAGATCAATAAACTTATCTTCAAGTTCAACCATTCTTTCTGCAATGGTATATATTTGTGATTTTAAATCGTCATTCCATAGTTCGCGATTTTCTTCAATGTATGTTCTAAACAGCTTGATCATATTCTCAGCATGCATCGTTTCATCAACAATAGACCAAGTAACGATTTGACCCATACCCTTCATCATTCCGTTACGTGGGAAGTTTAATAACATAATGAATGAGCTGAATAGTTGCATACCCTCAGTAAATGCAGAGAAGGCTGCAATGTTAGTGGCTACTGATTGTGGGGTACCATTCTTACTTGACAAATCCATGAAGTATTCATGCTTTGCCTTCATTGACTCATAATCTAGGAACTCACTATATGTTGTTTCAGGCATACCTAAGGTTTCAATAAGATGTGAGTATGCAGCAATGTGTAATGCTTCTCTCGCTGCAAATCCTAACAACATCATACGGACTTCAGGTTGTTGGAAGTATGGTAGATAGTTCGTAACATATCCACCGGCAACGTCAATATCGCCTTGTGTAAAGAACCTAAAGATATGTGTTAGAAATTGTTTCTGGGATGGTGTAATCTTATTTTTCCAATCTTTAACATCTTCCAGCATTGGTACTTCTGTATGCAACCAATGTGCTTGCTCATGTTGTAGCCAAGCTTCATATGCCCATGGATAATTAAATGGCTTGAAAAAACTTCTATCTTCTGTTAACTTATACTTTACTTTCTTTATCATTCTTAATATTTCCCGTCTGTTTTCATCCAACCTTTACCTTTGTACTCAACACTTGGTGCAGCTAGAAATGTTCTTTCTAAACCATGTTTCTTACAAGTAGGACATTCAGTTGGATGAGGATCTTTGATAGATTTGTTTATTTCACAAAACTCACCACACATATTACATTTATAATCATATAGCATTACTAACCCTCACAGGCAATACAGGTATCCCCTTCAGCAATTTGCTTAAGATCGATCTCTTCAATAACTTGACGCTCTATCTTCTTAGCAACTTTGTCGGCTTTACCAATTTTTTCTGAACGGCAATAGTACAACGTTTTCAGACCCATCTTCCACGCCATAAAGTGTATAGCATGTAGATACTTAATATTGACGTTTGGTCTGAAGAAAAGATTTAGCGATTGTGCTTGATCAATGAACGCTTGACGATCGGCAGCATGCTGAATGATCCATCGTTGGTCGATCTCCATGGAAGTCTTGAAAACATCTTTTGTCCAGTCATCCATCCAATCCAGGTGTTGAACCGATCCATCGTTTGCAATAATGGAACTCCATGTCTCATCATACCAACCTTCTTTCTCGTTCTCTGCTTGTTTACGAACAATCCTATCTAACCACTTGTTTTTGTTGAGGTATGAGCCAGATAATGTATCTTGTCTATAGGCATTTGCTCTATATGGTTCTATTGAAGGTGATGTATTACCCATAATAATAGAGCTAGAGGCATTAGGGGCAATAGCCATAAGATGAGAAAAACGATTACCAGTACCAACGGCATCTGGTGCTTCACCTCGCTCTGCACCAAGTTGTTTGTTTGCTTCATCCAGCTTCTCTCTCATATGTTTAAATATTTTAATATTTGTACTAGCTGCTAATGATGTTTCCCATGGAATGTTGTGCTTTTGTAAGTATGCATGATATCCTAAAGCACCAACACCAATTGACCTCTCTCTATTAGCACTGTGTATTGCACGACTTATTTCATTCGGTGCATTACTAATAAAGTGTGAAAGTACATTATCTAACATCTCAGCAACATCACGTAAGAACAATGGATCATCTTTCCATTCATCAAAGTATTCTAAGTTCACTGAAGACAAACAACATACTGCCGTACGATCTTTATCTGTTGGTAGAATAATTTCAGAACATAAGTTTGATTGTCTGATCTTCAACCCAAAACGCTTTTGCCATTCTGGCATCAATCTATTAGATGTATCAATATAATGGATATATGGTTCACCAGTCTGCATTCTCATTTCCAGAATACGCTGCCACAACTCTCTTGCAGGTACTTTATCGCGAACTTCACCATTGTGTGGATCTTTTAGTTCCCATGTATCATCAGCATCCTTATCAATCATACAACGCTCAATCAACTCCATGAAGTCGTCTGTAATATTGATACCATGATGAAGATTCAAACATCGCATGTTTTGATCCCCAGTCGGTTTTCTCATCTCTAAGAAAATAAGGATGTCTGGGTGACTAATGTCCAAATAAGCAGCATAACTGCCGCGACGAGTCCTACCTTGACGATAAGCCAAACTACTTGCATCATAAGTTCTAAGATGAGGCATAACACCCACAGACTTATCATCAGCACTACGAATCCCAACGCCAATTCCAACACCGCCTCCTAACATCGACAACCAATTGACTTCCGACAAACAATCAACCAACCCTTGTGCACTATCATGTAAGTAAGGCAGAAAACAAGAGATAGGAAGAGACCTAGCACTACGCCCTGTAGACAAAATAGGAGTACTGTAAGATAACCAATGCTTGCTAGAATACTCATAAAGACGCTGAGCATGTTCTGGGTTAGATCCAAACTTCTTTGATACATATGCAAATCTTTCTTGTGGTGACTGTTCATTATCAAGCATGTACGATTCGCGTAATCTTTTGAGACCTAGTTCATCAAACAAACTATCTCTGGTGGGATCTATCTTCACATCCCATTGAACATTTTCAATATCCATAAAACCTCAGTTAATCTTTTTCGTTGTTGTAAATTTTGTCAAATAATTTCTTTTGTTCCGTATACCACTCTTGCCAAGCCTTTGTCTGTTCTACTACTTCGTGGTAGATTCCGTAGTTTTCTGTGACGGTTCTTCCGACATCAGAGATTTTAACTTCGGAGGTTCCTTCATAAGATTCGCTGGGGCTGTCGGGAACGACGGCTTTGGCGGCACTGTCATGAAGCAAGACGAAAGCATTAGGGACACGGCAATCATTGTCATACTTTGTAACGTATTGATCAACATACTTGACGATCTCATTTGTTTTCTCCTTAATCTGTATTATCTTTTTGTCATGCTTATCAGCTAACATTTTATTAAGATCTGTTGACTCTTGTTGGTATTGTTGAGCCTTTGCCTCCAATATAGCTATTTGTTCTCTCATATCCTTTTGACCAAATATGAGGCCTTCCAAGAATACTGAAGCACAAAATATTAAAGCTGCTATTGGATATAATAGTATACTTCTCAATATCGATGCTACTATTATACCACCAATTCCTACAAAAAGCAATAGATGAACTACCCAATCTGGGATTAAATTTATCACCCACATACTAACTCCTATTGATTTGTGAACTCGTCTATCATTGGAAACACTTCACTGATTACCTTTGCACAAGCAATAGCTATATCAGCATGTTCCTTCTGTGTTCCGTTGGCAGAACGGAGTTCTATGTAATGTACCCATGAACGAAGTGTTCCGTTCATATATAAGCGAGAAACGGTGTTTCCTTCTGGTAATACTGCACGTGCTTGCTCTTTTGCAATCCCATTACTGATTGCCCATTGGTAGGCACGCTTTGCTTCCATAATAACAGAAAGCTGTCTATTTTCCCACTCTTCCTTCAAATATTCATCATCTGTTTCTACTGAGTTTTGACGATTCACTGGATCTTGAAGTCTTGCTTCTCTTACCTCAAAATCAAGGTCTGATGTCGGATCTGCATAGCGCTGACTAAATTCTTGGAATGAAAATGATCTATGACGAAGCATTTGTCTAGCTATATCACGGGTTGTAGTAATCTCGAGACATAGAGAGACCATCTCAAGAGGTGACCAATGTTTATGCTTTGTAAGATAGCGAATCAGTTTCTCACTTGTTTCTGTATTGTATTGATTTGCTGGATTTGATACTCGTGCACAGAATGCTACTAAATCTTGAGCATCTTCGAGTCCTTGCTGTTTTACTTCATCATGTGGTTGGGAGTAACTGATCAGTTTTATTTTCATTTCATACCTTTTTCCATGTTGCCATTCTTGCTTTTGCTGCTAAGCCTTGAAAGACGTTTTCATCTATAATCTTTTTGTAAGTACTAAGACCACTCATAACCATTTCATTTATATCTTTGTAAGGTATATATTCGGGCCATATGGCAACTTTATAACCTTGATCGATATATTTTTCTATCCTTCTAACAATCTCTTTATTACGAGGCTCATTATCAAACACAATAACTGCGTTGTCCTTATTGAGATCGGTAGGTAGATCTGCCCCTGCCATTGCGATTGCATTAGGCAGAAACATAGAGTCAATTGGACCTTCCGTTACGTAGAAAGTCTTGTTCATATCTACAGAATCAAGACCAAATAGCTTTGGTTTTGAATCGTCAATAACTATAGTTATATATCTAATTCCATCTTTAGAAAAACTTCTTCCTTGCAGGGCGAATAAAGTCCCTTCTTTATCGATAAACGGAATAACCATGCGGGGTTCATCGATGCTGGCATCAAATTTATCTGGAATGAAAGTATTGACCCATGCTTTAAATTTTGGTACATAAAATAATTTTGCATGGAATGGAGTTGGAATTAATCTTGAGTCAACATACTGTTTTGCAGGATGATCCGGTCTTAACTGTGATACCTTCTTTAACATCTTGAGAGGAGACTCTTTGATAAACTTTGGCTTCTCGAAAGATGTTATATCAATAGGCTTTTGCTCTTGTGGAGTATGCTTAGCTACAAATCTTTCTTGAGCATATTCTTTATAGAGAGTTGGATCTAATGTCTTAATAAAGTTACCGAGTGACATTGATGCGCCACAGTTATGACAATAGAATACTGTTTTATCAGCTTTACTAAGGATATAACCACGGGTTTTTGATTTTTTAGTATGAGAATCCCCACATAGAGGACATCTGAAGTTATAGACGTTGTTTGTCTGTTTTTTGAAGCGTTCTAGTCTAGGGGAGAGTAAGTTTGCGTATTTGTAATCAATAAAGTCCAATATATAATCCTTTCGCTTAACAGCGTTATTATACTGCTAAACGAAAGGATAAGTCAACTTTATTTTATTAAATGTGATATGATGTATCCAATAACGATTCCACCACCGATAACCATCCATCTCCATTTTTCGAGATTGGTTAGTCTTTCCTCGATGTTAATGAAATGCCTCATCAAAGCATCATGCTGCTCTTTTTGTTCTGCTCTGAGCTCTTTGATGTCTGTTGCTATATTTTTTACTTCATTTTCCAAGACGGCAATCCTCGCTACTGAATCATACATTTCCATGACAACTATTCTCCAGCTTGATCAGATCCGGACTTGATAGCTTCAACTTTTTCTTGTCCACGTGTCCATGCACTGATACCTAAAATAGCACCAAATGCAATATGTATCAATCCACCACCTTGCAATGTTAATGATTGCCACATAGCAATATGTTGACCTGGATTCCAGAATTGTAACAGGTTAAAAAGTACTGGACCAAGAATAAAATCAAAAATATTGATAGCCATATATGTTACTGCCATCATAGGACGCCATTTCGTGGTCATCCAATCTTCTTTTTTAGCTGCCATGTTTTTTCCTTTGTTATTATTATACCACACTTGCTGCTGTTATTAGCCCATTTAAGACTTCATTGAGCAATTGTTTTTCCGCTGCAGCTGCAGCATTATCTGCAATTACTTCTTGGGATTTCAAGTCTTTCAATAGTTCTACATATTCGGGCTGGGACATTAAACCAGCCTCATATAATGTTTTATACTTATCTGCCTTGTCGGCCAGTCCTTTTACGTATTCACTACTTACATCTGAGAATTCTGATAGAAATTGTTTACTCATTTTGGTTTCCTTACTACACTATATTGAATAGCTTTGGCGGAATCATGAATGGTTCTGAGCTTAATCTTGCAATACTCCTCACTCACGGGTTCACCACTAGCATATCTACTTTTGAGACCTTTTGTTATCTCAACCAAAGACTTTGCCATGTTGACAGTTTCATCATTATATGGTGTTACTGAGTCATAATTATAAAATTCAACAGATTGAATATACAATTCACTGGATATAACAATCATTGAGTCTTTTTGTTCACAGTCAGCCAACTCAGCAGTTGTTCTAATTTTATTCACAAGCATGTGCTCAGTATCATTATATCTTGCCATGTTTAGTATTGAGCAGCCTGTTAATAACAATGCCATTAAGGTTATTCTAATCACTTTGGTGGACTCCTTCTCTCAATAGTCTTCATTAAATTAAATTTGTTTTTACGTCGCTTGATAATACCAGGAGGTTCACCCTGAGCTCCAACACCAACCCCTGCTATCTTGCCACCACTTACGACGTTAGCAGGACCCGCAGCTTCACCTTCCTCATTTAGTTGCCTTTGCACCAAATGAATATAGTTTGGTAACATGTTTTCAACAACCAAAAACATCTCATCATCATCAAGATCCCTTAGGTAGGACTCTTCACGTAGCAACAAAAGAGCAGCAGCATAAGATGCTATTCTTGTCTTACCACCAGGTACTGTTCCTAGTAGTTTCTTTAGATTTGCAACAAGCCTGTCAAAGTATCTCCACGAATTCTTTTCTTCCATGGTTTTTAATGTTGAAGACTTTCTTAAAACCTTACCATTCTTATCAATGATACCATATTTGTAGGCATCCCATTTTTCAAATGGAGTTGCAAGTCTCTTGATAAACTGATACGTAACAAACGTGTCAACTACTGGACCCGACATTATATTTTCCTTAGTGCCTGTACAATTCCTTCATCCAACGGGATGTCTGATACACTTATGTTCTTACCATCTATTCCAATGTTATATACAAAATCTGGACAATAGTTTAGTAAAACAAGAAATGGAATTAAGTACGAGTAATATTTGTTTAATTTAAAAAATAACATCCGTGTTGTTGCTGGAACACCAAATGTATTATATAAAATTATTATATGGTTAAGGATGAGTCTCTCTTTGAGATCACCCTCTTCCTCATATCTACTAAACAACCTTTTTATATACTTGAACCTATTAAGGTCCTCATAAAATTCTAGCGTACTAAAACATGATGGGTTGTCATAATTCTTAGCCGCATATAATAAAAAGTTTGTTTCATCAAGTTTATCGCTGTGCATTATATACTACCAAGTTTCGAGCAGAGCCCTCTTCCATGTATTTGTCGACACACAAACATACACATACGTGTTACCAAATCTAACTTCACCTGTTGTACCATTTGCACTGGCACTTGCTGGTATATTGTTTAGATTAGCAACAGATACTTTTGTTGATATGGTCAACGTGTCAATCGTAGCTGTATTGGATACTGTTACTGCATGTTTCAATCCAACTGGCGTTGATACATTAGCGAAAAAATTTGATACAGTTACTTTTTTGTTACTCGGGCTAGTGTTGGGGCTATCTACTACCATGAGTAGATCGTCCCCAGACACACTCGTGAGCCCTTGTAAATCAGTAATTTTTTTAGCTTGCGTAGCCATTATTATGCGTCAGGTAATACATCGTCATCGGAGCCATCTGTACTAATAGAACCCATAGCAACCAGAGTTTCGTATTGTACACGACCAGCACGGCCACCAGAACCAACAGTACGCAACACCCAACCAGCGTGTGCTACACCTTTGTTCTGAGCACCACCTACTACAGCAACACCAGTAGCTGTTTCACCAGTTAATGTATGACCAGTTTCACTGACACTTGCTGTTAAATCTATTACGTCACCAGAAGGTGTAGCAGCTAGTTTGATAGTTGTTGAGTTGGCAGCAACTACATAATATTTAACACCTGATGTTAGACCTCCAACAACAGTATTACCAGCAGCAACAGTATATGTTAGTGCATCCCCTACCTGAAACTTAGTATTTGCAGTTGTCAGAGCAATAGTATCATTTGTATTTGAAACGGCACTCAAAGCATTAAATGTGATGCCTGTTGGTGCTGCAATTGCTACCGTTGGATTTGTTTCATAGCTAGATCCAGCAGCAGTAATATTCAGAAGTGTAATTTTACCTGTAGATAGATTAGCAAACGCATTAGCTGTTGCTGATGCACCACCGCCACCACTGATTGTTACAGTAGCATTGCCTGTATATCCAGAGCCAGCTGATGTAATAATCAACTGCGCTACGTTACCAGAACCAACGGCATCTTCTGTTGGGTCTACAGCAAACATACCTGTTGTGACATTGGTAATAAATGCATCTGGTGTTGTGTTATCGTATAGGTTATCTCTATTTGTTGTATTTGGTGCCAACTTTACACTTGTTGGAGCCCAAAGCACGCTGTTAGAAGCAGCGTCTGATTTTCCCCATTGAGACATTTGTCTTTCTCCTTAATTTGTACTTTTATATTTAGTTGTTATAAAACTTTGTGAACAGACATTAAATGCTCGTGAGACTGCGCAATATGATCATGAACCTTAGCACGATCAGCTGGTTTCAATTTGTCTGTTGCTGTCATTACTTTATGTGCAACATCATGTGGCACAAAGTGTGTTTTACCATTAGCAAACTTGACATCAGCACCACCTTTTTCATGTTTCATATCAGTTGCGACTTTTAACTGTACCGCAATGTGCTTGTCAGGTTCTGACTGAAGGTGCGGACTTTCTGGTCTATCTGGACCTTTGTCATCCTCTTCTTCGTCATCATCTTCAGACTTCTTAGCTGCTGGAGCTGGAGTCTTTCTTGGACGGCCACGAGCTTCATCAAGAATTCTTTTCAGTAACTCATTGCCTTCTTTAATGTGTTTAATTTTGCTACCCATTTCAGCAGCGTCATCAAGTTCTGTATCTGTAAGGTGTTCACCAACCTTGATACCATGAGCAAGATTTTTGCCAACTTGATGTACCTTGTACATTGGCTTACCATCTTTTTTAACTTGGCTAACATGTAATGCATCTGGATGCAATGCTTCATTCATACTCTTCTCTTTTTTCAAACGATCCACGACTGACTTGAGACCCTGCTTAGCTAGGTGTTTTGCAGAAGAATATCCCTGACCATACTTACCAGCCTTAGCAATTGGGTCTCTTGGTTTATCTGGTGTAAAAGGTGGTTTCTTATCCATATTACATGCCTTTCTTTTTCTTATGATTCATGTGCATTTCAGATACTAAAACTTCAAGTTCTGTTATTGGAACACGCTTCTCAATACCATGCTCAAACATAACATCATACCATTCAATCAAACCATCTGCATTTGGTGTAGCGTGTTGGCTATGTAAGGTTTTACCTTCACCAAGTCTTGAGTGTTTAACGTGAACAGCACAACAATGTTGCCCTGGGGTGTCACGTTCTTCGGCTTTTTTCATATGCATAGCTTCTTTAACATCTGACTCTTCTTTTGATACTTTCTTGCCAGCTCGAAGTTTTGCAAAGTCCTCTGCATCAATTTTGTTTGGATCACCTGCCATAGCAGCGATTTTCTTTTGTTTTGCGGAAAGAACTTTTTCAGCAACCATACGGTCAACTTTTTTCTGTTCTTCTACATAGTCTTGAATGCTGTTACCTACTACACCCTTCACAGCGTCCATCAGACCTTTACTTACATTAAATAATGCCATTTTACTTCTCCTAGTCGTTGTCAATTATCTTTAATTTTCTTTGTGCTTTTAAATTTCTCGACAACGCGTAACGGCTGTTGTCTATATCTTTATCATGCTCTGTTGTTTTTGTATATGATGGTACTAAGAATCTCTTCATTGCTTTCTGGAGGTCAAACTTCTGTGCATCAAAAATATTTCCTTCAGTATCAAGATGCTTAGTAATTCTACCCAACACCCCATCCAAGAAATCAAACTTCTCTAACATCTTTGCATTAGCAGCATGTAGTTTGATTCGTTTGATATAATTTTGTGCATCAGTAATGTCAAGAGGCTCAGCTCTTTCTTTTGAATCAACCTTCTCAACAAGAGCAAACAGTTGATCTAAAACAATAGCAGCTTTTTCCATCTCATTAACATTTATGTCTTTTGGTAGATCAACAAATAACTTTTGTGCTTGTGGACTTACCTCAAAATGTTTCGTACGGTATGTACCAACAGATATTTGATCATTCTCATCTGTCTCAACATCAATACGTTGTTCAATCATTGTCTTAATGATTGCTGTCTTTAGTGATTCGTACTGGCTTTGAGGTTTCACTCGACCAGTCATTAAGTCTTTAATTATATTTTCTACTGATCTCATTATTGACCTTTCAGAACAGATTTGAGCATCCACTCATGTTTCTTGTGAGCTTCAATTCTGGCTTGCAAGAAATTTGACAGTCCAATTTGACTATATCTTTCGGCCATATTATAAAGCTCTAACAACTTTGTTTGATAGATGTTGTTGTTAGCTAACAAATCTCTATACATTGTAATAGGATCAGCTGGCATTGCTGGTGTTTCTGATAAATCAGACAACTCATCAAATCTCTTCAATGTAGATGAAGTGTAGGCACCGAGTTGACGCACATGTTCAGCTAATGGATCAACAGAACCATAAACATCTGCATAAAACTCCCCAAAGAATTCATGGTCCTGTGGAAAATTTCTACCTTCCACATTCCAGTGGTAAACATTCGCCTTAAAATATAATTCAAATGTGGTTGCAAGTAACTTTTGCGTTTGATTAATTAGTTCTTCCATTATACATCCTTGTTATCTAACGGCCCATTTGTAAGCCATGCATCACAGGTTCTTGAACCTGCACATTTAAAATGAAAGAGTGTGCAGTAACCTAAATTTGCTAGTTTGACCGTTTCTTCGGCACCACCATCTTCTTTCTCACCCTGCTTTATACCATCTGACATACATTTAATCATTTCATCAGAAACATTAAAGGCAGCACAGTTATGACATCTTGCTGTCTTTGCATACTCAACTGGTACATTCCACATCTTCGCTTTTGCCTTCCAAAACTCATTTGATGGTTCCATTGGATTGAGTGGTCCATATCCATATTCATCTATTGCATGTTGTCTATTTTTAAGATTCACGTGTATATCATATGTTGCTATTGGGCAACTTGTTTTTTTCTCGAAAATGTATTGCTTGAATGTCTTCATTAGCAATTCCACTTTCTTAAGGCTTTATTGATTCTTGAATCTGGATCTTTGGCTGTCTTAGCTGACGTCAATCTTTTCTTCATTCCACTCATACGAGCACAGAATGATTTACGGCGCTTAGCTGCTTTACTATCAGGATCTAATTTAGATGGCTTTGTTGTTACAGCCATTGATAGTTTTGAACCAGGATTCTCTTTACGGTATGAAGCAATTCCTTTACGGTTTAGACCACCTTCTGGATTCTTACCAGCTTTACGCTGCCATGCTGGTGTCTTACCCTCGTCAAGATCAGCTTCCTCTTTCAAAGCATTGTCGACATAGTCATTAACATGCTTTTGTGCAGCTTCATGACTAATGTTGTGTTGTTTTGCAAGCTTCTTAGCTACCTGTACTGTTTTATTACCTAGATGTTCGCTACCACCTATCTTTTTATAAGAAGCTACGTGTTTACCTAGATGTTGTTCAATGTCGGCATGCAACTCTGCCATCTTACCTTCATCTAATAGAAGGTCCTGAATTTGTTCATGCAAGTCAGAATCCATTTCAAAAGCCTTGCCACCAGATACAAACGAATTGACTCTAGCAAAAGCCCATTGCTGAGCTGTTTGTGTTGTATAATCTATTTTGTTCCAGTCAGCAATGCCTCTTTGGTAGACCTCTGCTAGCACATCATAAGGAACACCTGTCTTAAATGACTTGAACTTTAAGGAAGTTTCTGCCGACTCTGAAATAGTTGCATTTTCTACCATTTCAACTATTGCATTGAATTGTTCAAAAGAAAGGTTTTTATTTTCTTTCTTTTCATCCTTTTTCTTCTCAGGCTCAGGCTTCTTAACTTGTGGTTGGTCAAAGGATACATTCTTCCAGCGCTCAATATTACCTAACGCTGTTGCTAGGATCTTATGTGAGCGTGATTCCTCAACATCTACCTCTTCTGTCTTTGTACCCCAGTTTTTAGCACCTGCTTTTCTACATTTTACTAAAGCACCAGAGGCATATGCACTAGGCCAAATCTTGTAACGAGATTTAACTTTATGATAACATGCATCTTTTTCTTCTGTAGCTACGTTGATAGCAGAACCGCTTCTTTCTGGATTGGGATCCTGTCTACGTTTACGTTGAGCTGCCGCTGCTCGATCTTCTTTATCCATTGCACGTGCTTTAGCTAAAGGTAAACATTTTGGTTTACCTTCACCTTCTTCTCTTGCACATTGACCCTTAATGTTACCTTTAGTATCCATTCTTACCCACTTGTCTTGAAACCATTGTCTTATGTTTTCGTTCAGATCATGGTCCAACTCTTCATGAGCTTTGTCATGTATACCTTTGTGAGTCTTATGAATACTCGTATTCATTTTCTTCAAGTAACTCAAGCGCTTAGAGCGCTCTGACTCTACCTTTTGTTTATCATATGTTAGCTGTTCTGCAAATACAGCAAACGGCTCATTAACATCTTCCTTGACGGACTTGATGTGGCCTATGATCTCATTGGCATGTGGGTGTAATGCTTTTGGTAAACCAGCTTTAAAATGTTCGTGCTCACCAGCTCTTGCATGAGCTCGCATCTTTGTACCAGACATTCCAGAAACACCTTCAGCATCTGGATCTCTTTCACCTGAGGACACAACCTTGATAGATTTGAAGTTGTAATGGCCTTCTTTGCCGTTATATTGTTTGAGTTTATCTTCATAATCCTTAGCACGATCACTACCAGCAACCATTACCAAATGTTTGTGTCCAGCATCATGAAGTTTCTTAGCTGCATGTAAGAAGTTGGGCTCCTCTTTGGAAGATCCGTGAATATTGACCCCATGAGGTTCAGCTACTTTCTTTAAGTAGTTAAGTTTGTGTTTTTGTGGGAGTGGATTACTAGATGTACCTTCAGAGTGACTTGCAAAAACATGAGCACTACCGTTGTGTTGTTTTGCTGTCTGATGTACTGTATGAATTAGTTTTTCGTGGCCAGTCGTTGGTGGATTGAATCTACCAAAAGCCATCACAGCTGTGGATTCTTTTTCTTCTCTAACAAATGCTTTATCTTGGTCATCTTTAGGATTGATAATAATCTCATCCTTATTACCTGCAGATAGCTTTCTGTTAAGTTTCTTGCCCGCTTGAGGCATCTTTTGTGTCAATTGATCTAATGGCATAGATTTTCCTTTAATTATCAGGTTTGTCGTAACCTAACTGATATTATATAAGGTTATTTATAATATTTATTATTCAGGTTTGTATTTTTTGGTAGATCCGTCAGGCTGCACATGATAGGCATGGAAGTTGACGTTTGGGTGTTGTTCTTTCATTTTCAAGAAGTGATGTAAGTTTGTTTTACTATCATCATACATATGAACGGAATGAACATTACCCTTTTTGACATAGTCTGATATGATTTTTGTTTTTTTGTGTGCAGGTTGTTCATTGCCTGGAATGTTGCCCGCTCTGTGAACATGAATGTTATCTACATCAACACCGTGTTTTTTGAATGTATCTAAGAATTTGTGTTTGTTGTCAAAGTCAGCACGTGCTGTATTCATGATTACTTTTGAACTCGATCCCACTTTTGATTTGATATTTTGATGAATAGCTTTCATCTTGTTCAACATCTTTGGAATAGGTTTTGATTCTTTTGCAAATTTATCAGCTGATCTGAATTCGCTGTAGTCATAACTATGTCCAGATGGTAGCTTATGGTCATTATACTCTTGATTGGAAAGTTTTTGAACAGTTTGTCCATGTTTATTTTTTACATGGATTTGTGCATTAGTATGAAATAAAGTATCATCCACATCAAATACATGTAGACTACCTTTACTTTCTTCTATTAAATAATCTTTGAATGATTTCATTAGGTTATCTCTTCCCAAACCATTGCTCCAACAGCATCATTACCGTTTGTTGCACCTGTACCTGCAAGGGTAATAATAATGCCATTGTTATTTGCTGCAAATGGATCTCTTTCAAGTTGATATGCAAATAATTGCTCTCTTGATAGATTAACAGCAGCTCCCCCTGCACCAGCTGATACGTTCACATATCCAACTGTTGCGTCGCGACCTCCTGAAACGGCAGAAGCAGTTATATCATATTCAATCGGAGAATCGGTGTCTGCTGAAACCCATGATGCCCCTGTCAATGTTCCGCCTATAATAATTTTGTACCTATAGCTTGTATTATTAGTTACACCAAAGAATTCAACATCTTTTAATATAGCCAATGCATCTTTGAATGAGTCTTTTAATCTAATTGATACTACTGGCGTAAACGTTCCTGCTGTCGGCAAGTCTTTTGGCGATGTGATTGGTATGCTTATACTTCTTGCTTTACCTTCAAGTTGATATCCACCTTCGGAAACAACTGTGGAACAAATTTGTTTTATCTTAGAAGTAGATACTGTAGTACCTGTATTTTCTATTTCGTATCGGATAGGAAGGATAGCCGTGGTCATGTAGGTTGTTGTGTTTAAATTATCGTTGTGGAATATATGTGCTGGTATCATCAAACCATCAACAACAAACCCACATCGTACATCTCCTACACCAAGCCACTCAACATCAATCCAAAAAATATTAGATTTGGTAATATCTAAATCACCACGATCAGGGTGTGCTGATTGTGAAGCACCGCCTGTACCATCAAACTTATCTACGTTCCAGTCAGCCTGGGCAACTCGTGTCTCTACTACCGTTCCTGACGTATATGTTCTAAGTACAAGATAATTTCCTGTACCATCGTTCTCAAAAAATATCCCATTTTGTGTATTAAAATATCCAACACGTTGTCTCAGGTTAGCTTTTTGAGCAGTCATTACAAATGTGTTCATAATGAGCAATGATTTACCAGGTTGATATGCAAAAACTCTTTTACTTTCACGATAACACCTATCGCCAGATGTTGAGCCTACATTCATATCGATTGCAGATTCGTTCGTTTGGTATTGGGTGTTTGCTGTTCCACTCGTGCTTGTTATGAACTTACCATTATCTTGGTATCGATGGAAAGAATCAAATAATGTCACTGGATTAGAAACTCTCAGACGACCAAATGCATCAGTGGCTGTGCCAGAAGCAGTAAATCTGCTACTAAGCATATTCACTTCGTAGATGGTTTTACCATCTGCTAGATATCTTGACTGGTCTGTTCTAAATTGTGCCATTATTCACTTCTTGCTAAAAAGTTTGCTCTACTGAATTCTTTTCTATCAACTAGTTTAGTTGGTCTATTATTTCTTACAGCGACAAACCCTTCTGGTTTTGCCTTTTGTCCGTTGATATGGTGTTCAAACTTCTGACTGTGGGACATTGCTTTGACCAAAACATCTTTTGCATCCGTCAAATGCTTATGCATTTGCAGAACATTATGAAAATGTTCTTTATTTTTATCAACGTGTTGTGCATGCTGATCATGCTCACTCTTAACCTTACTTATGCTCTTTTCAGTTTTGAGCTTGCCCATCTGTTTTGTGAAATGATCCTTTAGATGATCCTTATATCCTTCCACAGAAGGCTCCTTGCCCGTCTTAACCGTTGAATTAATATAGGTTTTTAGGTGTGTCGTATGTGGTTCAGCAGATTTGAATGTGTCCGGATGAGCTGTATTAAAGTGATGAACGGCCTTATTAAGGTGATGTTCAAACTTTTGTTGTGCTTCCTTCGGATAATGCGCCTTAGACATATCGTGTTCTGTCGAAATTACATGTACATCCGGGTGACTATTGAAGTGAGACGTGTTGGCATTGTATTTTGCCTTCATGTTTGACAGGTCATCACCATGATATGATGTGTGAACAGCGACTCCAATCTTAGAATTTGTGATTTTTTGACCTTCATCGCTATGGGCATGTGTTGAGTAGCTGATGACATTTGGCTTAAAATGGTATTTTCCACCTTTATGCTCGACGTCTCCATGTGGATTTGCTTCACTCTTCACACCTGAGTGCATGATATCCCCTTGAAAAACACCAGTTTTTGGTGTTGACTTTGGTAAATGCTCGAGAGCCGTCTTCAATTTTTGTGCTAGACCAGGTGCATGACCGTGATTTTTGTCAATATCTTCATGTGTATAGTTGATTTTTGGTGTTTTATTGAATACTGACTTAGACCCAACAAAGAATTTTCCTGTTTTTGGATGATGACCAAAGACAATTGATGGGGATCCATCATATTTTGTGCTAACAGACGTGCTATTTTTCTTGCCTGTTAACTGATGGTGGACATCAGCAAGGTTATGATAGGCATGGCTGAAGCCTTTATCACCAGCATTCAGTACGTGATCTTCTGCATGTTCGAGATGAGTCAGCTTTGATTCGTCAGAAGTAGCCTCAGTTATAAATGTCGAAAAGGATTTCATAGGGGTTCTCTTAATTATTCTGCTTATTTATGTTAATACAACTTACCAAACGGACCAAACTTATCACCCTTCTTCATAGCCAAGAAAGTCATGTCGGTCATGAAGGACTCCATCTTCTCCTTAGGTAAAGATAATATAGAATTCAAGAACGTAAGTTGCATTAACTTTGCTGTTGCAACGTGACGATCTTTACCATTAAGTACGGCAATCATGTTCTTCACAAATTCATCCACTGTTGCAACGTTTGTCTTTGTCAAAGTGCTGACACTAATCTTACTAAACATCTGTTTATAGAGATTTTTCTTCTTCTCAAACTCTTCAGCTGTCTTTGGATAATTCTTATGATTGTTATCAAATGTGAACCCGTATTCTCTACAAAGTGTCAGTACCATGTCAACAGGAGCTTTACCAATACGAGCTGCAGACGCTTCTTTCATTGTTGGTTCGAATTTGAGGTTTGATGCAGCAACAGAATCGTTTCCCTTTATTTGGAAGTTGAATGTTCCTTGATCTCCACCAAACACAACAATCTTAGTTTCCTGGTTCTGGAATGATGTTGGACTTCTCAATGATAGGTCAATCCTCATTTCTGTTACAGAGAAGTTATAGTTTTTCGTATCGACAAAGTCTCCATCATTGACATTGACTTCTTCATACTGTGCTTGTTGTCCTGATACTTTCTTCAAGGACACACCAATCACTCGTCGTTGTTTAAACATAGTACGTAGTGTACTATTCAGTTCTGTAAGTGTTTGAGACTTGCCACCTGACGTTACTTTGTCAAGATCTCTCATTACGGATGCAACATCTTTGATCAACCAAATGTCTGCTGGATCCCATGTGTCCTTTTGAGATATACCATACTTACTTTTAACAAGATCTGTTATATACTTCATAAACCCACCTTCACGATTGAAAACAGTGAATTGTGGATTTGAGTATTCTTGTAGCATTCTTTGTTGTTGAAGGAAGTAGATCTTCACCCACTCTTCAGTAATCTCAGGATATATCTCTTGAAGCTCAAAGTACTTTGGATCTGTGATAATATCTTGGTACTGTGAGTACTTCATATTATCTTTCATGGCTCGTTTCATGATCCATGCAGATCCAAGTTCTTGTTTCCTTGTTGTAGTAGCATCAGCCCCAACCCCACCCGCTGTTTTCTTTCGGGATAGTTGGAACTTGATTTTGTAGCCATTCACGACAGCATAGAATGCTTCAGCTGTAGCCTGGCTGTTAGGAAGATCTTTGTTGATCTTTTTGATATGTTCTAAGTTTGTTTCACTACACTTAATGACCCATTGCTTGCTTTTTGTTCTATCCCAAAAGGCATCTCCCAAGAATCCTTCATTAGGACTTGGGAGTTTTGTTAGCATTGTTGTCAAAGGACTTCTTAGGTCCGATGGTGCATGACTTAGTGTTGCATCTTTATAAAGTGAGAAGTTTGTTGCCATGATAACCCCATACAGTAATGAGGTATTTATAGGCTACATCTCTTCTATGATACCTAATATCTCAGCTGCCACAATCAAGAGGCCTCCAAGTGGTAAGTAACCATACATGATGCTTGCGCCAGCAATGATTCGAATGGCACTCTTCACCATACTAACATAAAAGTGGAAATCTCTTTTCATAATCTATTTTCTTTCTATTAAGCTACGTCGTGATCTTTATCGATCGTTATAGTTATATCACCAACATCAAAATTAATATCTGAGTCAGCATACCCACCACATTCATCTACCCAGAGATTATCATAATCAATTCCCCCGATATGATCATCAGACGCAAAATGATCGCTAAGGTCTTCTCTCGTCAACTGGTACGAAGCGCCAAGAAGAGCGTCATGGAATCTATCCGCTATCTCTCTCCACGTCAATGCTTCACCTTCAATCGTCGTCTTCGACCCTTCTTCTTCAAACTCTATTTTAAACTTCATCTGGAAACACCCTTCCCGCTACATAAGCACACAGCCATCCCACAGTACCAAACCCCAAGGCCGCCATCACATTCCAGACAGGCTCAGGACCAACTTTGCCCTGCGCAATCAAGACCCCAGTGAAAAATCCAGCAAGGAGCGATATAGTCAGAGCAAGGCGTCGTACAAACGGATTCTTAAAGAAAACATTCATTTAGTAACATCCTCATCATTTACAATAAACACCCGACGACTTTTCTCTAAGATCTGTCGGATCCGCCAAGTCAAATACACAAACGTGCTAAGAAGCGTCAGAGCAACGGCAGTGCCGATCACAGCAAGCAATAAAATAAAATTATACACCCAATCCGAAATCATCTTCATCCTTACTGCATTCCTGATTTTGCTTCTTAGCAAATCTAATTAAATAAACAATCATAGCGATCCAAGACAAGACCAGAATGATTGAAGAAATTAAAATGAAAGTATACATCATTTCTTCCCTTTGGTCAACGTCCATGGACCATTACACTCTGTAGCTTCTTGTATATCATGACTCCAAAGCATTAAACGATTGTAGATTGGATATATCCAAGCAAGCCCAGTCCAATTCATAGGAATACTCAGAACATGTCCAATGTAATACAAAATGTATGAGAGTACAAATCCTACTAATCTGAGAACCATGTTGTCAACTCATCGTGTGTAGGTAATCCATTCTTACGCTTGATCTCTTTCCCATCCTCTAACATGATCATTGTAGGGACAGACCTTACTCCGTATTGTATAGCTAGTTCCATCTCTTTGTCAATGTCGACCTCCTTTACCATATGACTGTACGGATGATCATATAGCATCGCTGCGAGAGCCTTGCAAGGTTGACACCAGCTTGCTGAAAATTTTAGTACTTCTTTCATCTCTATTCCTTATAGTATTAATGAGTGGGAATCATACGTCAAAAAACGCCCCCCTGGGTAGATTTATACAGCAGAGAATCATAGCGCTAAAAATCGCCCCCCGGGGGTATTTCAGGACCGTTCAGTATAATGCGAAAACGTGGTGAATCCAAGTAGCTCGAGAACTAGGTCCGCATCATCATAATATTTACGCGGAGATTCGCCCCCCGGGGTGTTTTTCCGCAGGGGATCTGCATAGACGCTTCTCCTATACTGGCAGTACTCGTAAGCCTACGAACTTCCTACCATACTTCTTCTCGCACCAATCGATCAACTTCTTTTCGTCTTTTACTTTTGATTCTTTTACGATTAACTTGCTGAAGAAAAAGAAACATCTTTCTTTCAAAACTACTTCGTATCTAAACATTGCTGTCCCTTCTTGAGATAATAATCTAACTGCTGTATAATACTCTCTCTTGGTGACGCATACATTCTGACTGCAGTGCCTTCTATGCTACGTGATGCTTCTGCTAGAATGTCGGCCAGTGATTGTGTGTTATACTTGTCATAGTTAAACAGCATCTTGTTATTCCCACTTAAATATACGTGCCATGATATCAGTGATGATGAATATAGAAAGCATGCCTATTAGACCTGCCAGTAATATGATGGTGTTCTCAATCATGCATCTCTCCTATGCGTGTTATATACGGGGGGGTATATAAGCCCCTGTTTTTCCCGCGTGTATATACGGGGGGGTCTATAGACCCGGTGTTTTTAAGCCGCTGCTCTTTCATCCTGCATCAGACGTGACATGATGTATTTCGCACGGTTCATGTACTTGCGAGCACGCTCTGTGTCAGGTTCGCCGAATTCGCCAGAGATCACTTCCTGTGCATCGCTCAAAATGCTCATTGCAAGCATCAATGGATCTTCTGTGGATTCTATCGCACGGTCAATCGCAGCTTGTGTGCAGCCATAACATTGTTTTTCAAAGTCGTTCATGTCTCTCTCCTAATTAGTTAACCATTAGAGACATTATCTAATTCCTCGGAAATTAAGTCAACCTCTTCATCATCCTTTTTGTCGAAATCTTCATCTTTCGGTTTGAACTTCCGACCGAACGCGAATCGCGCTTTTGACGTCTTGATTGCCTCGTATTGGAACCCGGGTGGGAGTGGTGGAGGAGTCCATTGATTAGGAGAGACAGACCCCTCCACTCCCAGCTTGACCATTTTGGCATCTCTTCCGTACGCTCTGCGAATGATGCCTGGAACGACATCGTATGATTGCAGGCCTCTAGAAGGGATGTCAATATAATGCTTGAATTCTTTTCCGTTTTGCTGTACGGTGGCTACTAGCTTATTCATCTTGCTCCAGTTTGATTTTGCCTACTAATATCATTCCTCTTTCTTCTGCCGTTTCGAATAAAAAATGTTCTCCATATCTTCTATACACATACAGATACTGTGGCTCTTTAGGCTGTGGCTTGATGCGGAAATAAAATCCTTCATTATTCCACAGAGGTGACTGAACATTTTTCCAAGAGCCACTATCTAAAAACTTAAATTCAATCTCTGCGCCGTCAGCCCATGCATGAATCTCTTTCGCCCATTTGTGCGGCTTATTCATCAGAACGGATCCTTCTCTTGGAACAACTGCATTCTCTCTAGCTGGTCTGCAAGCTTCGCTGCTTCACCTGCTAAACGTGTGCTCTCACCTAAGTTGAATCCATACTTCGCTGTTGCTTCCTGGATGTCCTGTACATTGCTACTTAACGTATGCAGCACATGTACTAGCTTCTCTAACATGTACGGTGTTACTACTACTGACTTAGTGCTTGGTGCTATTGCTTGTGCCATTCTGCTCTCCTAATCTCATTCAGACATAGTCTATTATACACATGAACCTAATATAGGTCAACAGGCTTCTATCTCCGCTCTACACGCTCTTGACAGAAGACACATAGTCTCACACCAGGAATCAACTGCTGTCTCTTCAATGGGATCTCATCACCACATTCCTCGCAGTGAGTAAGGCTAGGCTGAGCCGCTTGTTCTGCGATTCTCCTGCGTACGTCTGCTACTGCATTCATATGTACGTGGATAGCATGGAGCTGAGCCATCTCTGACTCTTCCTCATTATTGTAAACAAAATCATCCTGTGTAATCACAGAGTTATCCCCATGTTAAATTGATATTCCAAACTATACTTAATTCCCTGTGTAATCAGCATGTTCTAAGCCGCAATCTATGCGGTTGCTAAGCTGCTTGAAAACATGTTTAAAATCGCTAGTTTAGCTTCTGCTTGTTCTGCTTCTGGCATATCCTTTACTGCTTCATCTAATGACTCTTGTAATACTATTACTAAGTCCTTAGCTGTTAGGAATTGGCCTTTAGCTTCTATAGCTTCTTCTACTTCAATCAACATGTCTTTCATCTTGCTCATACTGACTCCCTTGCGATTATTTCATCACATTTGTTTATCAGTTTTTGAATCAAATCCAACAGTTCTTTGTCTTGCATGTTACATCTCCTAATCAATTGTAAGACCATTATCGTTGAATTAAATATTTAAGTCAACTATAGTGTTCTTCCTTCTAACACTTTATCGAACAATACACCTAAACGTTCAGCAATCACTCTTGCTTCTGGTGTCATAGAAGCTTCTAACTCTGCAGCTTCTCTATCCCATTGTTCTTGTTGAGCTTCTATCTCATCTTGTGTCATCTCTCTCATCACCAATGTCTTGTCCATGTCTCTCTCCTTAACCATTAGAGACATTATCGTTGAATTAAATATTTAAGTCAACTATGCTATCCATGTCCACTCATTTTCATTCGGTCATATGCATCACCTTCAGCACGGTCCTGATAGTTGGACTTAGCATCATCATAGCCTTCATCATACGATTCTTGCGCTAGAGACAATGTCCAGATTCTGAATTCACCCAAAGTCCACTCTCCTGACTTCACTAGATTGTATGCTTCTTTTGATGTTTTCATGCGTGTCCTACCTTACGTGTGAAACTACTAAATAGTGGATTCTCAGGCTCGATTCTAGCTAGAGCTGCATAGAACGTGTCGTTCTTCATCCAGCGAACTTTCTTCACTTTCTTCTCTGGATAAACATTGATGGTAATACCGTTTTCAACATAACTACGTACAGGCTTCATATTACACTCCACATGCGGTCATGAAACGAGCACGGTCGAAACGCTTGTTCTGTGCCTTGCAGATACTAGCTAATTGCTCTGCTAGTCTCTTCGCTTGTTCACGGTCTGTCAAAGCTGCTACTTCTGCTGCCATAATGATGAAATGTTTGCGTGTCATATCTCTCTCCTAATCAATATGAATACATTATCGTTGATTTAAATATTTAAGTCAACTACACTAGCAATTGATAGAACACTCTAGGAACCGTGTCGTTACGCCTAAAGTAGTATCAGTTAATAATATTACCTAGAGTGCTCTATCAATCACTAGAATCCGTTACTGCAATAAACCGCTTGATAGATTCATGCATGGTTGTTGCAAGATAACGGTCTTCACCATCAAGAGTCTCTGCGTAATTCTGCAGTGCTATGCTAATCCTATTCATATGGCTCTGACTCAGCACTAATGTAAGTCCGTTGTAAGGACCATCAATCTGCGTTAGAGTGTATTCCTTCTCGCCACGCATTATGCGGTCTCATCCATAGATACACTATCTACAGTGGTATGCAAGTATACTGGTGTAGCACCGTAATCTACCTGACGTAACACAAAGTCGTCCAGGTCTTTACCTTTCAGACTGTCGATATCAAAATCATCAGGAATATCAATAGTTTGCTCGTATTCCATGATAGTACTAAACTGAACTTTTAACTGTCTCATCACTCTCTCCTAAGCGAACATTGCACGGCCAGCAGTCATGAACGTACGATAAGCACGCACCTCTTCTGGCTCAAAATCATCTAAGTTGTCACGCATGTATTCTAGCGTTTCCAACACCCCTGTATCGTGATCAACCGCAATCTCATTGATGATACGAACTGCTTCTGCTGTAGTCATTGTAGTCATGTCTCTCTCCTTAATCAATATGAATACATTATCGTTGAATTAAATAATTAAGTCAACTATGCTTGAAGTTATTCCAGTAGTCTGCAATTATCTGGTCAGGAGACAGTGTTTCAGCTATCACTTTGGCATGAATCGCTTTGATTGGCGTATTATCATACTGTGGCATCGAAACAAACCGCTCCAACACTTCTTGTAAGAAAACTAGCTCATCTTGTGTGAGATTCATGCTTCCTCCAATGACTCTTCATAATAATCAAAGCAATCACGCACTCTACTTGACTCAGACGTGTAGATCACATACTTACCAACTTCCATGCGGTATTCAGAGTCTATGTACTCGAAACCACCGTAGTATTGCAATGTACGGTCTTGACTCTTTAACACAATCAATGCGTCATCATCAATCCACACAGTACTTGCAGCACGGTAGTCTAGTCCCAATTGCTCAGCATTTACACATGGTAAGTCTCTGATTACTTTATGGATTTCATACTCTAAATCAAACACTAATTCTGCTACTTGGCTCATATCTCTCTCCTTAATTAACCATAGAATCATTATCATTGAATTAAATATTTAAGTCAACTATGATATGTTTAAATCACTACACAATTGTACATGACTGAACTGTACAGAATGTGTAGTAACTTATTGATTATTCATCGAAAGGGTCTGAGTCTACTGTCAATGCGCCGAATACGATTCGACCATCGTCATAGCCAGTAGAGAAGGGACGTGTGAACTCCTCGTATGTAGCGAGCTGTTCGATAGTCTCATCATCATAGGAATTGTCCTTGATGTCAGACTTTAAGATACAACCTACACTACCAGAGTCAACACAGATACGAGCACCATTGCTAGCGGGATATTCACCATCACCCCATGCAGTGCTATAGATAGCGAACTTGCGTCCGTCTTTGAGAGTGAACTCACCATCTAATGCACGTTGACCATTGTCTGGATATAGAAGGTCTACAACCTCGTCCCAAACGTCGTGCATCACATAGCATAAGTCACCAATGTAATATGTTCCAGCATTCATCATAATCTTGTCTCCTAATCAAGATAGCCATAAGGCAAGTTCAGTAAGTAGCAGAGATAGTCATTATCACCATTCGTACCTTCTGCTTCATGTATCCAACGAATTGCAGTCTCACGCTCAACTGCACCCATCTGAATCCATGCAGTTACCTGAGCTTCGAAGCGACCCATTGCAAGTCTTTGTGCTTCCTGCTCTTCATCACAACGCTGATTCATCTCACGAATCAAGCCGTCCCACTGAACCTGCTTCTCTGCAGGAGTCAATGAAGACCAATAGTCATACCCAGTACTACCAGGACGTACACCACGTGCATCCTTGTGTAAATCACTATACAACTCATCGCTATATGTAAACATGTCTCTCTCCTTAACCATAGGAACATTATCGTTGAATTAAATAATTAAGTCAACTACAATTACTTCCAATAGAAATCCTCTGGCTGGTATGCAATCTTTTGATCAGCAATCTCGTTCCAGATTTTACGGCATTCAACCATGTCTAGGGTGCTTGCTAACTCACGGATTTCCTTCAGTTGAGCCTCACCAGCTTTCCACTTACTATGGTCGTCTGAGTAGCTATAGGTCAAATCGTGATTTAGCACTAATTCGCGAAATTTATCGTAACTCATATGTCTCTCCTTAATCATTAGAGACATTATCGTTGAATTAAATAATTAAGTCAACTATGATATGACAAAGTGCTCAGTAACATCAACCCACACATTTTCATACTCTCTGTCGCATGTCTCCTGTGTGCTCTCCATTGCTTCTTCTGCGGATTTTTCGTTGTCATGTACACTCACAATGTCCCAACCATCGCCCCAGTCAGCAGTCACTATCCATACGCTTTTAATCACGAGTATCCTCCAGCTTTATGAAGTATTGTACAAGGTCGTCAAGAGGCTTCTTTGCTTCCACAGCATCTGCGGCTTTACGTAAGCATGTAGCTAAGCCATCTTGGCGGTTATGTGTGAATGTGGTGATGAGCTTGCGATTGATGCAAACTTCATACTTGTTAGGACCCACAGAAGTCGGAACGTCTGTGATGTTAGATATAATGATACTCATGCACGTAGTCCTGGACCTTTGTAGTAAGCACTGAAGCGATTAGCAAACTGCTTCAAACAGTCTGCACGACGTGATTGTCTGCAACGTTTGTCTAGTGGATTGGTACGACTACCACGATACCTGATACGATACATGCCAGGAAAGGCTTGACGGAACGCATCCAGGTACTCAATCGGTATGTTCTTATACACGGAAGCTTCGCGTTGAATACTACTGTTCCACACGTTGCGCTTAAACGGTCTGAAATTGATAGCCATAATTACTCCGAAAATGCTGGTGTTGTGAATAGTTCTGGACGCTCTAACTCTACAAGTCTGATAGTATCACCGTCCTGTGCTACTTGTGCAAACTTAGCTAGTCTAGCACCAATGTCCTCAAACTCTACGTTCTCATCCGTACCAATCAAACTACCACTCATACCATAATATTCAATGTTAAACATAATCTCTTCTCCTAATCATTATGAATACATTATCGTTGAATTAAATAATTAAGTCAACTATGCTGCCAACTTCATGTCTACACGTAGAAACGAGTATGGGTTATAATAGCGAATTGGTGTGCGTTCTAGGTAAGACTCTTTGTACTCAGGCTTCTTACCAAACACTTCTTCATATGCCTTAAAGAATAGGCCAGCATCACAGTCTTCCTCAAGATATGCAGTGTCACCTTTGACATATGAGTAAGCACTGATTTTATCAGCAATCTTAAGGAACGCTAACTCCGTCAATCGTACAGCAAACCAACCATGACCTGGATCACTGTGGAAAATGTACTTCTTCTTGCTCATGCGATACTTAAAGCCACTATCGAATTTCATAATCTCTCTCCTAATTAACTATGAATACATTATCGTTGAATTAAATAATTAAATCAACTACCATTGTAAGTACTAAACACGCGATCAACAGCATCCCGATTGAACCCGCCAATATGCCATTGATACTGACCATGTGGTGTACGACCGTGCTTATAGTCGTAGATAGTAGCTACTGTACCATCCTCGAATTCTAAGCACCATTCACATGTGACCTTTTCATCATCAAAGTCTGGACCCCAGTCTGGCTGACCAAACACCTCAACAAGCTCGTTGTATGTGGCACCAATATAGCCTTGCAAATGCGTACCACTTGGGTTTACATTCTTTTTGAAGTTCATACTAACTCCTTGATTTGAGTGATACTAACTGAAGAAAAAGGAAAATCCTCACGGAATTCAGCAATAGCTGCTTCCTGTGAGGATGCGGTGTAATAGACATCATCAGTGATGTCGCAGTGTTCGAAAGTGATTTGATATTTCATAGTTCTCTCCTTAATCATTATGAGAACCATTATCGTTGAATTAAATAATTAAGTCAACTATACTTCATCAATCTTAACTAAGAAACAGGTCTTTTCTTTGAATCTCTTGTATACATGCGAGACAAACCCCGTGGGTTCCTTCTCAACCACACGTAGCTTGAACATGAGCCTGTCATATTGTACTACAGCTAATGCACACAGTGCAAACGCTACCATAACTGCGATTACACCAAAGAAAGCCTGTGTAATGAATGTGATAGGAATACTATAGATAAACCATCTTGCAATCTCATATAGCACTGCTAGACCGTAGCCTATAGCAGAGACTATAAGAATCCACGTAAACAGTAGGCTGATCAAACCTCTGAACACATACTTACAGTATGTACAGAAGTCATATTGGTCTCGCCACAAACGGGTAGCTCCGTAGTTAGCAAGTTTATAGTGCCAATCAGTTGTTTTTACGTTCATACTAATCCTCCAGATTTAGTGAAGCCTATCGTCGATTCGTTAGGATTACCTTCACCATGCTTCTCAACCCACGCTTCTACAGCTTTCCTAGCGTGCTCACTTGTCATGTATGTACCAAGGTTCTTGCTCTCCACCCACTGCTCTTGTGGATAGTACACGAACGCTGTAGCTTTGCTACTAATGACAGAGTCTTTGATACAACCTACTACAAGACCAGTCTCTTCATTGTAGTACTCTCGTTCTCTGTAGTAGGTGTCACCACTCCACTTATACGTAGGCGTAACCTTTTTCACTGATAAGCTCCTCTGCATACATCATGTCTTTGACATCAGCCTCAGACAAGTAACCTAAACACATCCGAATGACATAATCTTTATCAATCAGACCTTCATCAACCATATCCAACAACTTGCATGTATACTCACGTGCGCCCGCCACAACTCTCTCCTTAATCAATTGAAATAACATTATCGTTGAATTAAATAATTAAGTCAACTATAGTCCTACTTCAAACCAATCGACAGGAGTTCTTTTAGGTACTTGCTTTTCAATGTACTTGTTTGCTTCAGCAATAGTCTTGAATTCAATCACATTGTAACTATTATCACGAAGTGGTCGGTACTCCATATCAACCGTTATGCCAAACAACTTCTCGAACCAGTTGTATTCGTATACGTAATAGTATTCAAGTTCGTAGTGAGGACCTTCATCAATACAATCTACGTGAACAACTCTGTACTTGATAGTCTTACACGTCGCCATCTTCTTCCTCTTCTATATCTGCTAACATTTCATCAATGTTCCAGTATTCACGCATATCGTCAGGAGCTTGAGCCAACTCATCATAAAACTCATCACCTTCTGCAGTTGTATAGAGGCCAACGAATCCCATACCAGGTTCGAAGTAGCTCAATTGTACTTCGAAACCAAGAGCTTCCAACTTATACATTAACTCAATCGGAGGTGACCATGCAGTATCAAAAGAAACGAACAAATCGTTTTCACTCAGTAATTGTACGTCGCCACCAAAGTCCCACTTCGTACCCCACTCACCTACACTGAATGCATACCAGTTTGAGTAACCATACTTCTCAACAAGCGCATCATCACCGTCTGTTAGAAATGAAGCTTCTGTACCTTGCAACTCCTCAGGAATTGGACAGAACTCGCTAGCGAACTTATCGTTCTCAAACGCTTCTGAAGCACGTTTGATCATTGCTGGGTCTTTGTGATGTAAAGATAGTGTATTATTGCACCAATTTGGCATGATGTTGACCTCCTAATCAATTTAAAGTATATTCATTATCATGAAAATGTAAAATTAAGTCAACACCAGACTAACAAATCCTAAGATAACAATCATGACTATCAATACCACGAATCCACCAACATCATTTTCATCTTTCCGACTATCCTCAAAGTAGTTGCGAGGTAGAAAGTATCCATTCATATCAACACCACGAGCGTCGCGTGCAAACTTGTAATTGTGATCGCTATATGGATTATACGTGCTTTCCCACGTTGTATGAGCTTTACTATCAGGTTTAAACTTATACATCTTCACTCCTATCAATGATTGCGTTTCGCCACCAGTGTTCACGCAATGGCTTAAATGTATCTAAAAAGAGTTGAAACTTATCTTTATCAGTAAAGTCACAATGTCTTAATAGACCTTCATGTGTTATGGTGAAACAGTTCTCGTACTTTTCTTTCCACCAACCTGTCATACGATAAAATTCGCCATTGGTCATGCCTTGAACCATTCCACCACCACCTGTAAGTATTCTGAATGTAACTCTCATACTAACCGTTACACAACATATACTTCGCAAGAGATAACCAGTCGCGAGTTTGAGCCTTACGAATCTTAGTTACCATAATCAAAGTACGCAATGACAACTCTTTAGCTTCATAACGATTGTCTTTGATTAGCTTCAATGCATCTTGCTTAACATGGGTATCCACATCAGGCATGAACGAGTCGCTGCTAGCGATAGTTTCCATGCGCTCAATCTTTTGGTCAGGAGTCATAGAGAGATCAACGCACATAGAACGTGTACGCAAAGCCTGATCGATCTTGCTCATGCTGATGTTGGATATAAAGATTACACCACCTGTAAACGTAAACAAACGAGGTAAGTCATCTGTACGTGAAGTATTCCAAGTGATAGTACGTTTATCATACGAATCTAATGCACCCTTCAATAGGTTAAGTGCATCAGGGTCTTTCAAGATACTGTCGCAGTCATCAAACACCAAGATAGAGTTACGGTTCTCAAACAGAATACGGAACAAACCTTTTGCTGTCGAGAAGCCTTTGATAATACGATATGTGTTCTTAGGACTTACTTCATCTACTGGAGTTTCAGTAATGTCACGTAAGCCAGCAGCTTTCAATGCTGATGTAACAGAGTAGGACTTACCTAAACCACCCTCACCTGTAATCACAGCAGAAGGTGTCTGACCCTTAGCTACCATGGTAACTAACTGATTCACAAAGGCAAATCGATCATTGATATCGAACTCATTAGCTACTGTAGGAGCTTCCTCAGTAACTAACTCATCAACATACTGCTTACACTTACGTTGTACATACTGCTTAGAAATAGAACGAACGACTTCTACATCATTGACATAGCCAATGAAGCCATTCTTATCACCTGTAATAACAATTTTTGGACTCATATATTTTCTCCTGACCTATGAGTACATTATCAACAAAAAGAATAATTAAGTCAACAACGATTGAATATGCTTACAATTACCGCCTCTAAACTGGAATGCACTGCAAGTACACTTGTTATTGCCAGTAGGAGTGATAGTTACTTGATACACTGCACCCTTACTGCCATTCACAGTATACACTTTTGGTGCGGGTTGGCTCTTGAAAGAGTATGGCTTACCATCTACCTCTATGACCTTGGATAGTGGTATCACATGTACTTTCGTGTATGGATTAGTTCCTGCAAGTCTAATAGTGTTAGCATTGTCGTAACTCTCTGATTTTAGTACTTTACTTTCGTATACCACAGGATCCGCACTATAGAGCGTACGGTGAGTGTTCTGTACCTTCACACTAACTGTAGAACCTACTTTGAACATACTAGGCCTCTAACCCATTGATTTCTTTGGATAATGTGTTGAGTAACACATGGATTGCAGTCATTACTGCACATGGATTGTCGCTTGCGTTAGCGACTGCTGATGCGTAGGTATATGCTTCACCCAATGAATCACGGTCTGCATACAAACCTACGTAGATTGCTTTTGATAATTCTTGCTTTGTCATAATGGTCTCCTAATTAACTATGAGTCCATTATCTGGGAATTAAATAATTAAGTCAACCGGGATCGAAATTGTTTGTAAATCTACACTAAAAGTTGCTATTTAAGAGGTTTTTTAAACTGCTCTTCTAACTCTGCATCACACTGCAGATCTTTTGTACATCTGTAGAGGTGCCCAGTCTGTGTGTTCATCACAATGACGTCACTAGTGTTAGGGTCAATGTTGAACGTGTAGAGACTGTTGTGTCTAAACTCAGGTGCTGCAGTTTGATAACCCATCAAGGCAGCTGTGATTGCTGCTAGTAGAATGTCAATGATTGTTTTCCTTCAATGCTTGCTCATAGTAGTGAACTCTTTTTAATATTTCACTCTGTTTTTCGTGCATATCTATTACTGATTTTTCACATTGATAAAATAAGTATCCAAGATATATGAACATAACGAGGTAAATTAAAAGTTCAACCATAATTTTTTTCCTTCAATGTTTTTTCATTAGCACGAGCAAAGTCAATTACCCAATTATCAGAATCTGTTTTATCGTGATTTTCCCATATCTCTTCATCACTCAATGATTGCCATGTAGCAGGAATTGGAAATTTTTTGTTAGTTTCTAAACATTGGTTATATCCCATTTCCCAATATTCATTTAACAATTCTTGATTAGGATGGGTGTAGAGTGGGATAGGTTCTGAACCTTTAGGTAATTGCTTTTTGGTTTCTGCAATGGCAGTAAAACTACCCATCTTTGACATCCACGCTACAGGCCCTTGCTTCTCTGCTTCTGCTAGTGCTTCTTTGCATTTAGCCAATGCATCTTTTCCAGCATTCCATTTACCACCTTTAGTCCATTTCTCTATCTTCATACAGGCATTATCCAACGCTTCAATCGCCATCTTTAATGCTTCAATCTGTTTGTTCATGCTCGTATGCGCCTGTTAGTAATCCTATTGCATAAAGATAAATTGTTATTTCTGTAACGAGTGATGGAAACGTGAACCAATCCTGTATATTACATTTTTCAATTAACCAATATGAACCTAGCCACACATTCGTGACAAATAGACTGAGTCCTACAAACTTTTGATTTTCAATATACCAGTTAGGCAACATTATCACTCTCTGTATTCAAAGGTTGACCGGTCACTGGATCAAACTTCCATGTTTTTGATTCCCTCAACGATCTCTCAAAGAGACCTTTGATTTGACTTAGTAATTTCTTTTCCACATCATGTAATCGCTCAATCTCTTGGGATTGCCATTGGATATAATCGCCTTGTGTTTTAACATCGCTTAAATTCATGTTGATTCCTTTCTGTTTATTCATAATCACCCATCTCTACAGACAGCCGTATCAACTTGTCTAATGCTTCTTCTCTTAAGTATGCTTCTTTGATTGCAATAGCATCCTCTAGTGCATTGTGAGGAATTGCTGACTCGTATGGTGGTAGTCTACGACAGACTTCCATTGTGAATCGTGTTGCAATGTTCATCATGTTACCTGGACTTGTATGTAAGACATCACAGAAGTACTTAATGTCATCAGGCCAGTCAGCAATCAAATGTATACTCTTATAATCTTTCAAGTATTCCCAAAGACGTTCATGAAACTCGTGTAATGGAATTGGTGCTTTGTGAAGGATAGGAAGTACATTCTTTACAACCCATGGGTCACACTCTAAAGGTTTAAACTCCAGCACTTCATAAAAGACTTTGTCATTCTCATCAATGATTGCCATTGAGATTAGATCACCTTTGAAATTCGTAAACTCTGTATCAATCCATAGTTTCATTTAAGTCCACAATCCTCTATAATATTTTCCAAACAACATCAAACCATTCTCTATTGCTTTGTCATGTTTCTTGAGACCGTCCCAATCAACAACCGACTCTCTTTTCCATCTTACTGGAATCAATCCGTTCTCATCAGCTTCACGATTGTCCCAATCTATCTCACCATACTCATGCCAGTAAGGTTCTTCATAGTTGTCATGAGTGAGTTGTTCAAATGCCCAAATCATCTCATCCATAATCCAGTTCCAACGTTCGTGATTGTATGAACCTGTTTCGTTGTAGGTGTGGTTATCAGTCTCTGTTTGGAATCTAAAGTACCAAGGTCCGTCAGCATGATCAGTCCAAGGACAACCCATCTTCTGTTGTTTGACCTGTTTCAACATAGCAAGTATGATGGGACTCAAAGTACTATCCATAGACCACGTATCATAGTAGTCGATCTTAACATAGTCAATCTTTGGATGTACTTTATCTAAGAACCACTGAATAGCTATCATGATAGGCTTTAGTACTGTATGTAGTCCTATCACCCAAGGTTCGGAGTAATCAATCTCACGCCAGAAACAAATCTTTTCAGCTATTGTGTATGGTGACAGCCAATGGTCACGATATCCGCTTTTGTATATTTTCATGTTACTTCCTCACACATGTCCAACGAGCTCTTCTACCAGTCAGCTCATACATCTTTGCACCAGCAACTTCACAACTCTCACGACCATCAAACTCTTGCATTACGAGTGTCTGGTGTGTATCACCAGCATAAAGTTGTATGTATACCATTAAAACCCAAATAGTCATTACACATCCTCCAACACTTTTAATTGTTTACTAAACCACCACATGCCTATGTACGCTAACCAGTCAATTGCATCATCTTTTGTATCGAAGAATGGTGACATTGGGTCATCAGCAGAACCACCTTCTTTAATCCAGACCCATCCATCATCATACTCATCATAGATTAAATTCAACTTGTACTCCATTTGACCCCTAATGCTTTCATCATTATTCTACGTATGATGTTAGGTTTCTTTTGAACTTTCAGAATGATGTTCTCAGGTTCGATATTGATAGTCACGTTGGTCCAGCTCAGGTTTGAAGCCGTTGTGATACCAGTACCATCTGATACAAGTATTCTGCCATCTAAAAAGTCTTCGTTTGTAAGCACACGTTTATGACAACGTTCGTAGTCTAAGTCTAATGGAATTTGCTCTACTAGTGGCCAAAAGAAATCAATTCTTAGTTGTTCCATACAATCTCCTTCACATCAATCATTATCCATAAAAGTATTAAATAAGTCAACATAAGTAATAGTATAGAAACACTTTGGAATAACTTTTACTATGAAATGTATCTTTTTAGTAACACACAAACTAAACAAGACTAAGACAGTCTCTGTTACGAATGGTGAAAAGGATATATTCGCTCTCTATTCACCTCGTGAAAATCTAATCGAGCTTCTTGAAAAGGTCGATGACAACTTACTTGACTATAGACTAGACTTCTGGAAAGAACAACACGTTCCTAAGTTTATTGTCAAGCCAACTCCTGAACCAAAACCACCTAAGAAAAAGAAACGTAAGAAGTATAGACTCTCTGCTAAAGGTCGTAAGGAACGTAGCAAACGAATGAAACTTAACAATCCTAACAAGGATGGTTGGAGACCTAGTCAACGTGAAAAAATGTCTGAACGAATGAAGGGCAATCAGTATGCCAAAGGTAAGACTCGTGACGAGGAAACAAGGAAGTGGTATTCGTACTTACGTAGCCTTCAAAAACCTAATCTAGGTAAGAAGTGGATTCACAATCCTTATACAAAAGAAGAACGATTCCTAGACCCAGGTCAGCCTATGCCACCAGACTTCCGCTATGGTAGAAACCCAGAGTTTATGGAAGAACTTATGATGCAGAAACTAGCGAAGCAGAATTACAAAGGTGGATGGTAAAAGCCCCACAGAACGTGGGGCTTCGACCTACTAGGAGTTTTTATGAATCGCTACGATATTAGATACCGTATGTCATAGCACGGTAGCCAGCAGCTACCAATGCACGTGATGGACTGCCTAAGCGATACTTAGTAGTCTCTACACCACGAGAGTTTACTTTACGGTTAGCATAGATTGCCAAACCTTCTTCGTGACGTAGTGAGTGAATAACAGCACGTGGAGCTTTGATCTTATATTGACCAGAGATTTGTGCTTCAGTTAATTCTTTACCTGCTTGGAACGCTTTACGCAATACATCTTTTTGACTCATTTTCATACTTACATCCTTTTCAAAAGTTAACATTACAAAAGAAATACTACTATACTACACTTTATTATAAAAGTCAACAGCATCATATTCTTGTTCTAATACTTCTACTTCTGTCCACGCTGCTAAATGGACTAACTCTTTGTTTTTATTGTAACAACGAGAATACATCCCATCAATCTTTTCAAACTTCAGCACTTCATTTTGTTTAGCTGGAATTGCTCTGTATTGTGGTACTGTTACTTTCTCGTCAATGATTCTAATTAGTTTGTTTCTTGGAACTTCGTATAACTTCATACACCTAGACCCATTCCTGCCAGAATGAAGTCCTGCGCTTTCTTGAGCTTACTTGCTCTATTGCGAGTACTCATAATTGCAAGTACGATTTGGTCTTTACGTGGTTGATGACCACCACCTGCCTGTACTACTTCACAGCAAAAGGTTTCAAACTCATCGTCACCCATAGTTTCAAATGCTGTGTATAGATTCTTGAGAGTGTCTTCTCCCAATGTATCATTCTTTAAACGTGGCTTACTTGATGTTTGTGTATCAAACACTGTGTATCTCCTTGTGATATTTTAAAACTGACTCTGCTCTTGCCGAAACCCATTTGTCTTTAGGTAAATGCATTCCTGTAGTACCATCCCAGTCATAGAACTGTCTATCATAGAACTTTATGACACAACAATCCTGATGTTCTGTTTGCAGTTTAGTAAGATCATCTGCCCATTGTTGCCACTGATCATCTGAAATGATCGGATCGTCTAAGTGATAGTACAGATACGAATGTATCAACATCTGTGCTCTACGACGTTTGATTAGTTGTTTGGCTTGTTTCTTATCCACTTATATACACCCAGCAAATAAAGATAAAGTAAGCTAATCCCCATGCAGCACCCCAACCCATACCAATCATTATAGCTACGATTATGTTGAGAATGAATGCCATAAACTTAGACATTCATATATTCCTGAATTAAACCAGCAACGATACGTTCGTCCATATTCATTAGCTGAGATATCTCTTCTATAGAATACTGTGCTCTCAAATACTCTTCAATGGTTCCTAACGTATTTTCTAACTGTCGTTTAGTATAACTCATTTGTTTTTCCTCATCAGAAATAATACTATCTCTTTTTCTGAAATTTAAGTCAACATAGTCATCTATACGATCCAATGCGTCAGTTTGTTCGTAGGAATCTTGGAACGGATTCACCATAGCTACTCCTGCTTAGATTCAGCGTCATCAATAGCTCGGGTCAATATACTTAATAGAATGTCATTAGCAACTTTCTGGAACTCGTCCATCTCAGACTCAATAAATCTTGATGTACTGTATAGATTATACTCTAATAAACTCTCATCCTCTTCATTGACCTTGATGTCCTGGTATGTATATTCAATACCTTCGTACTTACCTTCTGTAATTTTGATGAATGGTATGTCATCATGCATAACAACGACATACTCAGGTATAGTTAACGTAACATCTTGAATTTCAATAGTTTTCATTCTTCATCCTTCATAATGTGGTGATCATGCACATAGATACTAGTGATAATACCACATGCCCCACCTATTGCTGTAAAAAGTAACACAGTTAATCCACCAGTGGCGGCATACTTAACAAAAATAAAATTTGATACACTAATCAACATACTAGTAATTGCTGCTGCAGCATACTTACTATGCATGACGTTCTTACTCTGCATTCCAAGTAATCCAACTAAAAAGAATGCTGATACGAATACTATAACACAATCCCAAAAACTCATAATAACCCCTTGATATATTTGTACATTTGTACATAGTATCTAAATTGCTTGGGTTCGTGCGTTGGACTCGATAGAGTGCCAAACAACTCGTACATACTATCTAAATGCTGATTTAACTCTTCATCTGTCATAATTATCTATCTGTTTAGTATTTAAGTCAACACTTCTTATACTTACCACAGTTTTCCTCATCATACTTCTGGTTATTCTTTATGATCTGGTGTAGAATGTAGGCATTTGAGCCTATGAACACAGCGTTCTGCTGTGCAGACATATTACTACATCCACTTATCGTTATAGAAAGCAATAAGCTCATTAGCACCTTTGTCTTGCCGTTCATACGCTTCTTTCTCCCATGGTTGGTTCATATACGCATTATGTGTGGTTCCCATATTCATACACTTCTTTTGTTCCCACATCCAACATGCTTTATTCATATTCCATTCCAAGCGCTTAGTCATATACTGTTCAGCATGCACAAGTTCATGTGCCATAGTCTTAGCAAGACGTGACAATCGTTGGTTTATGTTGAAGTCAATCTCTACACAAATATACTTATTGTTTCCTACACATCTACCAGCTACACCATTGGCCTTGATATGTCGTAGTACAAACTTGATAGGTAGTTTCTTTTTGACTTTTGCGTTGATCTTAGGTACAAGTGTACGCTTCGCAGCCTTACAGACTCTGCGGAACTCATTTATCATCTTTTCTGCATTGATAGTGGAATACTTCACCTGGTGTGAAACATACACGTTTGTATCTATTTCTACATCTGATGGTTTAATATATGTCGTCATTCTGTCTCCTTAACTTTAGTCATTATCGAATGAATAGAATATTAAGTCAACACTGAGAGTTGATGGTGGGTCCCGTGGGATTCGAACCCACTATCTATCGGTTATGAGCCGATTGCTTATACCAGATTTAAGCTTGAGACCCTTTGGAGCGGGATAAGGGAATCGAACCCTCACCAAAAGATTGGAAATCTTTTGTTCTGCCATTAAACTAATCCCGCAGTCCAACTGTTAGCAACTTATGTCCTCACCGTTGGCGTTTGGACGGCCTAATACGTTTAGGAAGACGTTTGGGAGTTATCCTCCCTAATGACCGAATCCTCATACGTCTATAAGGCAATAACTGTAAATTCAGTTTAGCATTTGCACCCTGACACTACATCGCAGGACAAAGTGGCTCGGTTCATTTATACTATGCTGCAAATCTTGAATATCTTGGTAGCTTAGCCTTCAAGTAATCCATTTGGTCAGCAACAACGTTTCTGTTTTGTAAAATAAAATGTTCCCAACGACATGGTCTATATGGAACATACAGTAAGTGCATTTTAGCTTCTTCTGGTGTTCTGTTAGACTTTGTTTCGTTACAGTCCTTACATGCAGTTACAGAGTTTTCCCAAGCATTAGTACCACCACGACTTTTTGGAAGTACATGGTCTCTTGTTAGCTTTTCAGGATGAAACTCTCCACCGCAGTAGGCACAGATATGATGGTCTCTACGGAACAGTAAATGGTTGCCATGTGTATTGATAGTTGGTCTATCAAACCGACGTTTGCATTCACCTTCAATAGCGATAATAGATTTGGCAACAATCACACTACGGTCGCCAGTTTTTCTTTGAGTACCACCATGGAACGTAGCTATGTCATCACCTAGCTCCCATACTACTTTGTCTGATGCATAGTAGTGAATGGCTTCTTCCATAGAAAGCCATTTGAATGGATTGCCAGCAATGTCCAAACCTAATATTCTAACGTCCACGATATCTCCTATTCCACTTCTATCCAGGTGTAATCACCCAGCCATTTTACTTGACAGATATAATCATAATGTTTAGGTGCACCACAACTCCAGTCTGTTGGACCATGTCGCGTTAGTAGTGTACCACCACGCTTCATATCTCTGGCTAGCCAGTATGTTTCTCCATTATGAATCTGGAAGTCATACTTAGCAGCATGTACCCAATCCGTTACTTCTAACCTTCGTTTGATACTCTCGGCCTGTTTCTGTAGTACCTTAACAAGGTCCATGATACGGTCATACTCTTGTTGAGCGTGCATACGAGCAACATTCAACATCACATCCTTTTGCTGAGTAACTGGAACCAACTCGAACTTTGGTGCTCCTATATCCATTGGATATGTGAGACTGTGATGCCGCATTGGATCTTGATCAGTTATTTTCATATCATAATATTCATTGACAACTTGGATGTTTTATTTATTGGTAGGAGCACAGAGACTCGAACTCTGAAAGTCTGGTTAAAAGCCAGATATGATAGCCATTTCATCATACTCCCATTGGTGCGGATGGTCAGATTCGAACCGACACTTTACGGATTTTAAGTCCGTTGACTCTACCTATTGGCCTACATCCGCAGCTGGAACTTCATAGAGATACAGGCTCTCAGTTCCGATTGCTTTCCTGTATTGCATTATATTGGTGCCCAAGGAGGGATTCGAACCCACACTGTACAGTGTTTGAAACTGTCGCCTCTACCTATTGCGCTACTTGGGCATTGTCTTACCTGTAAGTCATATTACGAATTATGACTTAGATATAAGTGACTGGTGGTAATGAGTGGACTTGAACCACTAACATTCTCCGTATGAAGGAGGTGGACTACCATTGTCCTACATTACCTAAATTCTGGGGTCACCGAGGAGGTTCGAACTCCCACTGTAAGAGCCACAATCTTACGTGCTGCCATTACACTACGGTCACCATTGTTGCTGTTCTCCCCCACTCTCGGATTGCAGCATATATGAGCTTAACGTACTCATATTCCCTAGAACGTCTACAGGCATAGGCGCCTACCCTGTAAATTCTGGCTCCGGTGGAGGGAATCGAACCCCCACTAACGGTTTTGGAGACCGCTGCGCTACCATTACGCCACACCGAAGTAAAACTTGGAGCATAGAGTGGGATTTGAACCCACGGGGTTACAGTTTTGCAGACTGTTGCTTTGGACCACTCAGCCATCTATGCTTCGATTGGGAACAACTCCGTAAACTTAGCTGTCATAATTTCAACTAACTTAGGGTCTCTATAAGCATAGTCATCTTCGATCTCTAAGTTGATTACTTGTTTGTAACTAAAGTCTGTAATCACATTTGCCAATTCATTCTGCATAGCATTGATTTCGAGTTGCTGGAATGAATCCATACAAAGTATAACATCAGCCCAAACAACCAATGCATGTGTTACAGGAACAATGGCATATTCCAAACTGGTCCCTGCACATCTGGTATTAAAATTCCAAGGTGGGCTGCTAAGTATATGAGCAGCGGTAGGAGAGCGCAAACAACCAGCGCTACACACAGTAAGTACTCGGCGATGTCTTCCTTGATACGCATTTTGCACAACTCCTAATTGATTTCTTTTAATCATCATTTACTCCAAGAAATACATTATCATGTATCGCATTTATTAAGTCAACTGGTAGGACCCCACAGAATCGAACTGTGTCCTCATGCTCTTCAGGCACGCGCGCAGACCACGTACGCCAGAGTCCTATAAATCTGGTCCTCGGAGGTGGAATCGAACCACCACTCTATCGATTATCAGTCGATTGTTTTGAACCATTAAACTACCCGAGGTTTGGCGCGGCTGGTAGGATTCGAACCTACATAAGAGGGCTTAGAAGACCCTTGCACATCCCTTGTACCACAACCGCAAAACTGGCACCCTTGGAAGGAATCGAACCTCCATCATGACGTTCGTAGCGTCGTATTCTAATCCGTTGAACTACAAGGGTATTACTCTTCCACAATCTCGTCGTCAGCCATCAAGATTGGACATAATTTTTCTACACTGTCAAACATATGTCTGAGTCTATTTTTATCATATCCATACGAGTCTAATTTGTTTAATACTTTTTCATTAAAGTCTGGAGCAGCTTCTCTATGATGACGGTGATGTCTATAGAATGAATGCATTCTAAACAATCCATATGCATGCTTTGTTGATAAAGCCATAATTGCACATGCACTATCACAATGATCTAAACTATACCAATAAACGTTTCCATGTTTATTAACTGCATCCATTGCTTCAAACAAATCAGCACTTGTGCCACCAGCACTTGAAACATAGAAACTTATAGTCTTGTTAGGATTACTCTTAACTATTTGAATAATCTCATCATACTCTTCTTTGTCTAGCTTACCGACTATTCTATATTCACTGTCAGCTACCTTCTGTACTACAGGAATAGTAGCAGTACAAGCAGTTAATAATAAAAGTATGAATATAAGTTTCACATGCATCCTAATTGGCGACCCGTAAGGGAATCGAACCCTTATGTCCCACTAGACAGGCGGGCATAATAATCCACTATATGAACGGGCCAAAACTGGTTGCGGGCGTCCGAATTGCACGGCGTCTCGAGCTTATGAGGCTCGCGAGCTACTGTTGCTCCACCCCCGCAGTAATCTGGTGCCCCCTGTCGGATTTGAACTGACAACCTATCGCTTACAAGGCGATTGCACTACCAATTGTGCTAAAGAGGCATGGTACTCAGTGTAGGAATCGAACCTACATAATCTATCTTGTAAGGATAGTCTCTAACCACTCGAGTCAACTGAGTATAGGTGTTAAGCTACTCGCACTACCGAGCCCTTAACTGAGGTGTTTACCCTGTCTCAACTGTGGCCCTTATGGATGGTACAGTCTCAACCCACGAATCTTTCAAGGCTCCCTACAACGGGACTTCGAGGTGGCCGCTAAGCCGTATCGTGTGCACCCTGCTCTTATGGTTTGGCAATTACCCACTTTCTTCAAGTAAAAGTGTAAACTAGTGTTCTGGAGCGGATAACGAGGTTCGAACTCGTGATTCAACCTTGGCAAGGTCGTGTATTACCACTATACTATATCCGCATGGTGGGGTGTCTTAACAGTGTACTTCCGACACCCCGAACACGTAATGTACACACGTGCCTGCAGCTTGGTGGACCGTGAGGGAGTCGAACCCTCCAGGAGTTGCGTGCAAGGCATCTCTGTACCCCGGTACACAGCCCATAATACATCTAGGCACTGATGAGTCAGTTGTTTAAAACTAGCGCTCAATGGAATCCCGCTTCGTTCCTAAAACTGGTCTCGCATGAAGGACTCGAACCTTCGAACTCTCCGCCCCAAACGGAGTGGTATAGCCGCTAACCGAATGCGAGATAAAACTGGCTGCCTAGGGAGGGCTCGAACCTCCGACATCCTGATTAACAGTCAGGCGCAACTACCAACTGTGCTACTAGACAATAATTCTTGGGATCATGTTGGCCAAGGCCTTTTTCGTGCTTGGCGCCGCGATCCCTCCGGCCTCCTCCCCACAACTTCAATTGTTGCCGCTCAAAGTTGCCCGAGGATATTTGTTTGGTGGGCTCTCTCGGACTCGAACCGAGACGCAACTCGTTCTAAGCGAGCTAGGTATGCCAATTCCCGTCAAAAGCCCTTTGGCGGAGAATATTGGATTTGAACCAATGATACGATTTTACTCATATTCCTTCTTAGCAGGAAGGTGTCTTAAACCACTCGACCAATTCTCCGTATTCTGTTTCAGGGTCAATAATAAGAACTGTTCTAGGTACTATATTTTTATTAATATACACAACCTTATTATCATCTGCCAAGTAGAATGCCCACCCATCAATTAACGTACGATCAACAGGGACAACCTTACCATTTACAACAGACTTTGATGCTAATTCGTATCTATTTGACACCCTATTTTTTATTCGCTCTCTATATTTTACTTGCAATCTATATGTCTGTCCACATTCATCAACTGCAATTAAATCAATAGGGGAATGATCATCAAATGCAGGAAACACATAGAATCCCTTTTCTTGAAGATCATCAATAACTTTAATTAACCCTTTAACACCTTTTTGATTTACATTCATAATTATATCCTAAATAATTATTTATGTAAGCCCAGAGGTTGAGTCAACCTCTGTTACAAATAAAATTGGGCGGTTTTCTACGCTCTCCTAACCTCGAATACATTAAGTCGTAGCTTTCTCCCAAAATAAAACTGGCGGAAGGATGGCGGAATCGAACCCCTGGCTATCCCTAGCTCGCTCTGCTTTCAAAACAGACGCAACATCCCCGGTTGCATAACCTTCCGTAAAACTGGCAGAGGTACTAGGACTCGAACCTAGACGAACAGCTTCAAAGACTGTTGTGCTAACCATTACACTATACCCCAACAAAACTGGTGGGTGTTGAGGGAATCGAACCCCCTTGCCGAAGCAACTGTTTTACAGACAGCCGTCAATTCCAGTATGACCTAACACCCAATAACCATATAGAAACACACTCTGACTCATCCATTTGGCGTCGACTCCTTTTGAATGCGTTGGATTAATAACCCTCCAACCAGGACCCTTTCGGTCTTCATTACTCATAGCTCGCGATCTAATTTCATGAATTGAATGTGCTTTTATATGGTACACGGTACGGGAATCGAACCCGTCCTACTGACGTGAAAGGCCAGTGTTCTAAACCGATAAACTAACCGTGTGTAAAAACATCCAAATTGTTAAAGAACTATACAACTAATTAAATATTATGTCAACAACTTTTTCAATACCGCAAAAACAAAAACCCCGAGATTTTTTAGGTCTCGGGGTCTGTGTATACTTTTATTGTACTATTAGGTTCACATACCCGAGTCCTTGAAATGATTATAATCCCATGAGGCTACAATCGTAGCAAAGCCGCGCTCTGTTCTCACGGAACTGAGTGCTATCTGCGTCGGTTGTTTTAACATGGGTTGTAACATTTCTTTTCTCTCGTAAATTTCAATATGTGACTATTGTATCTTTTATTTATAATAAAGTCAACAGAGGAACACAAATAATATGAAAATAATTTCAAATGAAGACTTTATATTATAAATATAACAGGAGGAATAGCTGTGGATTTTTTTAAACTTGTAGCAGAAGTAGGTTTTCCAATTGCCGCAGCTGTTGCTGCTGGTTACTTTGTCTTCTTAACTTTAAAGTTCATTCTTGCAGGAGTTACATCTTCTGTCAAAGGAATGAGTGGTATCATCACAGCTCTTGATAAAAGAGTAGCAACCATGAACCATGATGTTGTACGCATTGATACAAAAGTTAGTCATGCTTTAGGTATCCCACCTGATTTAGATAGAATCGCACGTGCCGAGCAATCTGACGCTCGTCGTGACTAAATCAACTACCTATCACTTTGATTTCATTATATTTTTGATGTAATGAATGACTCTTAAATTATTACGTTTCTGATTTTATTATATTTTTATTAACTTAATATTAAGGACATAATATGTTCAAAGAACGTAATCTCATGTTCCAAAAGGAACGTGATCGTATGATATGGACTGATCTGGATTTGGCGATTGGTTGTGTCGTAGCTTATTTCATTGGTATGATTATAGGATTTCTATTATGGATATAGCAGCATTAATTAGCAAGTATGGGTTTCCTATAGTTGCGGCAGCAGGATTAGGGTATTTTGTTTTCTATGTATGGAAGTGGGTAACAACTGACATTAAGCCAGTTGTTGGTGAATCGAATCAAGTTCTTATTAACTTGATCGATCGCGTAAGAATGTTAGATAACGACCTAATCAGATTAAATCAAAGAGTAAACGTTTATCTTTCATTGAAAGAATCAAATGATAAAAAATCTACCAATAATATTGATAGCAGTAGTAACTAGCGTATATGGTGGTGAACTTGTACATCAATTTAATAGCCCTTCCTTCAATGGACAAGGGTTCAGTAGTCACGTATTAACAATCAAGCAATTAGAAGATCAAGCAAAAGAAAAAAATGAAGCTGCTGAAGATGCAATAAGAGCAAGAGCAGAAGCAGCTGCAAAAGATACCCCACAAGCAAGATTCATTGCAAACTTAGAATCACGTATATACAGTCAACTTGCAAAACAATTAACAGATAGTATGTTCGGTGAAGGTGCTACATGTGTAACACCAGGTGTGATATGTGGTACAATTGATAACCTAGGTGGTAATTCTATCACTTGGATGCTTGGTGAAGGTAGTAATTCTGGTAACATTGTTATTACAATCCAGGACTTAAACAACAGTAGTAACAGAACAGTAATGGCCGTACCTGTTGGTACGTTCTATTTCTAGGAGCCGTCAATGAAAAGCCTCTTAGCTTTGTTAATGGTTACTTTATTGACTGGATGTGCTTCCTCTATGGTTGCTGGTGCAAAGAAATTTGAAGCACCAGAAGTCCAACAAGGGACATATCTACAACAGAACAAAATTGATGTACCAGCAGATGGACCAATTCCAGTTGCTGTATATTCATTCCAAGATAAGACTGGTCAACGTAAAAATGTTCCAAACATTGCCAGCTTTAGCTCAGCTGTAACACAAGGTGCTGATGCTTACTTAATCAAGGCTCTACAAGATGTTGGTGAAGGTCGTTGGTTCACTGTGGTAGAGCGTGTAGGTTTAGATAATCTAATCAAAGAGCGTCAAATGATTAGACAAATGCGTGAACAATATCAAGGACGTGATGCAAAGCAATTACCTCCAATGATATTTGCTGGAATACTGATGGAAGGTGCAGTAACCGGCTACGATTCAAATGTTATGACTGGTGGTTATGGTATGAGAGTGCTCGGTATTGGAGCACAAACTCAATACCAATCAGACAGTGTAACTGTTACATTAAGAACAGTCAGTGTCAATACTGGTGAAGTACTAACAACCGTAACTATAACTAAAACAATTCTTAGTTATATGGACAAATTTGGTATGTTACGATTTGTCGAAGCGGGTGAGCAAGCAATCGAGTCAGAGAGTGGTGTAAGTGTAAACGAAAGTATTAATCGCGCTACAGACTTAGCAATCCAAGCTGCAGTGATTGCTACAATCAAAGAAGGTGTTCGTAAAGGACACTGGAGCTACAAAGGGCAACCTATTGTAACTCCATTAATAAACTAAAGGAGTAACAAATGAAACTGTTTAGCAAACTATTTGGTATGGTGGCTTTAAGTTTCGCATTGTCATCTTTTGCTGTTGAAGCAACTGGACCAAATCGTGTATACATTGAACAAATTGGTAGTTCTAACTTGATTACAATTGAACAAGTTGGTGGTACTAATGATGTTGGTGGTACTGCTGGTTCAGCAACTGTTGACCAAACTGGTGTTACAACATTGACAGTTACTGCACCTAGTGCAACAAACTATGGTACAGTAAATGGTAGTTCAAACCAATTGTCAATAAACCAACGTGGTAATGTTAACCAAGCACAATATAACGTTAAAGGTAATAACAATACCTATACAAGTAACGTGACTGGTAATGGTAATCAAACAAAACTAAATGTTGGTGATACAAACACAAGTGGTCTTCGTAATACTGTTAATGAGACTATAAATGGTAACAACAATATGCAAATTACTACTGTAGTTGGTAGTGATAATGCATTGTCTACAACTGTAACTGGTAGTAACAACCAACTTACAAATACAGTAACAACAAGTAATGCAGATGTAACACATACTATTACAGGTAGTCGTAACATAGTAAACACACAACAAATTGATGCTGCTGGTGCAAATGGCCACAGCTTAACAAACTCCATCGTTGGTGATTACAATAGCGTTACAACACAGCAACAAGGTACAAACGATACTACTGTTAATATTGCAACAACTGGTGATCATAATACTGTGACAGTACGTACAAGTAGCACAACAATACTCAACCCAGTTTCAGCAATCGCAAGATAAAATGAAATACTGGTTTGTTATTTGTTTGCTACTAATTAGTACAATTAGTTGGGCAGCAATAGGATCCGTCGTCGATACAAAAGGAACCTCTTGCTCCATTGAACGTGGAAAGCAAAAACTACCTGGTGATAAAGGTGTTGGTATTGAAAGTATGGATACCTATATCACTGGTAGTTGTGTTGCTAACATTACATTCAAAGATGATACTAAAGTCAAAGTCACAGAAAATTCCAGACTTCTCATAGATGATTTTATTTTTGATCCAAAGCAATCAGATGCTGGAAAGTTAGCATTAAAGGTTGGAATGGGTACTGTTCGTTATGCATCAGGCCAAATCGCTAAAAACAATCCACAAAAAGTAGATATAAAAACGCCAACAGCTACTATTGCTGTTCGTGGTACAGATTTCAATATGACTGTTGACGAAACTGGACAGTCATTAATTATTCTTGTTCCTTCATGTAAAGAAGGTGAGAAGATAAAACAATACGAGCTTGAAGAGAACCAATGTAAGGTTGGTAAGATAGATGTAATTACAGTTGGTGGTACTGTTAGTCTTGATAAGGCATTTGAGGCAACATATGTCACAAGTGCAAACTTACCCCCAACTCCACCTGTTATCATCAATACGGTTGAGGGTAATATCAGTAACAGTTTGATTATTGCAAAACCACAAGAAGTAATGAGAGCAAGTAGAGATAATAATAAGGCCAAACGTGATCTTGAGTTTGAGGAAGAGCAAGCAGAATCAAATAGACAGATTGTTCAAAGAATGAAACAGATGGAAGAACCACCTCCAGCTAAGGTTATGCCATATACATTTGATAATGGTAGCAAGGGATGTAATCCTTCAATAAACGTTTGTGTGGTTTTTGAAAAGCAGGATGTTCCTGAAGTACAACTAAGGGGTAGAGGGGTTGCCTTTCGTAGTAATCCTGATCACTATGATGAAGTAAAGACTCAAGGTTACGACTCTAATACGACCGTTAACATCACACATGATGATGCACCAGCAACTGCTTTGATAGGGTCTGGTGATCCAGGTGGTAACATTGTGAACATAAGACAAAATACTGGAGTTATAAAGACACAATGAAAAAACTCCTTCTAATTTTACTACTCCTATGTAATGTAGCTTTGGCTAACACAACAGGGCTATCATATACAGTATGTGCTGCAGGAGGTCCTACACCTACAAGAACCTGCTCAGGTAGAACTATACTTGCTACTGGTGTAAGTCAGAATATTAATTTTGACTGGGGTGGCGGTGGTGTTATGGGTACAGGTAGAGGTGATGGTGTTCTTGTAAACTGGCAAGGGTTTATATTATGGCCTGGTACAAGTGGACAACAAACTGTATTTTTCTATTCCGCTTCAGATGATGGTTTCAGTGTAGCTATAAACGGTACATATGCAATCAACAGTTGGCGTGAACAAGGTGCAAGTTGGTACAATGGTAGTGGTAGTATGACTCTTACTGCTGGACAAGTATATGCTGTCGATATATGGTACTATGAAAATGGTGGTGGTGCAGCTGCTTTTTGGTATTGGAATACTGGCAGTGGTATTGTACTTGTACCATCAACAAATCTAGCAACAACAAATAACTATTGGGTACCAAGTCTTTGTTGTGGAGGTAGTAGTGCCCCTATTACAATTGATCTTACGCATTCAAATAGACTGAATACTTTCACAAACCGTACAACAAATGATAGTCGTGTATATGTTGAACAGATTGGTAACTTTAATGAAGTCACTATACAACAAACTGGAACAAGAAACAACTACCTAGAATATACTGGTAATGGAATGTCCAATGACGTGAACGTAACTCAATCTGGTAATGCTTCAACCACTGCAAATTATATCGATCTCAATGTAAGTGGAAGTAATAATACAGTCAACATGACTCAAACAAGTACTGGTGGAACCAAGAGTATGTTTGTGGATGTTCAAAATAACAATAACAATGTTAATATACAGCAGAAGGATAATGGAAGTCATTACATTGATCTAACTATAACTGGTGGTAGTAAGAACATTGATATTCTTCAGCAAGGAAGTGCTGCTCATCGAGCAGATATAACCTTAACTGGAGCTAGCCCAAGAGATTTGTCCCTTACCCAAACTGGTACTACTCAACAATCATATAGTATCAACAGTAATTGTACTTCATCGTGTCAACCAATCACGGTGATACAGGGACAATAAATACATATATGAAAAGAAGACCATTGTGTTTTATAACACGCGATAAAGAATATGAGCTTATCCAACAACTATTAACGATAGTAGATAGCTCTACATTTGATCCTGATAATACAGCTATTATTATGGCATCACCAGATTACTCTGCAACCGTTGCAATGCATTTATCACATGCATGGTCACAGAGAGGGGAACCACTTCCCATAATACCAGTTGATGTTGCATATCCTGACGAAACCCATTTGGATTATTACAATGCCAAGTTCCAGCATGAGTTTGAATGGTGGACAATGGCTAACAATCATCCAAAGAAACTTGTGTTGGTTGAAGCAGGAATCATCAGAGGTGGTAACTGGAAGTGGTTATTACAAACACTAATAAGTGAATATGGATATGCACGTGAGGATATAACTCTTATAGCCTTGTGTGAGAATATTCATTCAGAAGTCAAATCTGATTATGTTGGGCAATACTTTGACAATGAAAAAGAAGAGCTAATGTTTTACTACGAAAGGTATAATAAGCATTGGCCAATTTTTTAAGGAGTACCAATGAAAAGATTGCTTTCGCCATGGCTTGCACTTTTAACTCTTTCACTTCTTGTTGTTCTAAGAATTTCAGATCCGAGTTTCATTGAGAGTATTAGATTAAGATATTTCGACACTCTAATCACAAGCCAGCCTCAAACAATATCCCAACAAATACATGTAGTTAACATCGATGATGCAGCCATAAATAAGTATGGTCAATATCCATTCCCGAGAGGTCAATATGCAGAAATTATACAACATCTTTACAGCAATGGTGCTGGGTTGGTTGTTGCTGGGCTGTATCTTCCTGACAGTGATCGTTTTGGACAGGACAGTCGACTGGCTGACATCCTGGATAAGCACCCTGTAGTCTTTCCACATACTGGAGTTGATTATGAGGTTAATAAAGAAATTTATAGACCAGGTGTGTCCGAAATTGGTAGTCCTGCTTCTTCTTTTGCCGTTAGTTATCCTGGTATACTACCCAACGTTCCTGCTGTTAATGAACATGCTGCTGGTATTGGAGTAGTTAATGTTCTGCCTGAGATTGATGGTGTGGTTCGTCGTGTACCTATGGTCGTTGCCAGTGCTGGCAGACTCTACCCATCCATTACTCTTGAGACCCTTAGAGTCGCAGCAGGGGATCCAAGTTTCCAAGTCAAATCCTCAGACTATGGAATCGAAGCAGTTAGAATCCCTCACTTCAAAACAATCCAAACAGATGCTATCGGAAGAGTCTGGATTGACTGGTCTACAAAACCAACAGAACATTCACTTGCGAATCTACCGAAATCTTTCGACGGATCAATTGTTATATTGGGAGTCACTGCTAGGGGACTCAACAACCCAGTTGCGACCGCCAGAGGAGAGATCTATCCTCATTATCTACAATCTGCCATATTAGATACTCTTGTATCTGGAAAGAACATAAGCAGACCTGATTGGATGGATGGGGCTGAAATACTTGGTACAATTTTATTAGCTATTATAGCTATTCTTTTAACGAGGTGGACATATGGGTTTGTGGCTTTTGGTATTATTATCGGTGCTGTATATTATACTAGCAGTAGTGCATTTGGGACGTACTCCTACTTGGTTGACTGTAGCTTCCCAATTGTTAGTCTATGCTTTGTTTATATACATTCTTATACAGTCAAGTTCCTGTCTGAGCTAAAACAGAAACTCCAAATAAAGAAACAATTCGGTACATACTTGTCTCCTGCAATGGTTGAAAAGTTGCAGAAGAATCCAGAGCTTTTAGCTTTGGGTGGTGAGTCAAGAGAGTTGTCTATTATGTTTACGGATGTTCGTGGTTTCACTACTATCTCTGAACATTATGGTAAAGATGTACAAGGTCTAACCAAGATTATGAACCGTTACATGACTGCTATGACTCGTAAGATTATAGACAATAACGGTACACTTGACAAATACATTGGTGATGCACAGATGGCATTCTGGAATGCTCCATTAGATGAACCTAACCATGCTAAGAAAGCTGTCAAGACTGCATTAGAGATGCTTGAAGATTTGGAAGCATTCAATACTGAAATTAAACGAGAAGGTATACCAGCTTTTGGTATGGGTCTTGGTATCAATACTGACACAGTTGTTGTTGGTAACATGGGTTCCGATCAACGTTTTGATTATACTTGTCTTGGTGATGGAGTCAATCTAGCTTCAAGACTTGAAGGTCAAAGCAAACCTTATGGTGTTAAGATTGTAATTGGTTCTAAGACGGCTGAACAAGTTAAAGATGAATACCCAGTTGTTGAATTGGATTGTATTGCTGTTAAAGGTAAAACAGAAGGTGTTAACATTTATAGTATATGTGCTTATCAAGAAGACCACTACAAACTTCATAAGAAGTACTTAAAAGCATACTATGATGGTAATTGGGAAGATGGCGGAGCTATTTTCCTTGCGACACAACTTTCTGCAGATGGTCCACCAGATATGAGACAATACTATCTTAATATGATAGAAAGAATGTCTGAAGGTAAGCCTGATAACTGGGATGGTACATACAGAGCTACGTCAAAGTAGTGAGTACTATGGCCAGATAAGTATCAACATACCAGCTAATAATATTGTTCCGAGTTCGAATAAGAGTTCCATATTACTATCTAGTATTTCAAATATTAAAATTTGAAGAAGGTTTTATTAAGTTTTTATTATTAGGAGAACCGATATGAAAAAGGTTCTAGTTTTACTCTTATTATCGCTAAATGCTATGGCAGTTGATTATAGCGATCACAAAGAACTCTATATGGCAAATGAAGCAGGTGGTGAAATTGTACTTACATTAGAACCCTGTGCATTTGCCGAAGCGAAGAAGCTTGGTTTTGAAAATAGATCATATGCTACTATTGCTGATGGTAGCATTAAGGAAGAGGGCTGCTGGCTTGCTCCAGATATGAAGGATGCTCCGCAAGTTCAAGGAATAGCTATTATTCCAATAGTAAACTTGTGGTACGATAATATAATCCTACCGTTCCCTCAAAATATGTTTGAGCCACGATTACGAGCTCGAAAGGATACAATATGAGGGCAATAGCTTTTACTTTATTATTATCATTCTCAACTACTATACTTGCTGATACATATCTCGTGTATGTTATCAATCAATATACAAGAGTTGTTTTAAATAAGCGTGAGTGTTTAGTTCCAGGATTGAATGGGAATGCTGCAGTTGTACAAAATGCTAAAGGACAATATATACAAGGTTGTTGGCATGTTGATCGTAACAACAGCAACCATGTTCGCATTGATTGGAATAATCCAGCAGCACCTGGCGACTTTAGCGTTATCGAAGCAAATAAATTTAATTCTGTTACAGAATGATCTCCAATTAGAGACTAAATAAAAAGGTTTAGTCTTTTTTTGGAGGAAGTATGACAGAGTCGCATAAAAGAACCATAGCACGAGCTATCTGCTGGCGTATCGTAGCAACACTAATTACTGCTGCTTATACTGGTTTAGGTGGAGCTATTATTATTAATGTTTGGATGACGTTAGCACACTATATACACGAGCGTGCTTGGTTGCGTTGGTCTTGGGGTAAAGCCTAATCTGTAGCGTGCTTTTCAATCCACATATTGATAAAAGCGTTTGCTTCAAATTCATCTTTGAAGAAGTTTGCAATTGATTCACGTGAGACGATGTTATACATCACTGCCATAATACCAGCTTCACTACTACTTAATTTTATAACCCAGTTGTGTATTCTTACTGGCTTAAGTGATATTAATTTGAATGTCTTTTTGCGCGCCATAGTACAACTCTAGTAATTGTTTTTCTCTTTCATATGCTTCGATCTCCCATGGTGCGTTGTCGTCATCACCTTCATACTTCTCACCACGGAATTTCATTACACCACGTTTTGACTCAACAAGTTCTTGTAATGCATATTGTTTAACATGAACCATTTCATGAGCAAGTGTCTTTAGAATCTCTTCTTCATCTATATCTCGAAGTACTTCAACAACAAAATCGATATCATACGAATCATAATTGATTAACTCTGTGAACCCATCTGCCTCTGAATCAAGGTCATTGAGGATATACACTGTAAGGCATATCTTGTCACGGGTTCTCTTCGGTATCAGGTGCTCAGCGAAAAACGTAACTGCTTTCATAAGCATCTTCTTCTGAGTCTTAGATCTGACACCTTTTATAGTTATGATCATACGAAGCTTTCGAACTTACCCTTCATGTCTCGTTTACCAAAGTCACTCTTATCAAAAACAGGTGTATCGTCAACAATATCATCTTGAGCAACTTGCTCTACATTATAAAGTCTCATCTTACTTCTGTCAACACCTACAACAAACTTTCTATGCATTGCTGGATCGTTGTAACGGTTCTTTAATTGCTTAACCATAATCTGACCAAGGTCTTGTAGTTCTTCTGTACTAATCAAAGCAAACATGAAGTCTGCTGTTGCTGGAAGACCAAAGGACTCACTTGTATCTTCTAAACCAAGATCTGTACTTGTGAAGCCAGCTCTTGTTGTTTGTGTTGCACTAACAATTGGTACACCAGCCTCTACTGCTAAGCCTCTTAGCTCTTCCGCAATAGATTTGATATAGGTATAACTATTTACATTACTTCCATATTTAAGTCTTGATGATGTACAAATGTTTAGATAGTCAATGTAAATGATATCAGGTGTAAATGCTCTCTTAATCTTTAGTTCGTTCAGTAAGTGTCTAAAGTGAGCTGCTCCAGCAGAAGCTGTTGGATACTCTTTGATAATTAGTTTACCTTTTGTTTTACTTCTGACACGTTCAATCTTTTTCTCATACACATCTTTAGGTAGGATGGAAATAGTGTCCAATGGCTCATTAAGTAAGTTAGCATCAATACGTTCGGCAATCTTTTCCTCAGCCATCTCTAATGTAATATAAAGAACGTTCAGGTTCTGCATTAGGTTTGTTGCAGCACAGTGACACATGAACAAAGACTTACCAACACCTGTACCAGCAAGAGCAATGTTTAATGTCTTAACTGGAATACCACCTTTAGTGATTGTGTTAAAGTAATCTAGATCAAATGGGACACGTTTCTCTGTAACGTGATAGAATTCATAACGCTTCTCAAAGTCGTCAATGAAGTCGTGACCTACAGCTGTGTCGAATGATACAGCAAGTGCATCAGATAGAATCTCAGGGATAGCACCTTTGCTTGTTTTACCTTTACCATCAAGGATCTGAATAGATTCCATGATAGCATTATACACTGCTTTGTCTTGACAGAACTTCTCAGTTTGATCAATCAACCAATCTAAGTCAACTGGTTGTTCTTCGATCTCTTGAATCTTGGATCTAAGTTGTTTGTTCTCTTCTTCCGAGAGTCCAACAAAGTTATCAAGTTCAACATCAATTGCTACCTTAGTTGGTGGATTACCATACTTGTCGACATAGCTTACAATCAGATCAAACAGAACTTTCTCAATACGAGACTGGAAGTATTCTGTCTTTATGAATGGTAAAACTTTTCTAAGGTATTGCTCGTTATAAACTAATCCACTAAAGATTGCATTTTCAATCATCTGTCATTCCACTTCCGTAACTGAATTCTTGTTTTGCTACTTCTTCAATTCTATTCAGCACTTCCTCCGTGAAATATTCTTCTGGGTTACGTGTAATCTCTTTACCAAACACCTTACGGCCATCTGGTAACTCATATCGAGTTGAGCTCTTAGTAAAGATACCATACTTTTCTGCTAAGTCAATCAATCCGTAGTAACGATCTAAGCCTTTGTCGTAAGTAAGTAACACTTCGACCTGTCCATTTTCTTTTGAGAGTCTTGACTTGAACATCTTGACTTTGATGATGTTTCCGATAACTTCATCTCCGTCTTTTTCTTTCTTTTTGCTGAGCATTGCAATAGTGCTGGCAGCATACTTGAGTCCTGTACCACCTGATATCTCCTTCGTTGGAACATATGAACCTACAACCTCGTACACATGGTTGGTAACTAACATAGGTACTCTAACCTTTGCTAGCTTCAACGTTAGTACTCGGAATGTAGCCTTAATTACCTGTGACTTAGTCATGTCACGAGTATCCTTGCCTTCTAAACTATCTTCCATCTCTTTGGATGTAGATAGTAAGCCAAGACTGTCAAGAACAAACATCATTGGTGGACGTTTGTCTTCTGGTTCCTTCTCATAGGCATCGATCATCTTCAATGCATGAGTTTTAAATTTCTGAATAGTATCAGGTTCTGCTAGGATGACCCGAGTAGTATCAATACCACGTGACTCCATCATTTGTTTGGTTACAGCAGCCTCTGTATCGTAGTAAACTACTCCTCCTGTTGGGTTCTTCTCAAGGAAGGCTCTAACGACACCAAGGACGAAAAAAGTTTTACCAGTAGCGGACTCTCCTGCAAATGCAGTAATCTTATTATCAGGTATGCCGCCAAAGATGCTGCCTGAGAGAGCAGCGTTGAGAGCATAGCTGCCAGTATCAATAAAACCCCCAAACTCAGCACTACCAGTGCCGTCAGAGGCAATGCAAGTATCCTCATCTTTTATAGTCTCCACTAAATTTCTAAAAAAGCTCATTATATCTCCTTAAAAGGGTGCTGGCTCAAAGTTGTTCCAATCGATAGCAGATTCAACAGGAACCCGCTCAAGTGTCCAACCTTCACGCTTGCTTATGTAGTGACGTGCTTCCGCTCTACTATAGAACGAACGCATACGATCTCCAAACTCATCAACTGCAAAGTATTTGTATTTTGGCATTATTTGAATGTTACTAAAGAATCTTTATCAATCTCAATTATACCAGATTTCTGATCATTAATCAACTCTAATTCTTTTTTTCTATCAAAGCCTGTGTATGCTGCTAGGAATAAAATCACTGCTAATGGATCAAAGACAGACACAATCAACATAATAACCCATCTCACAGCTTTTTCTAAATCAGAGGCTGTACTATCTTCTTTAAATAGCTGAGCAATGTATTTAATTGGTCCTACTTCTGCATCCTGCTTCAGTGACTCTTTACGGAGGGGAAGTGATTTTAAATTCAATTCTTTGATTTGTTTTGACGCGTCGGAGATTTCCGAGTTCGCTTTGCTACGTTCTCTTGCTTGGGACTTTCTGATATTGACGGCTTTTTCGGGCTCTGTTTGGTCCACAAGCCTGTCCATAGATTCAATAGTTTTTTGAGCATTTGCTATCCTTTTCTTTTCTGAGTCTATTTGTTGATCAATCAACTTTAACTCTATTGATGTGTCTCCAGCACCTACTGTTTGATCAATGTGTGCCTTTGATAAAAATCCAAATGTTCCCATACTTGTAATAAACATTAAAATTACAATGGAAACAATGAGATATGACTTCATATAAAGTGGACATACTTTCCAATGTCTATGAAG